AATAAAAAACCCCCTGTGTATTGAAAATTTTTACCATTAAATCTATTATAAAATGAATAGAAGAAAGAGACAAGGTAGCATTATGCGGGAAAAAGAAAAGTTTTTGTTAATATTAGATTTAGATTTGCCATAAAACAAAAAAAGAACTGAAGATTAAATCTTCAGCTCTCACTCAATGCAGTTGACGGGACTTGAACCCGTTGTGAAAACCACATATATGGCTAATTTTAGCCCTGTGACAGTATTTCGCTTTGATTTATTTTGATACCCAAACAATCATATCAAAAATATATCACGCTGTAAAGTCTGGAATTTCTGATAATATCTTAATTTTAGTTTCTGGACTTTTCCTATCTTCATGGTAATGTTTTTCTGTGCAATCAATGTCTGTATGTCCTACCTGTCCAGTAATTAGACTCCTATCAACATTATTATCAAGCAGAATTGAAGCATACGTCCTTCGACATGTATGTGTCCCCTTTTCTTTATCAAATCCTAATTCTCTGCAAATTGCATATAATCTTCTCCTAATGTGAGAAGTTCTTAATCTCTCACCATTTTCGTCTGACATTACAAATTCTCCGAATGGATTTTCTTTTCGAAGCTCTTGGTAAATCCAGCTATAATACTTAGGAATAATAGCAATTCTATTTCCGGCTTCTGTTTTAGGAGACTCCTTGACTTCATACCTCCAAGTATCTGTTTCATCTTTAAATCGAGTTTCTGTCCTCTTAATCTGAACCAAATTCGGAGAAATAAAGTCCTCATATTTTATTGTAACGAGTTCACCAACTCGCATCCCGGTTATGCACATAAGTAATATTCCTAAATTATGAACGTTTATATTACTGCATAAATAGTGCAATAAACGAGGGAATTCTTCTTCTGTAAATGCTCTATCCTCACTGCTTTTGTTGCTCTTTTCAAAGCTTTGTTCAGATATATCTAAATCATCCAACATAGCCTCTACGTGAAAAGTGATATATTTTTTCTTTTTTGCTCGCTTTAAGAATCCCCTTGTTATTGTCTTTAAACCGGAGAACGCTTTTGCTTTTAACTTGTGTTCAGGAATTTGAGCTTCAAGAAAATCGCTAAACTCATCTTCTGATACGCCTTTAATTCTTCTTTTCCCGAATTTTTGATAGTGCCTATTGTAAAACTGCTGATTTCTTATATAAGTAGCCCGTCCAATTTGTTGAAGTTCTAACTTCCTGTCATTCCACTCGTTAAATACTTGGTCTATCGTCGGATTTTCCTCTTCAGTTTTCCAATAATCAATAACTACCTGCTCGATTTCTTCTTGACTTTTTCTTTTTCTCTGAACCCTACCTTTTACTTCGTCCGGCAAATACGTATACCAATTCTTGTCCTTACTTTGCCAAATTTTATAAATGTGCTTCTTTAATAATTCTTCTCTTTTTGTCATCTCTATTTTTTCTTGTACGGATGATATATCAATTATACCCTGAGAGATAGCAAAATTCAATATTTCATTTTCTGTCAACCATTTAGCTCCATTCTCAATAAAATCTGACCATAAATATATCAATACACTTTCATTCGTTCAATTATGTTCCATGTTTCTGTGCGAGTTAGGTGGATATACTCTTGCCCTTCGCAATATAATCCGCCGCTTAATCTTTTCCCATCCACGTACTCTGTATCTAAAAAAATTTTTGAAATGACTGGATAACTGGAATATGATGTTTTAAATTGCGTCAAAGCATATGTCAAATAGCAATTAAGTACTTTCCCAGTAATTGGACATTTATATTCCTCGAGATACCAATTTCTATAATATCTAAGCTCTCGAAAAATAGCTTTTTTAGAAAAGTCTTTTACGATTATCCGACTTCCAATAACACCTGTTTTAGTTACATAGAATAACTCCGCGCCTCTATTGTTTGTGCAATTCATAAAATTTTTAACATATTCCTCCGGATTGGTGTTTTTTAGGAATAATATATTGCTTTTAATGTGCTCTCTTTTTTTGATTTCCGCTCCCTTTATCTTGTTTATAGCGAATTTCATCATCTTAATATGTTCTTTTTTTATTTTTTCTTCTATTATTGAATTTTTAATATGTTGGTTCCACTTTACACTTTCTTCTAGCAGAATTTTTTGGTTGATTCTTTCGTCTTCCACGAATCTCTTTTTTACCAGAGCGAACCAAGCCCTCCTATACTCTTCCTTCTTTTCTTCTAGATTTTTTAGAATTGAATTTTTTTGTTCCATTTTCCAATATTCTTCTTCAATCCTACTTTTCCATCTTATTTCTCGAAATTTCTTATCTTTGATATTAAGAAGTGATTTTTTCTCTATCTCTGGTTGCCCAAAGTCAATCCCGCATGTCTTAAATAGTAATACCTGCAGATTTGTTAGAGAGCCATTTTTTATCGCAATCCTTACTCCCATCAACCACGCCCCTATAGGATAACCGTCTGGGGTTATGTAGTCATGTGGTGGGTTTTCTCCGTGTAGTAAAATATATTCTCTGGTCATATTTGCCATTTTAATATCGTTAGTTAAATCCATTGCTTCTCTCCGAACATTTTTTATAATTTTACCATATTCGGAAAGAAATCTCATTATTTAAAGTAAAAAAATAAGGTAAGCTAATTAGCCTACCTCTTCCTGTTTCTGCACTATTCTTATGACTTTAAGAGCTTTTAATGTCTTAATATTCATATCTAACTCTTCTCCAAGTTCTTTAATTTCCTCTACATTATCAGAAGTAGATATTTTCTGGATTAATTTTATTATCTTATCTTGTTTTTGAATTATCTCTTGGTATTGAACCACAAAATTCTCCTTACACATTTGGTCTCATGAATTTCTCAAGAATCATATTTACGCTTTTTTCTTTTTCGGCTATGTAATCATCTCTTTTCATTTTATAAAAGCTGATGTAGCCATCAGGATATGTAGACTCTTCGCCGTTCTTCGTAAAATGAACTTCGTAACAGTCGTCGCAATCACTGTACCTTTCATATTGAATATGATGGAACGATGTTGTCCCTTCATCTCCGTACCAATAGAAATCATATATAGAAAAATCCGATATCTCCCGCAAAATTCTATCAACAAATAACTGAAATATTTCTCCATGTAATCCTTTTTCTTCTTTTCTCCAAAGTCTAGAAGACGAATCTTTCATTCTAAGAAATATGTTTTGAGGAATCTCATATATATCTTTAAAAATATGATAGTTTCCGCTGTCCTCATAACATGTCTTTGAAAATATAAATACCTCCATAACATAAAGCCATTCTTCTTTTCTTTTAAATTTAGCTGAGTCTCCGTCTATAAAATCATACCCATCTTTTTGGGCTTCTGATATTAGTTCCTGTAATTTTTTATTGTAATCCATACACCCTCCTAATATAACTGATATTTTTTGCCGATTTTATCAATAAGCTCCGAATCCATCGGTTTAAATCCAATGCACGTTAAAGTTTTCCCATCCTCTTCCGGTTCTAATTCCGTATGGCAATTATCCCGAATTAACCAGAAGTCTTCGTTCTCCTTCATTCCCATTTCTTCTGCTATTCTTTTTGCTTTCAGTAATTGGGCTTTATTTTTTGCTCGCAAAACGCATTTTGTGAATTCGCCGCAAATCCACTGCTCGTACAAGTCTTTCTCGCAACAAAGAGATGCTTCATAATAAACAATCTCCTTAGCTTCATCTGGTTCTAAATGCTGTCGCCATCCAGCTAAGTGTGCTTTAGTTATTGCAGTAACTGTATCAGAATCTCTTAATTCACTAGTTAAAAAAGCCATACTTGCATGACTCACCTGTGCCGCGAGTTTTCCCGAGGACATATCTAAATCTTTTCTCGCAATAATAATCTGTTTATACATAAATCCTCCTAGATAAAAATATCTAAATTTGACACATCTTTTCCTTGAACTGATAAAACTTTATTCGTTCCATCTTCTCTAATTTCGACTGTCATTTCGACATCTGAGCCCAGCCAAAGAATATTTTCGGTATCGAATCCTCTAGATATAGATTCTTCTTCGATATCCCAGTTTTCTTCTTTTTCTCTATGGAAATAAACTTTCTTCTTAAAGCTTTTCAATTAATTTTCCTCCTTCTCCCAACTAATAAGGTAATAGCTTTCGTTAAGATCAAAACCTGTTATTATTTCGTATCCCAAACTTTCTAATTTTTCTCTCGCCCCAAAGCTTATTTTCCCGAGACCGGTAACAGAAAATTTTCCTTTTTTAGTTGCTTCTAAAATTTTACTGTTAATCTCTTTCAGAGACTCTATATCATCTTCTTTTAGCGCTTCTTGAGTTTTCTTGTATGCTTCTGCGGCAGAAATTAGCTCTGCTTTAGATGACTTTTCTATTGAATTTAAAAACTCATTTTCTCCTTCAGTGCATATTCCATTTTTAGAAGACCCGCACATAAATTCATAACACTCTTCACCAAATCTTGGACAACTCATATCTTCCTCCTATAGTTTTTTGTAGCTAGTATCTGAGAAAATTTCCGTCTTCAACTCTTCAAGCAACCCGGCAGCCGACAAACTGTAAATTATCAATCGGTAACTTAGCTCCGCTTCTCTTTAAAAGCTCATAAGTATCGTACTCATCTAAATTATATTTCTTTAAGATTTTATCAATATCTTTTCTTTTTCTATCTGGCAATCTGCTTGAAAAAGCTGGAAACAGTTCTTCACTTCTATACACGGTGTCGATTTTGTTAAAGGAAATTAGCGGCTTAAATCCATTTTTTATAGCTTCCTCGATTTCTTCGCAATAACAGAATTCATATTGTTTATTCTTTGAAAGTTTTCCTACTATATACTGTCTTCCGTTTGAAGTGCATTGCCATACTAAATACAGAAATTCTTTTTCGATATGCATAGCGAATCAACCTCCGGGTATTCAGAAACCTTATATAGCTCTGCTATTTGCCTATCAATATTCCAGATTTCTTCCTCAAAAAAATTCTTTTTTTCTTCTAATTTCTTATATGTATCTGAAATGTCTTTTTCCTCTACAACCGACACCTCTATCTTTTCGCCGCAAAAAGGACAAAAATTAATGAAAAAATTGTCTACTCGTTCAAACGCGTCTTCCCAAACACAAAACTGAGGAATATGTGAACCGCCAAAATTGCCATTCTCACTTGAAACATTTTCATTTGTAAAATCAATATATGGATTATCTCGCATTTTTGTACAACAATATTTAAATGGTTTGTATTTATAACTCTTTTCTCCATTGATTTTTAATTCTACTAAATCTATTTTCATTTTCGACCCCGCTTCATTCCTTTTGTTTTCAAAGGTTTTCTCTCCAAATATCTTCTAATTGATTTTCTCTTAATATTCGAACTGCTACACTAAGTTCATTCACGACATTCTCATAGTCCGAAACTACATTTTTATATAATGATTTGTACGTCACTCCTTCTTTTACAAATCCTTCAATAGATTGCAGAAATAATATAGAAATTTCAGGCTCCATCATCACCTTTTTAATTATCTCAATTACATCTGGCTCTTTAACTCCTTGTTCTGAATAGTGATTTGTTTCCATTTATCTTCTCCTTGTTTTGCTGCAACTATTATTGTTGTTAGGTTGTAACGCGTGAACCATAAGATTTTTATTATGCGTCAAATACAATGCAAGTTTCGCGAATTGCATTCCTGATATCTTCATGCAGTTCATCCAAATCCCATCCACAGGCATCCCCAAATAACTTGTCTTCGCCATTTTCTGTAAATGGTAACCCTTGTGCCGCCCAAAAAACATAATTATCTTCATTGCATGTTGTCGTTTTAAAAATTTTGCAATTATATAATTCTTCTAACTGTTTTCTTGAATATTTATTCTGCATATTATTCTCACCTCGTGAAATTTCTCTTTCTTTACATTCTTGAATACCATTCACTATCTCCATCATCAAATTTAATGCAAATCTTTTTTGGTCTTCCTGTATTATCTGATTTATAAGGTGAATATCTCACATCTACAATCTCTTTACATTTTTTATGATTGCTTTCACATTTTTCTGCTTTTGATTTCTCATTATACGATGTATTACAAAAATCACATACATATATTTTTCGCTCTTTCATATTTAACCCTACCTTCTTATATTTAAAAATTGAATGGCAAATATCTTTTATCATAAATAGTGATAGTGGAAATCATATTGCATCTAAGTCTCCAACCTCTATTTTCGTCTCTCGAACTAACAACCCAAACTGTAGTTGCTGTTCCATCCTTCCACGAATCATAATCCTCTTTTTTTATTGCTCCAAAGTGCCAACTATCTGAAGTTCTGCCGTCCCCGGTTATAGCATTAACCATGTAATAACGGTCATCATCGCAATAAGATATTCCTCTTATTTTTGGATGAAAAAACATGAATTCTGCGAAGGAAACAAGTAAAATAACCGGTATCGCCAAAATTAGTATACAGACAATAGTGTCTTTCGTCTCTTCCTTCATTTTATCTTCTCCTTCAAATCATGCCATGCATCTAACACAGTTAATAATCTTTCGCCTTCCTCTGTCAGCCAGCAACCGCCAACTGAGCTGCCATGTTCTGTAAAGCCATAACTGTCTAAAATATATGCTAGAAACTGCAATATCCCATGATTCATTGAATCGTCATAATCTATATGCAAATTAGTTCTATAGCGTTCAGTGACATTTTCCCATGATAAATTTTCTGCGAAATAACTTTTTCTAATGTGGAGATATCTTCTAATTGCTTCATATGTATCTTCCGGAATGCCGCATCCGCATAAATCCATCTTCTCATGCATATAAAAATCTAATAATGGCTCAACAAGGCTTTCTTCATACGATTCTGTTCTACAACTTCTAATTACCTCATTTTTTACGCAACAATCCGGATTATTATCTACTACATATTCCGCTATTTCACTTAATCTCATATCTTACTTCTCCTATAAATCTTGCATTGTTTACTGTAATGCAAAGGATTCTAGCGTTATCATTTCTCATTTTGCAATCTTTTTCGTTGCAATATCTACACGTAAATCCCTTCTTGGCGCAATAAACCAAATCTTTATTATCTTTCTTCTCGCAATCACTATAATTCCAACATCCTCCACAATTCCACACGTTTTATTCTCCTATGATCTCTTTTAAACAATCATTCCAACCTTTAACATTTCCATTATATATTTCTCCCCATTTTTTCTTACTAGGTAATTCTCTTAACGGACAGCCTTTCATTAAATCATCCCATGAATCACCCGCATTAAAATTTGCGTCATCATCTTGTACTATACATTCATCTGCACCATTTAATAACGGACAATGTATACATTTATCTGGTGTATCAATTACAAATACCGATTTACTCATCTAATTTCTCCTGTAATTATAATCAACTTTTGTATTTTATCTCTAGTTTAAATAGGATATATTATAAGAATTCTCCGCTTTTAAAATATCCTCTAATGTTAGAGCTTTAAATCTTCTCAAATCAACTCTGCCCCTAGCTGCTTTCATTATATTGTCTTCTACTGTACCTATATTCGGGTTCGTATTTTTGCTAAAATCAAAAAACAGTCTTTGACCTCTTTCTGTATCTATCACGAGATAATTGCCATTTTCCCCTTTCCACTGCTGGCATTTGTAAAATTCTTCTGCTACAAGTTTATCTTCTAAGTAAAATAATGCTCTCATCCCATCTTCTCCTTAATCATTAATAATTTCGTAGATAATATCGTCATGATAATTACCATGTGAATCTCTGACAGAATCTTTTAGAATATGTTTGTTCCCTCCGTGTTTTTTGCAGAATTTATCATAATGCTTTTCAACAGGATTTCCACCAACCATACGCCACTCAATTTTACGGAGCCTTTTTGTTAGTTCCTCCATTTTATTGAAAAGTTCTTCTCCGACAACTGGATTTCCTCTATCGAAAGATAAAAGTCCAAAGTTGTACGCCTTGGAGCAATAATAGTCAATGCGATAAGACAAATATCCTATTAATTTATCATTACTAACAATAGCGAAATCAAATTTTCCTTCCTCTGGGTTTGTTGATATATCCGGACTCCACTGTTCTAAGCAGCCTGTTAAATACATCATATCCTCAGTGTAATAAATCCTTTGAAATTCTGACGTTATCTGGTCTTTAAATAGTATCGCAGGTACTAACATTTGATTCTCCTCTCTGTTCTCCGAAATAATTGGGTGATCACCCATAGAAATTTACTTGATATGTATTAATCATCCCATGAATAAGGATTCATAGGACATTCAGGACATCTACAAACTAATTCTTCATCTTCGTCCATATAATAATCGTCACCATAACCACCGCATTCATAGCAATAGTCGTATGGATTTTCTTCATAATCATAATCGCCACACATAATTATTCACCTGTGTTTATGCACATTTCATCAAAGGTCTATCATATGTAATTAATTTTTCTATTATCAAGTCTTTTGGAAGTAAATCTCTGCAAAAAAATGCTGTTGCAAATGGACTTCCTTTAACTACCGTATCCATGTGTTCCTCATTGTGATAACAAACTCTCGCATCAAAGCTCAGAATTTGAATACCATCTTTAAAGTATTCGTATCTTGTCTTGCCTTGCAAGGCATTGAGAGGCAACAAAATTGCAAACGGTTTATTAAATGAATACAAGCGCTCCAAAACTTTATCTTTAACTGAAAATGGAGGATTGCTAACAATTATATCCCATTCATTTGGCTCAAACTCGAAAAAGTCCTGCCCTTCCAATAACGAACTTCTGACTACTTTGAACCCCCCCTCTTTTAATCGCCTATAAAATGCCGACCAATTTTCATCAAATGGACACCATATAACTTTGTCTTTTGGAAGATATTTCATTATATGGTCTACTATGTAAAACGGACTATATAATTCATTTTTTTCTCTGCTAGATGTTAAATATCCTGTATTTAAAGGCATTTAATCCTCCCAATCATTATGCTATTTTTTATAACATATAAAAATTTAGCTGTGCTTTCTAACCTATCTACTCCCATTTTTCTCCAACATAGGATAATAATTTTTCACACTTGGCTTGGTTTCGCCTCCAGAATAATAAATTCTCCATCCACGAAATAATTTAGCCAGTAAATCATTGTCCCACTTATATTCATTACAATGAGTGAGAGCAAGCGACTTTACATTTCCGAATTCTTCAACATCTTTAGCGCACCTACAATACAATCCGTGCAAGAGAAGAAATCCATACCTCAATGTATCTTGAAACTGATTTGGAACATTCGTTTTGTCGCACATATTTGCATTGATTGCCTCCTTGTCACATTCTGTCAAAAAATCTCCTGCTCCATGTCGAGTCAGATAAGTTCGGGAAACATAGCATGTTTCAATATTTATTTCATCACCCCAATCAATTCTCTCTATTATCTTTTTTGCATTTTTAATTCCAGTATTAGACGGAGTTAGGTGCGGAAAATACTCTTTATTATTTTGGTCGAGCAACAAACCCTGACCCGCTTCAAAAACAATATTATCGAATTTCTTTAAGAATTCATCATTTGATACAAGCTCTGATTCTCCACACATAAAGTTAAAATCTTCTAACCAATTCTCAAAAATCCTATCGTTGGAAATTATCTGCATCCACTCATCTGAAATAATAATTCCCCGATCTGTCAACCTATCCAAATAATAATCTCTTATTCTATAATCCAAATCCGTTACGCCAGCTTTATACCTTCTAATTGTTTCGTATATTCCCATGCCGCAGCTTCCGTGCTTATGTTTACCTCTATTTTCTTCAATAATCTGATTTGCTATCATATCGAAAGGAGTTGTTAACATACACTTGTTATTAATATAAGTTTTTGGCGCATACCCAAGGCTTTTCAGTTCTTCGTACTCCTGTCTAAAAATAATAGGATTGCAAATAAAGTCTTCCGATAAATATGTACTTGCTCCGTTAAATGTACCAGATCCGAAATGACGAAAGACATGTCGGATTGAATCTAGTGTTACAACAGTATGTCCTCTCTGAGCTCCTCCATTTGAGCAAACAACTATAGTATTTGGTTTCTGCGAGAAATAATCAGTTATTAATCCCTTTCCTTCATCGCCCCAATTTGCTCCAATTACAATCTTAATATCTTTCATCTATTCAAATCTCCTTATTCTACCAAGTAATTCCTTCAGAACTTAACGGTGCAACAACTGGACTTTCCGTGTTGCTTTCAGTCTCATTTAAAACAATATCTACAATTTCATCTGAAATGCTATCAATGGTAACTTTTCTGAAATGTTCATCATCTAAATACTCTTTAAAAGATTTTTCTATTTCGTCTTTGTTCCACCATCTTCTTCCATGATTTACGTCTAAATGATAGATATTAAACTTTTCAGAGACCTCTTTATAAAGGTCTTTTGTTTCAATATCTCCCTGTACACCATCTCCTGTCACTTCCGACAAAGTGCAATATCTTCCAGTCTTTGGAATGTACGGATTAAGTCTTTCATCTCCCATTGTGATGATGATTCCTTTTTTACCACGATTTAAGCAATCAAGCTTTGTATGGCGAGAACCAAAATACCAAGCGACCGTATATGATTCAAAGCTATTTCCTCCGCCGCCAAATTCAAAATAAATCTTGTCAAGCTGTTCAGCAATACGGATATCGGATTCAAACTGTGAAGCCTGAATAGGGTATTCATCATACGCCATATCTCCAATGCCCATAATAAGGAATTCAACATCCGAAACTTTCTCGTACAGATTTGTCATGATTACATTAAGTTTTTTTGCAACTTCCACGGCCGCCTGCCCCATGCTTCCTGTAACATCCAAAGCTAAGATAACTGGAATTGTGTTTGGGTGTTCTTCCGTATCGCAACATTCCCGAATTGCATTTTTCGGGTCAAGTGCCGGATCAAGTGTTCTAGCTTTAAACATTTCCTGATTGGAGTAACTGCCGCTAATTTCTCCCTTACTTGAAACGCTCATTCCTTTTACTGTTGCATAATCTATATAACTTTTTCTTGTCCATGAACCACATCCCATATTACGCTTCCTCCTCTTCGTCTGTATCTTCTTCTCTATCTACGTCAAAATCAAACACTCCATCGAACACATCGCTCATATTTCCATTCATCATCATGAACGGCAGCATTGAGTTCATTCCTCCGATTCCGGTAGAACCACTATTATCTCCTTTCATTATCTGTGAAAGCATCATATATTTAAAAATATTGTTTGCTCCTTTCTTCCCCTTGATACTGTCGCTCCCAAACATTGAAACGATTTTCCCGTAAAAATATGTATTTCCCATAAACACATGTCTTTCTGGAAGAATGGTCTCCACTGTAGAATCTTCATAATTGATCACCGTAAGTTTTGTCTTGTCTGCATCAATTACGCATTTAGGCTTGCAATTCACAAGGATAATATCTCCTTTCTCGACTTTGTTAGTTGGAATCACAAAGAAAAATTCCTCTCCAATGTCGAATACAAAGTTGTTGCAGTTAGTGAGTTTCCCGGTTTTAATATTATAGCTTTTATATCCTCCAGAAGTTTTAACTGCAATTTCTCCATTCATAGATAATCTACACATGCCATTCCCTACTTTTCCAAACATTCCATTTAAAAAATTGTTCATCATATTGTTCTCTCCTATATATCATTTGACTGTTTCTTGAACTGGAAGCCATTTATTTACTGTCACTTCTCGAAGTTCAACTTCTTCACATTCCACTTCTTCCTCATATTCCCATGGTTCTTCCCATTGCATTTCTGTCGCCCCTTCAGAATACGTTGTTCGATAAAATTTCCCGCCATCTTCAAAAATAATTTCATGAATAATAGACCAGCGAGAAGTATCTATAATATTGTCTTCGATTGGGCAACAATCATACGGTAGCCCTAGTTCCTTTGTTAAATATTCTCTTGAAAATTTTTTTGTCATGCTTCTTCTTATAACTCCTCTGAAAGTTCTTCTCTTAAACCAGCACATACAGCAATATCTTTTATTTGATCATCTGAATAATCATATTGCCTTGGATATAAATACGTCGCTACTTCATAAGCCAAAGAACGAAGAACAGGAAGAAGTTCCTGCTTGCAATCATAATAACCCGCCCAATAACCAGCATCCCATCCGTCTTCATATGCATTTGTTTCCCGACTATCAATCAAATGTATTTCCTCCTACAATTCTTTCATTTACAGACATAACAAAGTCATTAATCTTATTCACATCTGGCTCTTCTGGAAGCTCCGTATTATTTTTTGCGTAATCAAACTTCTTCTCATATTCATGTACGATATCAAAGAACGCAGAATTCGGCTTGTCATCTGAGTCTAAATATTTTCCGAGTCTGATATCCATCAGTAAATCATGCTCTTTTTCTCTATATGTGATAATCTCTTTATTCTCTAAGAGATCAATAGCCATCATCTGGAGGCGAATTAGACTAACGCTATGTTTTGCAGCTTTTTTGTGATTTATTGCGTATTCATTGCGTTTCGATTTTTTCTTATAATCTCTTAAAGTATTGTTGATTTCGCTTAATAATCCCGCCAAATCTTCAAGAGGAAAATCCTCTATAGAGGTCGTTATCTTCAGCTCGCCATTTTCCACAAACACTTTAACATTTTTTAAACCGTACCTGCCTTCTAGTTTAAATATCATTTGATTGATAACTTTACAAATATGTTTGTTGTATTCTTCTTCTGATAACGCACATAGAGTTTTTTGCTGAAGCCTATATAGTTGACTCACAGCGTAACCGCCAAATGACTTTATCGCTCTCTTAGAAAGAAATAAGTCTTTATTATCTAATAATTCTTGTCCGAATGGAGATATATACAAGTAATGTTCTGGCTTTAAACCAAAAATTTCCAAGACATTAGGATTGCAATTACACAATAGAGAAATCATTTTATTGAACGAATATATTACGGTATCTGTTTCTTTGTTTTCTACCTGTTCAAAACCCTTCCCCAATAAAATTTCTCTTTTGGAATTCAAAGCGCATCCTCTGATATCTATATCTGATTCTGGCGTATTTAATCCATATGCATAACTCCCTCCTAATCCAAGCAATATCACGTTCTTCCTCAAATGCTCGTTATTGCGGAGAAAATCATATTCATTACTCTTAATTATCTCCCTAATTTCTTTAATTTCCATAAGTTCCTCCTTTCAGCCCGCACCATACTCTTCTGTTTTGCGGCTTCAATTTTTTGCTGTACTCGCGCCCTTTCAGCCCATCGCGTTGCTCGACAATCAAATTCATCGAGAAAAATCTTTTGTGCGTCTCGAATTGTATTCTTGTTTATTTCGCAAAAATTCTCCATGCGACGTTCCATCTTTTTAGAATCTTTTAAGAAATTGAAATGAATATCATTTAATCTCTGCCTTTCTTCTTCAGAAACACATTCCATTGCACCTTGTAGTCTCCTCATTGCTTCACGATCTGATTCTCTTCGCTCGTTTAGCTGTCTATATGTGTCCAAAAATATCTTAATCTCTGGATGTTTTTTAATGTATAGTTGTTTCTTTATAGAATTTGGAATATCATCCATAAACACAACAGCCATAAGTACAATAACAAATGTAAGAAATCCTATTCCTATCATTTTCCCTCCTGCCTGACATAGCATAAATTATCGCGAGCTACTATAGGATATTTGAATCTCCCTCCGAGTTGAGCATTTGCCCTATTAATTGCTATCTGACGAGGAACTATATCTATTACATATTCACTTACAAGTTCGCATAGTGATTTCTTAGATTTTAAACTGCACATAAATTCTCCCGAGCTCAAGCATATTAAATTCCATGTTCCATCATACATGACTAAATATGGAACGGTCTGTCTCGTCTCTTCCCATGTCGTTAAAATGATATCTCCCGGCTCTAAGTTCTGAAAACGCTCCTTCATGTATCTACCTCCTCTGCATGAAAATAATAGTTCCAATTGTTTTGCATCATAATTCAATGCTTATAAATGGCAAATCCTTATTCTCATATCTAATATTGAATTCTTCAAATATGAAATCTTGGTCATCTATGACGCATACATCTACTTCATCTGGGTATAAACCTCGACAAATGCATTCTCCTTCTAATTTAGAAATTAATTCTTGAACCTTCATATAAATCAAAGCTCCTTTTTTATTTACTGAAATGACTCATCCGATTCTGCCTCTATACCATCTTCTTTTACTATATATTCGATATTTTCCATGGAACAACAGAATAAAATTCCTCTGTATCCTCTAATAAGTACTATATTGCCATCTTCTATATACAAACACTCTTCTCGTTTCGTATCTATATTAAAAGAAAATTCATTCACTCCTTTAATTAGATTTTTTGTCTTAATATATACAAACATTTTTACCTCACTCAAGACAGACGTAATCTTTGTCTGGTAAATTATATGGATAATTATCGTGCGTCCATGTTTTTATTTTCACTTCTTCAATTTTGTCGAAACAATAATCTCTAACTTCCATTTCTAGAGGAAATTTTTCCAGCTCATTAATCAAATCCTGAACAGTATTAATTTCTTTCACCATAGAAATTTCTCCATAATAAGATAAATAACCCTTCCTGTGATTGCACCTAATATAATTGTTAATGCAGTACCCATCAAATCAACTCCTTTTCTAATAAATATTACTCTCCTGTTGACCCGAAACCGCCAGTCCCTCTTTCCGTCTCCTCCAATTCTTTCACTTCAATAAAATTCATTGGGATATACGGCGTTAAAACTAACTGAGCAATTCTATCTCCCGGTTTGATTACCTGAATTTCTTCTGTGTCATTATGTAGCGGCACAATATATTCTCCTCTATAATCAGAATCACAAACACCAACACAGTTGGCAGGTCTTAACCCATTTTTCGTTGCTAATCCACTTCGAGCAAAGATAGCGCCAAATGTTCCTTCTGGTAATTTCATTGCAACTCCAGTTCCAATCTTTTTTGTCTCGTGCGGTTTAATGCTGATTTCTTTGTCAATATTGGCATATAAATCAACTCCTGCCGCTTCACTACTTCCTTTTGTCGGGATTGTTGCCGTATCTGTGAGCTTCTCGATTAAAATATCCTGCATTTTTTTCATATTCCAGTTTTCCTCCATATTGTCTAATGTACTACTCGCGTTACAAAGTGCCGTCATTCCTACTCCAATGCAAGCACCAGTTACAAACATTGCCGATAAACCAGCGATTAATCCGAACATTTAATATTCTCCTTTAGAAACTTGATATATTGATTCCACTGCCCAATTTCATCTATATATTCTTTACCGCGCAATCCTTTCATTTGCATATCCGCTTTTATTTTCTCCCATGGATTTCTTTTTGTCGCAAGAGACTTGATAAAATTGTTTGTCAAATGCGCTATACCTATCGGCGTTTCATAGCCCAATTTTGAGATTACATTCCTATACTCCTCCAATTTATCCTCTTCGATAATATAATCCGTTTTAGGGAGATTCTTCGTTGAAAAGGGGCTTATTCCAGCTCCTGACGTAAGAGGCTTGAAGTATTTTTCAAATTGAGCCATCTCTTTCGCCGGGAACCTAATGATTACTTCTGCATCCGTCTCAAATTTTTTTGTGATTTTGTTGCTCATGCCATCTTCTTCAATCGCTCGGAGAATGTTTCTGCCTTTCCCGATAGATGGAACATAGGCTTCTAATATTCCTTTTCCGTAGTATGAAATTGTTACTTTATTCGCGCATTTTATATAGCAATCTATTTCTTCAAAGTTTCCTTTTAAGTCTCTGGAAAATTGATTGTATTGATTATATGGGCAGAGAATACGATATTTGCCCTTAAAATGACTGATTAGATATCCCATAGAATGACATCTCCTGATTCTAAAGATTTTTTTACATCAATGATTCTCTGATTGTTGCTTCCTCTGAACTTGAGATTTATATCTCTTAATTCGTGGATATATCTTCCGTCCACTAAGACATCACATAATATAACAAGTCTTTCTTTCTCTCTAACCTCTAAAATCTCCTCCCATGTAAACCCACTATATATCCAAACAGCTTTATCTGAAGGAATTTTAAACAGCAATCTTTTTAAATACGGAATATTGCAATTTTCTAAAGGTTCCCCGCCCAAAATAGAAACCCTTTGAATATACGGTTTATTTACAAGCTCTAAAAACTCTTCTTCGGTTTCATCTGTCCATTCTTTGCCTCCATTAAAATCCCATGTTTCGGAATTAAAACAGTTATTGCAATGAAAGTGGCATCCTTGAACGAAGAGAGCGACACCTACGCCCTCTCCATTTGAAATGTCCATACTCCTTATCTGTGAATACTTCATGCTTAATCCTCCACAAGTTCGAATCTATACTTCTGTGATGCATTTGGATATTTTCTTCTATCGACTTCACTCATGAACATACTCAGAGGTCTATTCCATATTTGTCCTTCATAGTTATATACAACGCTTACTTCTTCCGTTTCAGTGTGCCTTGAAATCCCAATAATCGTTACTATTTTTCCAATCTTAAAATGCCTATATTTTTGCCCTGCTTCGGGTAACGGTCTCTCGAAGTTATTATTAATCTGCTTGTCTTTAAAATATTGAGAACAATACGATAAGTCACAATTCTCATAATTTAATGGGTTTTCGTTGCTCCATTCTTCGATATTTGCGCTTTCAATATGTAATTGCTGACTAAACATACCTAATCTTCTAGAAATGACTGGTTCAATCTCTTCTTTTCTATAATTTCCATCTATATCTATCAAATAACCACTAATTCTAAAAATTTGTGCCATACTATTTCTCCTCATATTCCATGTCGTCTAAATGATACACTCTATCGTGTATATCTCCATATCTGCCTTGATTTCCTCCGTTTTTTGCTGTTCCAATATACCCACAAACTCTAAATGCAATGTCCATCATTGTATTATCATCATTGCCGCAATTAGGACACTGCCATTTAAGTTTTCCGTTCGCATCTTCTACAAGGGGGATATCTCCGTCATAGCCACATTTTTCGCAATAACAACTCTTCGTGTTGATTTCGGCATACATAATATTATGGTAGATAAATTCAATAACATTTAATAATGCAGGAATATTATGACTCATACTTGGTACTTCAATATAAGAAATTGCTCCTCCGGGACTTAATCTCTGGAATTTAGATTCAATTCTAAGTTTTTCAAAAGCAGTGATTGGTTCAAAAACGGGAATATGGTAAGAATTTGTGATATAATTTCTATCAAATCCATCTAATTTGATAAAAATGTCCTCTCCAAAGCGAGATTTTAAACATTTTGCGAACTTATACGTCGTACTTTCCAGCGGAGTTCCATACAAACTGTAATCAATATTTTCTGCTTCTTTCCACTGATTACACTTATCATTTAATGCTTGCATTACCTGTAAGCCAAATTCTTCTCCTTTTTCTTCATCTGAATGAGAACATCCGGTCATAAATTTGACGCATTCATAGAGTCCGGCATAGCCAAGAGAAATGGTTGAATATCCGTCATAAAGAAGATGGTCGATTTTTTCGTGCTTTTTAAGTCTCGCAAGAGCTCCATGCTGCCATAAGATAGGTGCAACATCTGATGAAGTTCCTAAAAGTCTATCATGTCTTGCTCTTAATGCTTTATGACACAACTCTGTTCTTTCTTCAAATATATCCCAAAACTTATCGAAATTTCCGTTAGACGACAAAGCAATATCAGGTAAGCTGATCGTTACGACACCCTGATTAAATCTGCCATAATATTTATGATTCTTTGGGTCGAAATTTTTAGCGTTTGAAATATTCCCGACTCTATCTGAGAATCTATCTACTGTTAAAAATGATCTACAACCCATGCATGTATACACATCCCCTTTTAATTCCAGCATTATTTTTTCGGAAATATAGTCTGGCACGAGCCTTTTAGAAGAACATTCAGCGGCCAATTTTGTAAGATACCAGTATGTAGAATTCTCTTTAATATTATCTTCTTCCAAAACATATATTAATTTAGGAAATGCCGGAGCAATATAAACTCCGTCTTCGTTTTTAACTCCTTGAATTCTCTGCTTCAACATCTCTTCAATGAGCATTGCAATATCTTTCTTTTCGCTTTCGTTTTTTGCTTCATTTAAGTACATAAAAATTGTGATGAAAGGAGCTTGTCCATTTGTCGTCATAAGAGTAACCAACTGATATTGAATTGTTTGAATACCCTTTTCGACTTCTTTCCCTAGTCTTTCTTCTGTAATTTTGTTGACTACATTTTCAAGCTCCTCACCTTTTAATAATGTATTTGCTATATCATGCAATTCATGTTCTACTTCTTTTCGAATTTTCTTTCTGCTAACTTCCACAAAAGGGGCCAAATGAGCAAGAGAAATACTTTGTCCCCCGTATTGATTACTGGCAATTTGAGCTACTGCCTGAGTTGCAATATTGCAGGCTGTAGAAAAACTATGCGGCTTTTCAATCATAACATCGCTAATTACTGTTCCGTTCTGAAGCATATCTTCAAGATTAATCAAGTCGCAGTTATGCATGTGTTGAATAAAATAATCTGAATCATGAAAATGAATTAGTCCATCTGTATGTGCCTGCACAATATCGGGGGAAAGCAAGTATCTTTTTGTTGCATCTGAACTTACTGATCCGGCAATATAATCTCTTTTTGTTGGATTCAATACGGGATTTTTATTCGCATTTTCATCCTTCAAATACTCGTCGGAGTCTTCTACTAAGCGGATAATCTGTTCATCTGTCGTATTCTTATTTTCGCGCTGAAATTCTCTAATTCTCCTGTATCCTTCATAGGATTTCGCCGTCAGCCTATGTCCCTTGTCTATTAATTTGTCGTAGACCATTGATTCGATTTCGGAAATATCTACTTCTTCTTCGTTACAACATTCGGATTTTATTTCTTCCGCAACTTCTAATGCTATTTTTTTATCTACTCCAGATCCAGAAGGCATCGCCTTTAAAATAGCTTTATAAATTTTATCAGAACAAAAATCCACATAACTTCCGTCTCTTTTAATAACTTTTACCAATATACGCACACTCTCCTGCTTTAATTGAAATGTCTATGTGTTTATTTATCTTTTTTGTTTTCTACTCGTCGATTTATTGCGGCTGCAATTTCCTCTATAGAAAATGTTCCGTCGTTTGCAATCCAAAAGTCTACACAATCTCCTATACTCTCAAAATCTTCTCTATCTGAAATAATCCTGCGAGCCGCTTCTCTTGCTGTGTCTCCTCTCTTCCCTAATCTTTCATAAAGAATGTAGTCTTTTGCCATAATATATACTGATTGAATACAATATGGATTTTCATCTGGGGGCCCGGCAATAGAATAAAACCCATTTGGATTAAGAATGACAACTGTCTTATTATCTGCATTTTTTAAATCTTCTAAGCTTGTTCCGTAAGCCCACTCACCGCCAGATGCTGGAGAATAGTAAGCTGTTTCTGCAAAAAAACCTTCCCTATCCTTCTTTTTAAATTCTTCTAGTGAAATATAATGATATGTAATACCCTCAATTTCATCTTTCCTTTTAGGGCGCGTCGTATAAGTTACAAGCTGCTTGAATCCATAATTTTTAACAAGCTCATTTACTATCGTATTTTTCCCACTTGCTGTTTTGCCTAAGATTACTAGCATATATCTCCTTTTTTATGAAAACATTACGATTGTTGACAGAATAAAAGAAAAGCCTGCAAAAGCGGCTATATAGTAATCTCCACTTGCAAGTCTTTGAAAGAATTTAAATAAAAGATATGACTGACTCATTATCCATACCGATACCAAAATATTAGTCATCATTTTCCCCCGTAATTAATTCGCTGTATGGCAAACTCTCAATCCATTTACAAAACTCAACCCATTCTGGAAGACGATGCGTTTTTCGCTGCCCATAAATAGTCTTCAACTGTTGATAATTTGTTGTCATTCCAGCGGTAAGTATAAGACCTGTCGGGCAATTATAAAGTAAGCGCAAATAATTTTCTGACGTAGGGTTACTGTTATAAATTTCTTTTAATCTCTCCATTTCAGTTTTAGTGTTATCAGTTACATAAGTGCAAAAACATTCATCATAATTCATTTTTGATATACGATGCATACTTGATTGAGATGATACAATGTCAAACCAATGATACCTTTCACCTTCCGTCCAAGCTTTAACCGTAAATGATAAATCGAATTGCACTATGATTCCTTTTAAAAAATTATCATGTCCTGAACCTCTTTCACAACCAGCAAGTGTTTTAATTCGTTTTGTATATTCTTCTGAACAGTTATTTACATCAACCTGCATTGGAAATTTAGAAACTCTAAAACTGTTCCTTAAGCCATATACTTTTACATTGTCAATCAACTTGTATGTTCCCATTCGCTATCTCTCCCACAATATTCTTTTCTCCGCACTCTGGACATTCCACATATGTTGCATATTCTGAGATATGTACCAATTCTTTTTTCGTATCTTCTTTTTCAAACGAGAAAATACACCTGCAATTAAAGCAGATACATTCCCTTAATCTCCCGTGCTGAATAATTTTAACAGTCATAAATCCCTCTCTTTTCAGCTTCTCGCTTACTTTCGTATTTATCGCAGGCTTTAATCGCCCAATTCAGAGCCTCTATTTCTTTTTTTAAAAAATCACATCCATACCCGCAATCTGTCTCTCCTAAAATTAAGTATTCGTCTCTAATTTCTTTTAATACTCGGATTCTTTCTCTATTCGTCATTCAGCCACCTCATATTTCTTGCAGATACCTTCGAATGTCTCAAGACCTCTCTGAGAACAACTATGAATCCCAACTCTAATATTTCTGTTACATATTGACATCATCCCAAGAACCGATTTAGCGTCCACAACATATCTTCCAATCATTGCATCTACATCTGCAATTACATATGTATTTAAATCATTGACGAAATTCTGCAAGTCACAAATGTTAGATAAATCCAGTAAAAAAGTCTTTTTAATCAAATCGTTCTCCTATCTTTTTATATAAACATCGTAATAATCAACACCATTTCTCTCGGTCAGTTCATGATGGTCTACATACACATCTATTTCGTTTCCGTTAATCGCTCCTCCGCAATCATCCGCAAGATATTCTCCACCATTCATATAAACCTTTGTTCCGTAGGGGATAATTGAGGGGTCTACTGCGATGGTGTAATCGCTATAACAAGTATGTCCTGTACTGGTGAGCCGTCCGTATCCCTCGCTGCAACTATCGCAATTACAATAGTAAGTGACTCTAAAGCGACCCATAGGGATGACAGGATTTTGGCTGCTTAAATACTTGCTCCAAACAAATCCTTTCGTCCCGTCTGAAAGCTTTACAATATCCCAGCCACAAGGAGCATCTCCTATTCTCTTAAGTTTAGTTCCTATATCAACCGTCTGAATTATCTCTCCATTAATCGAAGGCGTTTTTCTTACGTTTAAAGATGTGGTCGAATATAAATATTCAACCTCCCTTTTTGCGGAATATAATTTCTCTCCGCTACTTTCGTCATAGACACCGAAATATCCATTGTGTTCATTTTGTACGATTACTTTGTTCGGCTTAAAATATGTCTGAAAATTTACTGTCCCCGCCGAAACAGGGACGACACTTAACGCAGAAGAAAAAGCTCCTGCAAATAATAATTTCGTTATTTTGTTCATAAAGCTCTCCTATTTACTTTTAGAATTTTCAAAATAAATTGTTACTTCGCATCCTTTATCCACGTCTGTTTTCTCGAAGCCAACATACTCATACCGATTTCCTATATCAATATTTATGGTGCTTGCACTTCCTGATGGAATTATTTGAATCGTAGGATAACTTGAACTGCATCCAGTCAATAATCCAGACGCAAAAATAAAACAGGTTGCTAAAATCAGATGTGATTTCTTCATTCCTTTACCTCTATCATCTGTTCAAAGTCATTTTCCGAAATAATCGGTATATTCAACTGTTTTGCTTTGATGTTTTTACTGCTTGTGGAATTTTTATCATTATTGATTAAATAATCTGTTTTCGAGGAGATAGAGCCAACAACCTTGCCGCCAAGCTCTTCGATTTTTTCTTTTAACTTGCCTCTATTTGCGAAATGATATACTTTCCCGGTAATCACAAAATTCTTTCCTTCTAATTTATTTTCTGCCGGATTTTCCTCTACTTCTTCAAAAAAGAATTCTTTCTCCAACTCAAGGAATCTGCCACAATTATTAGACCACCATACAAATAGCGAATGGGCCATCTTATCTCCGAATCCGTCTATTGCAGTAAATTTATACGGACTTTCGCCCATGATTTGCTTGAATTTTTTGATATCGTAATTGCACATTTTAGCCATATCTTTGCTTGCAGATGCTCCAATTAAAGGAATTGACAACGCAGAAAGAAATCTATCAAGGGGAATAATTCTTGATCTCCCTATACTGTCCAACAAGTTTTTAACTGATTTTTCTCCAAATCCGTCCATTCTGAGCATATTGTTTTTATGTTCGCAAAGATGGTAAATATCTTTAATGCAACAAATCCAGCCCTTATTAATAAATCTCTGTAATGTAGCATCTGATAATCCGTCGATATCTAGAGCATTTTTACTTACTGCATGAGAAAGTTTTCCAAGCAGTTTTCCGCGACAATCCGGGTTTTTGCAAATAAGGATTTCACTGTTGTTTTCCTTTGTAATTTCTGTTTCTCCGCCGCATAATGGACACTTGACAGGAGGATTAATAAGCGTTTTATCTTTTAATTCTTCCGCTGATAGATATTCGCCCCATCTTATCTGAGGAATAATCAAATTGCTTTTATATGTTGCAATAACCTGTCCTTCGAATGGTTGATGAAGTGTTTCTCTCATGACAGAAATATTATGAAGAGATGCTCTTTCTACCATAGTACCTTCTAGTTCTACCGGCTCGAAAATAGCTGTCGGACAAAGACTTCCTGTCTTTCCCATTGTCCATTCAATTCCCTTTAACTTCGTCTCTACATCATCGTTCTTTGCTTTCCATGCGATTCCGTTTCTAAAATGATGACTCGTGTACCCAAGAGATTTTCCGTAATTCACATCTTGAAACTTGAATACAACTCCGTCCTGCGGCAGATTCATTTCATCCGCTTTCTTGATAAAAAATTCTATTACTTCATTGATTTTTGTCACGCCATAAACAACGCCCCTAAATGGAACGACATCAAAGCCAAGAGCTTCTGCTTCCGATAGCTGTAAAGAAAATAAAGAATCTTTGGCTCCTTCGACTACTTCCCATGCGTACCAGCTAATTTTTCTGTTTTTTACCACACTTGTATCTAACGTAGATAATGTTCCTGCAGTTAAATTGCGACTATTTTTATACTCTCTGTTTTTATTTACTTCTTTAAAATCATCAAGTTTAATAAGCGCTTCGCCATTTATTTTATAGATGCCTTCTTTATTTATATGTAGCGGCACATTTGTAAACTGTTTGGCGGCTTCCGTAATATCGTTTCCAATAATTCCATTTCCTCTTGAAACCGCTTTAAAAAGTTCACCATCTTTGTAAATTAGTCTGACGCTCATCCCGTCAAGCTTAATAGAGGCAACAGAATTTTTGCCTTTAGAAAATTCAATTACTTCTTCTACCGAATGACACTTATCAAGCGAAAGCATTGGAATATCATGTTTTATTTCTGGGATATTTTTTAGAATTGTAGCTCCTACATTTTGAGTGGGGCTATTAGATGAATAAAATTTTGTTTCCGACTCTAACTTCTTCAGTTCGTCTATTTTTTTGTCGAACTCTGCATCGCTCATAGCTGAGTTTCCATAGTTATAATATGCTTCAGAAGCTTCATTAAGAGTTTTGATTAAAGCTTTAATTTTTTCGATTTTTCTGTAATTTTCCAAATACTACTCCTCTGTACAGATTGCATTTTTTATTTTTCCATTTCCGTCTGAAATGCCGGAGTTCATAAGACTTTTTCTCGCTTTTTCTTCCGCCTGTGCTGGATTAGTTTTCATTAATTCTTTAAAATCACCTATATACTTGTCCATTCCTTCAACATATTTTTTTAGAATGTCATTACTCGCTTGCAGCATTCACATCTTTACCTGCATACTCTCTAAACAATTCCATCATTTCCTTTTCTTCTGGGAAGAAACAATCTGTTTTTTTGTATGAAGACAGCCACGATAAAAAATTATTCATTAACTGTCCAAATCTCCAATCTGGAAATTCGTCCGCCCAAATCTCTGCGAATTCGTCTGTAAATTCCTTAATCCTGTTTACATCTCTCAATAGTTTTCTCCATTTCTTTTGCTTTGTCTCTTGCGATATCGCACTGGTGAAAATTCCTCAAAATTTTAAATTTATCTTCTCCGAATATCCTCCTCCATTTGCGAATAGATTTTTCGCTATTCCAACCAAACGGCAGCATATGATAATTTATTAGGAAACAGCAATCCAGTATATACCTGTTTTCCTTTAGATTAATTGGGTCTATTAATTTAGTTAGAACCAAGTAGCTTCCAACTTCGGCATGTCCGTAATAATGAGCAATCCCCTTTTCGTCTATTGTTTGAGTAAACACTTTACCAATGTCGTGAAGAGTTGCTCCAGAAGAAAATGGTTCAATACATCTCAACAAGGGAGATTTTATTCCTAACATGTTACAAAAGGCATCACTTGCTTCCATACAATGTTCATCCAATGTTTTATTGTGATGTGGGTTTTTTTGATCGAATTGATACATGAGACTAAACAAAACTGATCTCGTAACTTTTTCGCACGAGTGAACCTGATTGTTACATGGAATTATTAAAATGTGTTCCCATCCCTCTTCGTAAAACGGTATTTGGAATCTATGTAGCTGCTTACGCAAAACATCTTCTGGAACTGAATGCTCTCTGTCTTTATTATCTTCCAAACATCTTGCGAATTGTTTTGACATGATATGACATTCTTTGTGTACATCTAATCCATTAACACAGCTCAAGATTGCTCTGCGAGATTTTATCGTAATATTTGTTGCGTCTGCAATAACATCTTTTTTCTTTTCAAGATTTCTTCGGATTCTGTCGTGAAAAATTCTAAATACTTCTTTATTTTTAGATTGATCCTCTACCCTTCCGCATATCTCTTCTCTTATTGCGTCAGATGAAATTATGATCGTATTTGTCGGATTTTCCTTTTCAAGTTCTTTTGCGTGGCTAGACTTCCCGCTCGCAGAAAGCCCAACCATCACAATTAAACGAGGTATTCTTTTATGCACTTATATTTTCCTCCATAACTTCTTCAGCTTCTTCCATATCTGGAACGTCGGATGTATCTTTGATGATTCCTTCGCAAACCTTAAATTCAAAGCACTTATCTTTAAAGGCTGTAAAACTTTCTCTATTGTCAATTCTAACAACTACGCCCTCTGCAATATGGGTCTTGCCGATTTCATCCGCAGGCATTCCAGTGATGTATTTATCTACCCTTTCTTTTAAGTCTTCCTGCGTTGTAAACATGAATTTTTCAAGCTCCGGAACATGATTGACTCCAAGTTTCTCGCACCAAATCTTAACTGTTTCCCACGGAAGTTCAATTACTGTTCCATCTGGTGAAGTCATCGTCATTCTATAAACATACATTTCTGATTCCCCCGGCTCGCATCCGTAAGCAAAAACGGTTGAATCACCGAACTTCTTTGAAAATTCTTTATCTTTAACTTTCTTGTTTGAAACCGACGGCATGATTGGAGTTGATTCATTTACCCAGCCGACAATTTCGTAGAAGATTTCCATTCCTTCCGGAATACGATTTTTGAGCAACTCATGATATTTTCTTCTAAATGAATTGTCAGAATAATATCCGTCATTTCTGGTTACGTCTTCTAAAATCACTCTCCTGCTTCCAGATACAATCGTAATATTTTTCTCTTTCTTAGGTTTCATTCTGAGTAATGTTCTAACAAAACTATTCTTATCTTCGACTTTTACGGTCTTAGCTGTTCGAGCGGAAGTTCCATGCATTTTACGAGTGATGTAAATCGTGTCGCCCGGCTTAAAAGCATTCATGTTGTAAGCTAACTGCGCGGTATCCTTATGCTCCTTAAAGAACGGATAAACTACGGCTAATTTCTTCTTATTCTTTCTTTTACTATTTTTGCTTCCTGAATGGTTAGAACTGCTTCTCTCATTTTTTCTAGGAATATATTTGCGACAAATTTCATGACCGCCTAATACGGTAATCTGGTCTCCATCTTTTAATTTTTTGATATCTGTATATTTAGCCAGCGTTTCGATTGGAAGAATAAGACCTTCTGATTTCTCGCCTCTTAATTTGATTGCAGTAACATTCCTTTTATTCTCGTCCATGTAGCCGCCAACATTATTTCCATTTTCGTCTTTAATTCTTACAAGGTTATTTTCTTCCGCATATTCAGCGGATAACTGCCCGTCTGTCGGGAAAAATACTACTCTCTGCCCCTCTTTATAACTCAAATCAACAATTACATTCTGCCCAAATACCTCAACACACTGTAATCTGTCTGCGTTGCTATGTTTTCTAATTTTTCTGATAGTAGTAATATAAGCACAGTACATAAAATTCCTCCGTATAGAAAATCTGATTATCGACTATTATGTTTCACTTCTAAAATTTCACCGCTAAAACAATCGTAAAAGCACTGAAAATTCCCGTTTTTACTCGCAGGAACAGCAAATACGACACTCTCAAAACAGCCATATTCTTCTCGCAACAACAGCTTATGAAATATTTTTGCAACTTCCTCTCCGCTTTGTCCGAAAACTCCACATCCGAAAGCACCAAGAACCAGAATATCTACTTTATGCCTTTTTGCTATATCTAAGATAAAATCGATTCTTGATTCTAAAACTCTTGAATTTTCTTCATCAGAAACATTACAATATTTTTGAGCAGCTCTTTTATTGGGAGCGGCACAAGTAATTACGTCGCAATAACAAAGTCTTCCTTCTCTCTCAAAGATAACATCTGGAGAATAAAGGGCTCTGTTGTGATATAGGGCACGATTTTTATTCTTTCTATTTGCTTCATAATATGACTCATTTTCTTTTAGCACATTATATAAAAACGATTCATGGCAAAGACATTCTTCTTGCGCTCGACTGCCTTTAATAAACATTCCGCCGGCATTTTTGTATGAAGCAAAATTTAAAGCCGCAATTCTTTTATCTTTTGAAGCGAACTCTAAAATTGCTTCAACCGTATCTATATCGCCGACATAAATTTGAACCTCTACCATAGTGTTCTCTGGCTCTTCTTTTTCTGTATTTAAGAGATCTATAGAATTACAGATTTCTGTGTTCTCAATAGAATACTTTATTTCTTTCGAGTATTTTTCTTCCATCTCTTTCGTATGAGCCTTCGCAATTTCTGCTCTTTTTTCTTTGTCTGTCCAATAATCCTTTATATCCTGCATTTAAACTCCTTTTGAGCAAGAAAGCTGACCGACAAAAGCCAGCCAGCTCAAATTTATTTTCTTTTGCATTTTCCTGCAATAAATCCAGCCAGAAAACAGATAACCAGAAAAATCAGGAACGCATTAATTTTTAACAGAATCATTATCTTTCGATAATCTTAAATGATACATCAGTACGGCGATTCATTGCTCTATGTGCTTCTGTATCATTCTTTACAACTGGATGCTTAGAACCATTTCCAATTACAACAATTCTATCGGCAGAAACACCATTAACAGTAAAATATTTCTTAACTGTTTCTGCTCTCTGAAGTGATAGCTTCTTATTGTAAGTATCTTTTGGATCGGAGTTTGGATTTGGGTCTGTATTTCCTGCAATTTCGATAATTGCTCCATCCAGTACCTTTGCCATCTTAATGAATTTATCTAATTCTTTTGCGGCTTTTGCAGAGTCAGAGAATTTTGCAGTATTTTTGATAAATGTAACTGATGCCGAACCGGAAAGTAAAGCTTCTGTATTTTCTACGTCATCCTTATTGTCGTTCGTCACTTTCATAGTATCTGTGTTTGATACTTCTGTTGAATCGAAGTTATCTGCAATATTCTTGACATATGTATCGTCAAATAAGGTGTCAACTAAACCTGCATTTACAGATTCTCCGATTGACATCCAAACTTTGCACATGTCTGAATAAATTGTCTTTGCAGTTCCATTCAGTAAATCCATATTATCTTTCCATGTTGTTAACTTAGCAGATGAGCAATTTGACTTGATATCCTCATCTGATGCAGTGTTAAACATTGGCATTACGTTTCTGACTGTATCAAATTCTTTGTTGTACATATCTGCTGCTTCAAGCGAACCCTGAATGAACTTCTCTACAACGTCTGAGTGATTCTTTGCAAAATCTTCATCGAAAAGAATTCCGTCCATGACAAGATTTGTTGAACTTGCCGTACTAAAGAGAATGTGTGCATCTGTCATGTTCTTTGCCTGAGTTAAGTACGGTTCCCATGTTGCAGCCACATCAACCTGTCCAGCAAAAAATGCTTTAGCCGCATCGTCGGCGGTAGAGAACAATACAAGATTACTAATAATATCCTTTTTCTCTCTATCGGATAAATCAGACTGATTTACAAACCAGCAAACTAACGTCTGTGCTTCTGAGAATTCCGGAACTCCAATTTTTGCCCCAACTAAATCCTTCACAGTTTTAATTGAAGATTTTGCGATAATACCGTCTCCGCCATTAGAGTAATTAGTGATATATGGCATTACAACATTCTTATTTGCCTCTTTAAATTTTTTAGATAAGAAAGCAGTTCTATTAATTGTGTAGCCGGCGGCGTTTAAATCTCCTTTAATGAGCGCATTACTTGACTGAGTTGCGTCGTTAATGACTTTAAGATTTACATTAATTCCTAATTTACCGTAAATGGAATCTGGCTGAGTCGTTAAGCCTCCATTTGCGTCAATAATAGATTTCCACATTTTTATTGGCCGAGTTCGTTACGCTCGACTGTCATTTTTCGTATAGGATATTTTAATGAATCGTTATGCCAGCACTCTCCTTTGTTGATTCTATATATTTGAGAAAGTGTTTTATTAAATTTTTCTGCAATCTCTTTAATAGGAATATTTTCTTGCTCTAACATTTCTACTATTCTTTCGATATCTCTACTCGGAATTCCAATTTCTCTTATAGGATATATTTCTGAATCCAACCTATACGTGTTTCCTTTATTTATATTCAAAACAATATATGGTTTTATATTGAACATATCAGCTATTCCTTCTATGGAATTATTCGCATCTTTCAATAATGAAATTATTTCTTTTACTTCTTCATTATTTAATATTTTTAGTTTGCGTTTTCTTATAGGATATTGAAGCGAACCTATTCTCCAAGAAATTCCGGCATTGATATTTCTTATAGTTTTTACTGTAGTCCTGTATTTTTTTGCAATACATTCAATAGAATTATTTCCTTTTAAATCAGAGATTATTTGATATACATCGCTCTGAGACAATTTGCTCTGAGGGTTGTTTTCTCCAGAACTATCCTGTCCTCCAGCAGTTATATTATATCCATACTCTTTTCTATTGCTTTTATATAATTTTATGTATTCTTTCTCTTTTTCGTTATAATTGACTCCATAATATAAAACAGAAACTTCGAAATTCTCCCATCCATATTTCTTAATGGCGTTATGAATTGGATGATTATTTCTTTCGTCGTGCTTATGCTCTTGCATTCTTCTGTCTAAATTATTTGTTTGTCCTACATAAATCTTTTTATTTATTTTATTTTCAATTTTATAAACATATTTTTCCATACCAAAATCAATATTCATAAAATCCTATACTAAAATGACACTGCATTTTTCAATGCAGATTAGACTATATCACTACCATATATAATACGGCACTCCTCAACAGGCTTTAACGATTTTAAAAGCTCTTAGTCGTTGAACCTTCTCCTATTCGGAGCTTGGCGGCTGATTCCCCATTCTCTCAACACTTAGGACATATCTGCATTTCAACAAATATGCTTTTATTTCACCATATGTCATCTGTTCGATTCTTTCTACTTTCGTCGCATTCGCACTTGCCTTTATTTCATGGCTATGCTGTAGCTCGAACAGCTTTAGGGTGAGCATGGATATGCTCTTTTATTCCAGCAATTCAAAGGAGTTCAAACACATTGTTTCCAATATGTAGGGGCTAGAATCTAACCAATCCATTCGTCTAAAGAAAGATTAATTGTTCCATCATCTGATGACTTTGTTTTACTACTCTTAAATAGAGTAATTTTGTTTTTGGACTTCTGATTGTCGGAGAATGATTTTGTCTTAATAAAACCACTTCTCACTCCTCCAAAAATCGCGCTTCCAATTAATGCCATAACCAGAACCACAATTAAAATCTTTGATGCCTTAGTAAGTCTAAATCTTTTTGTACTCATACTTTTCTCCTCTTATTTATTGTATTTTTTCTTTAAGCTCTCTAAATAATCGTTACCGCTAGTCTTTCTTGCTTCCACCTCCGCTTTCGTCAATCTCGTAGACAACTTATTGTTGTGAACCACTTTAGCTCCTTCAACAACTGCATCTAAGTCCTTATTTTTATCTCTAACAGAGTCGAGAAGTTTGTCTGTTGCCGTTACATTTTTCAGCTCATCCATATCGTCATAAACTTCTTTTAACTGTTTCTTAACTTTCATATTCTCTACAACTTCTTTACTCTCTCTTCTCAATTTGCGGAGATTTTTTTCGCACATTTCCTGCGCCTCTTTTGCTGTATTTGCCGCATCCTCATAAGCTTTCACTAATTCAGCATGTCTTTTTATATCGGCAATAACCTCTTCTCTTTCTTCCGCCTTTAACTGAGCTAAATCAATTTTTCCAGATTTTACAAGAGATTCACATTCTGTTTCTGTTTTATGTAATTTTGCTTTAAGATTCTCAGTTTCTTTTTTCGCATTACTCAGTTTTCCTGCGGCAATGCGATACGCATTATCTGCTTTACTGTAGGCATCCTGTGCCTGATTGATTTTTTCACCGTAAATTGCCTCTGCGCCCTCCGGTGTTGTTGCCATATCTTTAATAAATAATCTTGTAAATCCTGAAAATAATGTCCTCGCCTCTGGGAACAGGATAAAGATTAAAACAACAATGAAAACTGCAACAATAAAAATAAGTTTACTTAATTCCATTACTCGTTCTCTCCTTTAATGAATTTAATAAGGTCAACAATTCTTTTATTTTCTGCTTCGATAGTTTCCTGAGAAGATTTTAATTCGAGCTGCTGCGCCGAAATTTCTTTTTCTAAGCATTCAATTTCTTTTTTATGGTTCTCGATTTCCTCTTCTTTTTCTCTAATAGATCTATCTTCTTCCTCTGAAATTTTAATTAGAATACTATTGAGTATTTCTGTTCTCTTCATTCCGTCATTCTCTACATCCGACTCATTAAGCCCAAATACTTCAAGCGTTGCAAGTACGGAATTTCGTTTTGTTTCAGTAACCATCTCTTTAGGGAGCGAATTGATGAGCTCCTCTATTTTAAAGATAGACTTTGTTTTATCCGCCAGTTCATTTTGGGAATAAATGTCTTCAATTAAGGTATCTGTACGAACTGCATCAAGTTCTGCTCCTCCAACGTCCACATCTTCGATAATCTGTCCAAAATCATAATCTTCCTCCTGCGGAACCTCTTCCACGAAAAATCCTTTTAAAAATCCCATCTGTTTTCTCCTTTAAAATTCTATAATTACATCACACATTTTTTTAGCTTCTTCCTTGCTATGTGTTACCATAATTATCGTGTTGTTGCTTTTTTGGTGCTGCTCTACGATTAGATTCTGCATTTTATTTCTCGTGCAAGAATCAAGTGCTGATAGTGGCTCATCCATAAGCACTACATCTGGATTTGCGAATAAAGTTCTTGCTAAAGCTAACCTCTGTTTCATTCCGCCGGAAAGTTGCTTTGGATATTTCTCCATACTTTTGTTTAGCCCGACCAGAGACAAAAGCTTTTTTGCTTCCGCTACATCCTTTTCTTCTAATTTTCCTCTTATTTTTTTTGCGATTAGAACATTGTCTAAGCACTTCAGCCAGTCAAATGAGGTATAATTCTGATGCATCATGTAAATATTGTTTTTGCTCGCTTTAGTTACAATATTCCCATCCACGAGAACCTGACCACCTATCGGTTTAATTAATCCTGCGACTGTTCTTAGTAAAGTAGTTTTACCGCAACCAGATTCTCCTAATACCCCATATATTTTTGCATCAAACTTATAATTGAAATCTTTGAGCAATGGTTTGTCTCTACTATAACCAGTAGATAACTTATTTAATTCAATCATTGACATACCTCCATTTAAAGACATGTTTCACCAGCTTTTTAGCCGAAAAATCGAATAAGACACTAATTACCATGATTACTATAATCGCCATAAAAACTAAGTCTGTTCTTCCTCTTGAAGACGACTGCTGGATGATGTATCCCAATCCATATTTAGCGTTGATGGTTTCTGTCACTGCAATATAAGTAAATCCTATACCGTACATCATTATGAAGCTATTTAAAACACTTGGAAGAGATGCTGGAATCTGTATTCTGAATATAGTTTGCAATTTATTCATTCCTATCGTTAATCCTGTTTCAATTAAATCCTGGCTTACTTCTTCCAAACATAGAACAACCGATGGCATCATATATACGAATGTGGCAATAAACAAAAATACAATTTTCATTAATTCATCTATTCCGAACCACATGATTAATAAAGGATAAAATGCTGTAACTGGGATATACCTCATAACACTGATGACCGGATTTAAAATGTCTTTTGCGAGATTTGAGTTATATATAAGAAGTGCTATCGGAAATGAAATAGCACCAGAAAGAATTGTTGCAACGGTAATTCTTAGAAAAGAATATTCTATTGCCTTAAATAATTGTCCGTTTTGAAGCATCAAAATTAAATTTCTCAAAACGCTTCTTGGAGATGGCACAAATAGCGGATTGGTATGTTTTGCCGCAATACCCCAAACTATAAGTATTGAAATGAATAGCAATAACCTTTTAAGTACCACTTTTATTCCGCATCACTCCTTTCTCTTTTTAACTGTTTTTACAATATGAGTATGCCCCAAGTTAAAAATATTTGAATTAAATGAATAATTTGGTCTTCAACTAAATTTATCGTTTCTTTATTTGCCTTCTCATTATCCACGTACATATGTATTACAGTATTAAGAAAAGCTAATATCCAGAAATAAATATGTCGCTCGCTAATCAGTACTGGAATCATTATTAAACATGTCCAGCAAAAGCTATGCATAAATAATGCCATGATATAATCATATTGATACATTTTCTTAGGAGCGTTTTCTTTCCAGTATTTTCTCTGCTTAGCAGAAGCAAGCCAACCCTGTAGGTTATAATCAGCTAAAATGTGCCCCAGAATCATAGCTGCCAATATTAATATTTTATCGTGCATTTTCGCAACAACCTCCTTATCTATCAAGTAATCTTTCTTTTCTAATTATTATGTCTTCCTTCTGTTTTAGGATTTGATCTAAAGTTCTCGTCTAATTTGTCTCTTCATGTATTTCTCCTCAAAATAACTTGACTATCTGTTCAAATAAACAAATATCTCTTTCTGTCACCTTTAAGTTGTCATGATAATGGCCGAAAATCCAACAGCTAAATGATGTCTTTTTTCTTATATCATCGAAATAATCTGTCAGTTTGTCTGCTTCAAAGAATCCGTCCGAAATTTTATCCTGCATAGAAGTCGATGTACAATGAGTAATAATAAAGTCTACGATATTATCATTTTCTTCCAGATTATGAATCCCTTCTTCCATTTCCCCATCGTTTGGCAATTCACGGCTCCACCAGCTTAAATGATTAACTCGAAACATTTTATACGGGTCGGCTATCCACTTTTTAATCCTCGAATCTCCTATCTCCAGAATCCCATCCTGAATGTCGTGACTTCTTGCACCTCCAAAAGTAAATATCTTTTTACCATTGATATTATAAATCTGACCTCTCATGAGATGAATCACATGTGGACGGATAAACTGCACCTTGCCGCCATTCCACATTTTCACTGGAACATTATCTAAAATGTCGTAATTACTATGATTACCTTCGACGAATAAAGTCGTAAAATTACGCTCTTCCAGCCAATCTAATTTATAATTCTCTTCTCTCGAATTATCCCAAATGCCGAAATCTCCAGCAATGCAAACATAATCATCTCTGGTCAAGACTTTCTGTTCGGGGAAAGATTCCTTTCTCAATCTACTAATCCAATCTCCGTGAGTGTCTCCTGTTATCCAAAACATATAATTCATCTCCTCTCCATATTTATATCTTCTGAATTCTTGTAATACTTTTTGCCGATTCTGCATCTACTGTAATATCCACAAAATCATCTACTCTATAAATGTCTAGGTTTAGCCTATGAACATGCTTATCAAAATATTTCCTAACAATGTTTTCTGCTTCTTCCTTGTTTGACACGTTTACTACTGGGATAGCAATTTTTGCCGATACTAAATAACTTTTCATAATCTACCTCATATAATTTTTCAGATAATATTCAAAATATTTCTTTATAAAAAGTGGAGAATATTTATTGTCTGGCATAAAAAATATTGGAATATGATATTTGAACCAAAATGTATGAATTGATGCAAGGAATGATTTTTTATTATAATCTCCTCTATAGTTCCCATCGACAATATCGGAATAATTTGCATTTTCTACAAGTAAAACCTTTTCATATGGGGAAAGAGCAAATTCTTTTTCAATCCGATCTCTTCCTTTTGTTAAATTTGTAGAAAGCTCTTCTAAGCTGGCCTTTCTTTCAATGACTACTTTTCCCTCGAAAGATACGTCTCGAGGAATCCCTAAATCTAAATTTTTTGTCAATATAAAACTATAATCCCCATATTTTAACGCTTTTACTTTATACTTGATTCCAGCTTTATCGAAGCTGTTGGTTATATGGTCGATTTTCTTTTCCCGTGTATCTATCAAAATAACCATAGATTCAAGCAATAATTCTTTTTCTTTGTCTGTGTATTTATACAGGTCTAAAATATTAAGCTGCCTCCTTTGCTGCTCTGCGTATAATACTATAATCTTTAATCCACCAGTCGTAAGTATCTGGAATATCTTCCCATCCACTATCTGTTTTGCGCCGTCTTGGTTCTTTTTTACAATCTTTAATGTAGAGGATATCACCGTCTTTAACTTCTAAATCTTGAAAACTGGTCTTACATCTCTTGTCTCTGAAATTCTTTTTCTTATGAATCTTCATTTCTGAAACTTTTCCATTCTTGATGCAATAAGCTTCAAATTTGGGCGAATATTTCATATCTAAATTCATAACACAAACCGTTCTATATCCATCGTTTAACGATTCATCGGTATAATCTATGTATCCAAGAACTTCATATTGGAACTGAGCAATAAATTCAGAAGGAAATTCTTCTTTCGAAACATTAGAACATAGCGCCTTTATTAACCCAAGAACATTAAAAACCATCCATCTTTTTGCGCTTTTATTTCCTTTTGGCGTTACGTCAGTCGCATACCTTCTAAGATTTATTTTGTCTAAACCTAACTGTGGAACATCTGCTTTCGAAATTGTCTTTCTGTCTATCCACTTATCATAGATGTCTAAACATTGAAGAATATATTTGATGGAACCATACTGCTTAAAGTAATTGATTTTTACTAATTTTCTAAATACCGATGAATTTATCTTTGTTCCTTTTATTGCTGCATAAATATCAATGATATCTTTTCTCGAAGATTGAGAAATTTCCATCATAGATTCTACGGCTTTATCTCCGATACTTTTAACGCTGGATAAATTAGGATATATAATTTTTTCTTTATCATCCACCGTAAACTTTGTGTTATCTTTGCCGTATTCGTAGGTTCCCATTTTATAACCAAAAACTGTCATAGCTTCACGGGTTAACTCGGCAACTTTATTTTTGTCTCCTTTTCCCTGATAGTGATTAAGCGTTACCTCATAAAATACCGAAGTATGATTCGCTTTCATCCATGCTTCATAAAGGCTATCATTCGCCATTGCTAAAGCATGAGGGGCATTAAAACTATATCGCGCCGAATCTTTAATTACCTTATATACGGGCTCAAAGTTATCAAGATTGCCAATATTTTTAAGCCAATGCTCTCGAAGAGTATCCTCTACATGTTGTAAAGCTTCTCCTTTCAGTTTCTTTTTGCTGATTTTCTTTATCGTGTCGTAGCTGTCTTTCATTTCAATTCCAAGCCACGAAAAAATCTTCATTACCGCTTCCTGATAAAGCATATAATGGAAACAATCTTCCAGTAATTCGTCGATCGCCGGTTCTCCATTTGTGTATTCCACCCTATCAAGAAATCCGTTAATTAAGGACTTAAATCCCGGCCTGATTCCTGCAATAAATGCCGCCAATTCCTTTATATTTTTGGGCTTAAACTTCATGACTTTTTTAGTTGTAGACGCTTTCTCGCACTGATTTAAGCAACAGGTTGCTCCAATCTCGTACATTTTCCATGTCTTTTCATCCTCAGTTACCATTTTTCTTAACTCTGTAACTGAAGGAACTTCGCGCCCAATCGCCGCATAAAGCTTATGTATAATACCTACAACATCTACGATTAAGAAATCGTCTTTTACATATCCGTATTTATCAAGTAAACTTCCCTCAATATTTGCAACGATTGTTGTTTTCCCTGTGCTTTCAGAATGACAACGTATGAGGCCTATCTCATATCGAATATCTCCATAGCCCGGAACATCTTCTTCGCCTTCAACGCCATTAAACAGCATAAAGCCACAAGCATGAACCTTCGCTTGTTCAATGATTTCCTGATACGATTTACTCTCGTTAAACAGCTTTAAATGATATTTGTCTGTAATGTAATCTTCGATTTCTATAAGGTCTCTATCTTCTTCCTCTGCGTTTTTGAGAGCTTCATTGTACCTGTCAATACTTTTTGTGATTTCATTTGCAACTGAAGGCTCAATTCCGTTTACTCCGGCATAAAGTTTAAACCCGTTTTTCTCCTTCAATCTACCGACTGCAAGTAACGGATAACAACCATGTTCTCCGCATAATTCTTTTCCCGCCAAAACAAATGGTTCTTGAGCTGCACAGTTCATATCTATATCGGGCATCTGATGTGAAGACAAAATTCTGTCTTTTGTTACAAAGCGTTCAGGATAAATCGGAACCTCTGCATCAAATCTATCCATTGTCGTAAATCCAAGCAGTTTGCTTGAATAATAAGAACTAGCACTTCCTCTCGAAGTTGTTGTTAGCTGCCCCTTATACTTATTAATTGCTAAATCAATCAGCTCGTAGTTATCTAAAAAATAATCAGCCGTTCCGCTTCCATCTATTTCGGAATATTCATAAAGCATTCCTTTTTTTCTGTCTTCCGTTCTATGCTCAATATCTTCCTCGTTGTATTTCTCGTTTAACAAATCGAGCAGAATTTTTGACCTTTCTTCGTATGATTTTCCTTTATACTTTTCGAGAATCGGTATCTTGAATCCAGCGTTGTATTTCAATTCCTCACAGCCTTCATTAAATACATGTGTATTCATCATTGCATATATGATTTCTTCTGGAGGAATAACTCCTTGCTCCGTCATTCTTTCAAAAATTTCTGTTCCGGTCGGAAAATCCATATACCAGCCGTCTTCCTCGGGATATCGAATTCCTTTTCTCTTTAAAAGGTTATCTCTTTTAATTCTATCTTCTTCGCTGATATAGTGAGTATCCAAACCAATAATTGTTTTAATTCCGGCTGATTTAGAAAGCTCATAGATGATGCTATTAATTTTTTTCTGTTCGTCTGTGTTATTTGCCTGATACTCGAGAAAAAAGCTGCTTCCAAAATGTTTTGCAACTCTATACCAAATTTCAGTTGCATCTTCATATTTCCACCCAGCAATGCAGGCAGAAGTAATGTAAACATCATCCTCGTCCAGCTCAAAAAGCATATTTAAATCAATTCGCGGCTTATAATAAAATCCTTCCTGATGCGCCACAGAAATCATGTAGTTTAGCTTTCTCATTGCCTTGTAATTTCTTGCAACAATCACCATATGACAATTCATATTGTCTTTTTTTTCTCTTGTTTTTTTGTTTCCTTTTTTATCTGTGTACTCTTCTGTGGTAACACTATTTATATCTTTTACCCAATATGCTTCAACTGAATATCTAAATTTGATACCCATTTGAGTACATAAATCATACGCCGCAAGCCATTCTCCCTGATATCCATGTTCTCCCGAAAAATAGTTCCTGCAACCTATTTTTTTTGAGTATTCTATAAATTCTTCCATACTTGTTGCAGAATCGATCTGCACTAAATCAGACCATGTAGTATGCTTATGATAGTTTTCCATTAGCATATTCATGTTTTCAGTCCATTCTTTTAAATCATACGGAAATTCAAAATCAAGCCGATCTTTTGCTTTAACTGCGTAATCTAAAACTGTCATTTCTCTCCTTTGATATTTGGTGCAAAAAATGAGCTTATTATCGTTACTTTTTTCGACTAAGCTCTCCTTTCTATATTTTGATTCGTCTCGCATATAGCTGATTCCATATTTCTTCTCCGTCATCAACCGGAGACATTTTGCTTTCGCTCAATATTTTCTTAGAATCTATTACCGCAAAAACATTTACAAATCGTCTTAAAATTTGCATCTTATTTTTTATTTCGTACAAACTCACATCATTGTCATAAGCTATTACTACATTTTTAACCCCCATTGATAGGATGATTTTTATTTGCTCCATAGTTAAAACGCTTGTCTCAGAAGAAACCGCATTAAACTGCTTTCCCCAAGACCATAGTTTCAAAACACTCTTTAATCCTTCAAAAATAATGATTTCATTTTTTTCTTTTATATAAGGAAGACTTTCTTTCATTCCCGCGAAAAAATCCGTTGTCCCTATTTTCGTATAATTCATATACTTTTGAATATTCAGATTTTTATAATTCGGAAATCTTGTCCGCCCTTTAAAGCCAATCAAGTTAAAATCCTTATCTCTGACAGGATAAACTATCCTATTTGAATGTGTGTCTACTCTGATTTGAAATTGTTTCATAACATCAGCAGAAATCCCCTCGTCTACCCACTCCTGCGGAACTTCATCACTGTATCTTTCGATTTTTGATTCCGGCAAAATCTCTCGTTTTGCAACTCCAACCCTTTTCTCTTCTTGCATTCGTTTTAGAGATTTATAATATCTAAGAGACTCGCATATTTTCATCTCCGAAATATCTTTTCCCGAGAGTTGACATAGCTTTTCCGCCGCTTCTTTAAAAGATAGATGTTCCATTTTAACTAGCCAAGTAAGAAGATTTCCGCCTTGATGACATGATTGGCAATAAAAAGCATTTTTGCTCGGAGTGATAAATAAAGAAGGTGTTTTATCTACATGAAGAGGACAATGAGCCGCATAAGTATCGCGACCTCTTTTCGTAAAATCAACACTTTGACTTGCATATTCCAACAAATCTATTTGATTACACATCTCTTTAAGAGCTTCGCTGTCGTAATGCGTCTCAATCACCTACTTTCTTACGAAACAAATGGAAGTTTTTGCGGCTGTCTTGGCTGCCAAATTCTTGATGCACTCCCGTCGAATGACATAGAAATATATTCTCCTTCTCCTGTTTGTGGGCCATTCCTGTTTACTGGTATCCTAATTGCAAAGTTTCCATACTCTAACCCTCCATCTGACTGAATTTCTTCTGATGTCTTTTCTTGCCAAACCATGATAGTTGAAACGTAACGAGCAATTTTGTCGCTGTCTGCAATTTCGTCTTGCCTATTAAGCTGGGCTCCTGCAATAACCGCTAAATCAAGTTCTCCTCCGATTGTATTTTTTAAGAATGTAGTCATAGCTCCGAGTTGATTGTAGATTTCAGAAGAACTTCCTTCGTCTTCTTTTATGTAATCATATACGACTATTTCTAAGTTCATTTTGTATTTCAATACTTTGCAAATGGAGTATATTTCATCCTTCGAAGCATTTGGAACATACATATGAACAAAAGGAGCTTGTTTTAAAAACGCTTTTGCTCTCGTTAATCTTTCAGCTCCGGCGTTATCAAATGTTCCATTCTTTATTGACTTTATAGTTAACCCTGTTAAATTGGATAATGCCCTTAGAAGAAAGGCTTTTGACGACATCTCAGTGTCGAGGTATAGGACTGGAACGCCATGTCTCAATTGGAACATGACTTCATTTAAGAAATAAAAACTCTTTCCTTTTTTCATTCTTGCTGCCAATAAAACAAGTTCCTTTTTCTCGTAAGTAAAATACTCACTTAAAGCCGGAAATTTTGAAGGAAAGCCACAAATTCCATCGTCTGTCCGAGAATATTTACCAATCCCTTTGGCTCCGCTCAAAATCACTCCAAGATTACGGTCGCTTGATGAGAACATATTCATAACTTTTGCAAGTTTTTCGTCATGAACTCCATACACCTTTGATTCTCTTATTTCCATATCATTGTATTTTTCTAAAAAGAATCCTCTCGTTTTTGAACACCTAACCACATAAGACTGTGCAGGTAACTCACTGTACACTTTCATTGCATCGTCAAAAATATCGTATGTATTATCGCCTAAATTAATCGCTTTCATTTAAATCTCCTTTAATAATCTGTTAAAATTTCTGGCCGCTTAAGAATTTTCTTCAAGCTAATCGGCTGCACTTCTTTTTCTTCTACCCTCAGATATAAACTTTGGAATTTTCTTATTGCGCCATCTTTTGTTGCCGCAAAAACAATAGCTACATCATCTGTAAATCTATGATCCACCATCTGACCTGCCTTTGCAAAATACCATAAAAACATATCTTCTCCTTTAAAGTTTTAAATCGTTTTCCTTAATAAGCCGTCGAGCAACCATTTTATTGATTTTCGGCTTAATGGAAATGGAATTACTTCCGTTTGTATAAATGTAATGGCTTCCGTTAACGCGGTCTAATCTATATCCATTCCGGCGCAGAAGCCTTTCAAATTCTCTCTTATTCCAAGATTTTACTCTAGTCATATCACACCTCCTTTCTTTTCGCCATACACATGTTAACCTCTGTCTTCGTTACATACACCAGAAATAGTCTTTGTTTTGGGGTTGTAGTATAAAATTTTTCTGGCAAGAAAATTGTCTCCTATAAAAATTGAGTATATAACAGATTGAATATAATCAAAGGAACTTCTTCCTCCTCTTTGTTGACGCTCAAGGTAACACAGCATATTTTCCTTCTTTATAGCAACCGCTCGTCCTCTGTTTTCAGATATAATAAAGAATGGGTTATTGTCTAGCATTTCGCTTATTCTATTAAGAGCTCTTTTACTCACTACGTCTAATTCAATGATTCTGTAGGTTGGTTCCTTTAGTAAAACATCTCCGTTAGAATAAGTGTATTTTATTCGGGCATCGCTGAAATCCCATTTGGCTTTCGATTCAAAGGTTTCTAAAAATTCGTCTTTTGACATTTTTATTTTTCGCAATAACTTCATAGTAACAGGACGCTTATTTTCCGTCACTCTTGTTGTGAAATAAAATTTTACAATGTAATTATCATGTAAAATCTTCTTCTCAATTTCTCCCGGCTCAGAAGTACCTTCCTTACATATCTTTTTATATATTTTTAAATCTGATTCATCGCGCACATACCGATATTCTCTGGCTATAATTTCGTCAATAAATTGTGAGGCTAACGTTTTCATATCTTCTAGATTCCCTAAAAGGAAGATTTTGCTTTTAAGGAATTCAAGTATATCCCTTCTTGTAAACATAGAATAACAAGAAAAATCTCCTAAAATCTGATATTTCTCTTCAAAGAAAAGATCTGTTATTCTCACTAATCCCCCTAAATGAGATGTTTGAGCCTTCAATTCTCTCATAAACAAATCAAACGTTGCACCATCTCTAATATTTGTTTTCAATCCAATCCTCCTAACCTTCCCATTAATTCATAAAAATACGACACTGAAGCGCCTCTGGATGTCGGGTTTAAAGGAATTATTTCGGTATCTTTTATGTTAAAGCATTTTCTTTCACTCGGGTCATAATAAAAAACATGATTAATTGAATGATTTAAATTAAAAGCAATCATAGCTGCCTTCCTTATTTTTGAAGCATCTGACCCTACTAAATATTCCCTTTTTACTATGCTACTTATTTCACTCCACTTAAAAGCGGTTCCACTTGTAAAACCATTGAATAAACAAATAAATGGCTCCCAATCTAACCTCGCCGCAATTCTGTCAAAAAATCTAGGCTCTAATATATCATCTAAAATATACTTACCGCTTTCCTTTAACGCCAATATCCCGTCTCTTTTATGCATAATTATTTTGCTCTGCTCTGGTTTTGTTTCTTTTGCTTTGTTTAAAAACTCCTCTTTTGTCACTCCTATCAAATCGAGAACCACCTTATCTACGAGCTCGTCAACAAATTCCCCTATGAGATAGTATTTTATTTTATACGCACCTCCAAATATATTTCTTCCTATTTCGTATCTCTCGTCTAGCGACCCCCTTAAACTCTGGGTTTAATTTTCTGCTCATCTAATTCACGCAAATAAACATACTTATTTTGAATAATTTCTTGAATAAATTTTTCAGCTAATTTCTCTTGCGGCAAGTCATGACGTTCTACAAAATCCATAATTCCCAGATAAGTAAAACGAGTGCCGCTAGATGGATCTCCAAATTCATAATTATAATTATCTAAGTTCCTTAAGCCACCGAATTTCTTCGTCTGATTTGCAACTTCTTTTAATACATTATCTACTTCGTTAGTCATAATTCCTCCTAAATCCGGCAAACATAATAGTCGATAACATCATTAAAGCAAATATCTCCGTGAATCATAAAGAAATTTGTCCACGCATCTGCTTCACTATATCCTTCTATAATTTCTTCTTCTTGTCTTCCGTTTTTGTCAACGTACATAACATCGAGCTCTACAATATAGTCGTCTGGCGCAAACCATTCTCCGTAATAAGAAGAGTCATATCCATAGTAATAATTCGAGAGACTACATGCATCAGGAATATATTCAAATTGAACCTTCTTGCCGGTTTCATCTTCCAGTAATTTGGAAACAATATTAATCGTATTGAACATTTCCTCCATGTTCACCTTTTCGCTTGTCGTGTGAGCGTTGTAATATCCGCAGCTAAGATTTACTGCGGCAATTCCGGCAAATGGAGCTAAATTTGAAATATCACTGAAGCTTCCGTATGTTTTTTTGTATCCTGTAAACTCTGTAATATATTTTGTAAAATCTTTATTGTCGCAATCATAAAAAACCGCGTCATCTGAATTTGCCCGATCTAATTCAATCATATAATTGAGTTTTTCGAGCTGTTTTGCTTCTTCCGTTTTTATGAATTTATCGCTTCCAACTCCTCCAATTTCTTCATCTTCGCAGAAAAGGATTGAAGGACGAAATCCATTTTTTATAATCTCGAGAATCATGTATATTCCGCAACGGTCGTCACCTCCGATTCCATCTTGAGATGTTAGAATATGGTTTCCTTTTGCGTCTGTATATTCCATATATTCATACATCTGTACTTTATGTACTGTGTCCATATGAGCAGTTAGGAGAATTGGTATCTCTCCTTTTGCGTACACCCAGCCATCTCCGCTTAAAGCTTTATATTTGGCAAGCTTTAAAACCTCTAAGAGAAATCCTTTGAGTTCATCTTGGGTCATTCGACAAATATCTATAAAATCAGCATATTTTACGTCGCTTACTTCGTTGAATTTTATGTGATTCATAATTGGCGCTTTTTGCTTGATTTTCTTAAATTTCTTTTTAGTCATGTCTTTTCTCCTTTGTTAAGCTATATCTTCAAGTCTTATCGGTTCATCCGAGAAAACAAGAGGTTGAGTATCTTCTCTTTCGCTTACACATCTACAGCATATGCCTTCTTCAAAGTCGAAATCATCGTCCAATACATACTCTCCGCATTCTTCGCATTGAGAACAATCTTCCTTACATTCGTATTCTCCTGTTTCCGATACGAACACATATCCTCCTCTTCTTGCACATTCTCCGCAACAAAATGTGGTTCCGTCACTTGTTGTAACTGCATCTTCTGTTCCGATTCTAACCCATTCATCACACCAGTAACACTGTTCAAATTCATCTCTATTTTCTAAGCAGCTATCGCATACACTCCCAAATCCGGATATATATTCAAGCTCATTATTAGGGCACAAGTCTCCGCATTCTTCGCATCTTGAGCAACAATCTTCGCAATAATAGTCGTCTCCGATTAAATACATGTCGTTTTCGTTAAAAGAATATCCACAATCTGCACATGTTCTTCTTTCATTGAAGCACTCTGCACAAGTCATCGTTTCTTGTTCATCATGTTCATCTCCACAACACGGGCAAATTCCGCTATGGCCCACATCTATTCTTCTCACTTCGTTGATGTTTTTTCCTGCAAGTAAAGATACGTTACAGTTCCCGTAGTTAAAATAATCAGCATAATTAGCTCCGCAATGGCAAATAACTTTCTCGCAGTTACTTCTTCCCTTTAATGGTTTCTGCCAAAGATTTGCAACGCCCCAAGAATCGGAAATGATTTTCTGCATAATATTTCTGATGGAGCGATAAATAGAATTCTCCCCATCATTATCCTGTGGATATACTCTCCCTTGCACAAAATACTCTTTTCTTGGGTCAATATGGAACATGCAGCGATTAATTTTATCTTGCAATTCAAATTCTTCGCCGTCATACTGCTTATCAACCGTATAGAATACGACGCTTACTCCATCAAGCATATAGCTGATCGTGCCTCCGCTATAGCAGCCGGAATAATTTTCGTTTCCACGTCTAATATTCTTTTTGTCTATTGTGTGACAAGAAGCCCATGAATTTCCAAAGCTCATAGTATAATAATCGACGGGGTTCCAAGAAATGATTGTATGTCTCACGATATTTAAAGGATTTACCGCATCACACAGCTTTGCGTATTCTCTGTTGTAATCAGGGTATTTATCAATGCCTAATTTTTTGCACATTTTCCCTGTGGCCCTTGATTTTTTCTGCCCTTCCCTTGCTCGAATGTCTGGGAACTCATCATTAATTTCTTGTGCGGCTTGCTCAGTTAAGATGTGAGTTTTCCCTAATTCTAACGCACGGCGAAAAACTGAGTAAAATCTATGTACTTTATTAAAAGCTTCTGTTTTGAGATATACCACTTCTCCGCTTTTTCTTTTATGTATACTGTCATAACCCGGAAGCAATCCCCTGCCAATCCAGCTTTTATAAGTTGCTACTTCTTCAGGATAACTTTCCTCATTGTCTATTAATCTATCAAAAATCCAAGCGAGAAATTCTGAGACAATACCATAATCAATTTCTCTATTGTAGTCAGAATCAAAAACTATCTGGAATTTTCCTGTCACATAATTCGGATGGTTTCCGAAAAGCTGAGTCATTGCTCTTCCCTTGTTTTCCCACCAAGCATCTACGACTTTTTCAACTCCATATGTCGTAGATTTGTATTCATACTCATGATGAAGGTCTAAGATTTCATCAATCAACGCCGCTCTTACTTCCGGCGCAAGCTCCATTTTGTCCGGGTCTGTAAGCTGTGTGTTTTCTTCTACTGAAATTTCTTCATTTACTTTCTGTAAAAAATCATTATTCATAGTAATTTTCCTTTCTTTTTATTTATTTCGTTTACATCTATTACTTCTGGAAATGAATCAAATTTTTGTACAAAAAAAGAGCCGCTTTCGCAGCTCTAATATTTTTGCTTATTCTGTTATTCCGAAATAATATTTTTTGATTCTCTCTTTGCCAATAGTATCAATCATATCATCTATAATTTTCATAGAAGAAGAGTAGAATTCTTTTTGCGTTGCTATGACCTCCTCAGTTGTGCCATAGGATACGAGATTATGGTCTGTGGCATAATACAAACTGTATTTTTTCGTATATCTGTCTGCCCAATCAATCTCTCCATCGTCATTTTCTGCAATAAACTCTTTGATTTCATGAATCACTTTAAGTCGTTCTACTGCAAATTCCGCGGCTTCCCTTGTTGGAAAGGCGTTTCCGATAACAAACCTGTTGGTTGCTATTGATGTTGAACTAGAAAATCTGCTTTCCCATACTTCTCCATCAGTGTCTATAAAGAAATAACTTTCGCCGGAGATTATATTGTTCAAGCAAAATCTTTTAGGCTTGTTTGCCTTTTCAACCAACGATAAAAGCTGTTTTCTCTCTGCTTCCGACAAATTTTCCATATTTAAAGTAATCGTATCCATATTATTCTCCTAATCCGAAATATTTTCTAAACTCGTCTATTGAGCTTACGTTGTAAAAAATATCTTCCATTCTTTGCTCGCAGGACTCATCAACTTCTGCCGATTCCTCATATATTTGTTCAGCTATCTTGCAAACAATATCTTCCGGCGGTTTCTTCATTCCTAATTTAGCACTCAAAAAGCTTTCCGCTGTATGTATCGCCGCTAATTGCTCCGGGTAATCCAGATGATGCTTAATTTGTTTCAGCATTTCCCTTTCCTGTCCATTTTCACATTTCGCCACTCTATCCAGAAAAGACTTCATTTCTTGAGAGTTGTCATATCTAAACATGTAATCACTCCTTTAAGCTACTTTTGTGATTCTCTCATCGTACTGCTCAATTTCCTCAATTATTCGCGGCAATAACTTCTGATAGCCAATATCGTAACAATAATCAGATTTTCGACTACTCCCTTTATAATAGGGAGGAACTCTTTTCTTTGAAATTTCCGCCTCTAATTCCTCAATGAATTTGTTGCCGTCAATTTTCAGTCTAAAATCGAAAATTAGACTTCTTAAATCTTCTTCCGCCTCTCTGTTTAGGATTTTTCGCTGCATCTCGCTTTCCTCCTTGCTCGAATCTCCCTCTTAATCGAAAGGTCGTTTTCCCTTTTTCTGCGATGGCTTCTCTTGTGAGTCACAAAATCACTCCCCTGAGATTCCTTCGGGATAAAATTCATAATTGTCATGCAAGCACCTCCAGTTCGCTTAATGCGTTTTCAATTAAATTAATTGCTTCGTTATCATCGACTCTGTATTTTTCCCACCAAGAAGAAATATCTTCTCTGTCAAATACAATGTCTCTTACTAAAGCCGACAAATACACGCCAAAATCCTTATACCTTGCCGTTTTCTTGAGAATTTTTGCGTATTCCCTTAGATTGTCGAGACCTGACTGCTCCAGCCGCATTTTTATCACAGATCTTAACTCCGCATTTTTATCTGCCAATGTTTTCATCTCCCTTTCTACGCATATTTTTTAGCAAAATAATCGTCGTAATCCTCGTATCCGTCAGACATCATGATTTTATCAAGCTCTTTTCTTGCTTCTACTACAATGAACTGACGCGAAAGAATGTCTTCCGCCAATTTTTCTGCTTCATACTCATCTTCTGTATTTGACAGAATATTTTTTAAGTTTCTGATTTCGCTTTTATTTCGGCGAATTCTATCTTCTAAGCGTTCGATTTTATTCATCATAAAACCCCCTTTCTCTTAAATTATTGCAACAAAAAAGCACCCCACATAATCGCAGGATGCTTGATTGTTTGTATTCACTTTAAAGAAATATCGTCAATGGCGATTACCTTTTTTATATAATTGCCATTTCTTAATTTTTCTAGGTTGATTTCTATTTTTACCTTTTCACCTTTCATATCTTTTAGTTCATTATATACCAGTTCATCATCAACAGTGTACTCAGCACCGTCATAGGTGACTGTAACTTTGTATTCCGGTGGATACCGCAACAAGCTTATAGCTTTTTTCAGCGGCTCTTCCGGCCTTCTTTTACTCAAGTGATAAACGTCCGTAATAACACCTTCGCCGTTTATTCTTTCCCAATAAACACACTGAGTCGAATATGTTCTAAACCCAACTACAACAATAACAACAAGACAAACAATAGCGATGATTTTCTTCTTACTCATCTTCTTACTCCTCCCTTTTGTTTATCTTATCATTTAATTTGCCGCCTGTCTATTTTCCCTTTTCGCTTCTTCAAGCGCCGTAACAACTAATGTATGAGACTGAGCAATGGCACAATTCGAACAGTTAATATGCAAACCTCTTGAGCAACAAATATGACAAGAATTTTCGAAGCTCCATTTTGCATAATCTATGTCGTATGCCTGCATTTGGTATTTCTGACCGATTTCTTCAAACTTCGTCATCTTCTCTCGCCTCCTTGTAGTCTCTTATCGTGTCTGCAATAATGATTCCGACTGTCGAAATAAAAAACACCATCGCCGGAATTAAATATTTTGTTTCATATGTATTGGCAAACGCTACTCCAAAGTAAATCATAAGAATCATACTGAGTAGCGATAAAATTTCCTTTTTCATGTTTCCCCTCCTGATTTTTGAGCATAAAAATAGCGCCGCTTTCCGTTGCGACGCAATAATCAAGCTATATTCAATTAATAATCTAAATCTTCGAAAAACCCATCATTTAAAAGGATATGCTTTAATGAATTAATCCTATCTCTTTCTTCATTTTTTGCTTTTTCTTCTTCCGGGTCATATATGTCTTTGAGTAATGTCTCCATAATGAACTCTAAATTTTTTTCAGTTTCTCTTGCGAGATGTTGAGAGTCTGTTAATTTAAGAACTTCTTTTTTATAGATATCTTCATATTTCTGCTTAGTTGTATGTTTAAACACCATCCCTTTTTGAAGTTTAGAATCTATCTCGTGAGCTATATTTTCTATTCTTTTAGCAGTTGGAAGTTTCTTTGACCCCCACTCTCGCTGCACTTCTTTTTTTTTAAAAATTTTGGAATCATTCCGACTCTCCTTTCTTGCGTTCTTTCAGTTCTGTTTCTGTCTTATCGCATTTAACAAAAGTTATTTTTATGCTTTTATTTTCTGCGTCTTTCGGCAGCTCCACCACCAATTCCTCTCCAATTAATTGAACTCTTTGCTTTAAATACTCTTTCGCTTGCTCGACTTCTCCGTAATAAACTGCTTCGTAGAGAGCACGAATCTCTCTATTATCCGTCATAGAATCAAAATCGCAACTTCCTCTGTTTACCATAATGCAGTTTTCGCATTTAACATGATTGCAATATATTTTAAGTTCTTTTTTCCTGCTTTTATTGTCGATTTCTTTATCTATATAATAATCAAGAACTCCTTTCTTTAAAAGTATTCTGCAAAGATGACGAGCTTCCGCTTCATTAATATCCCAAATCTGCGTCTTTCTATAAAAAGAACAATTCCCATCAAGAGGACAATACATACAATCATCTATCGATTCAAAAACACATAATGTAGCTAATATTCTCCTCATCTCTTTGAATTCCATCGGAGGAAGTTCCGGCAGATATTCTACTTCATTTATCTTTTCTGTACTCTCATTGGATTCTTCCGGTTCTCTTTTCTTCAATATATCAAATAATCCCATAAAATTTCCTCCTCTTATCTGGACTTGCTAATTATTTACTTTAAAATATACTCGCATAATATCATTTCGTCAACGAAATTAGTTTCTTTTAGTACTGTTTTCAGCATACAAAGCACCTTTTGTAATACATATGCATAGTCGGCTACATAATCATAGAACCCGCGAAGCAATTCCGTTATAAAGTCTTGAGCACTCTCTATGTGCTCTAGAGTGTCATTCACAAAATGTAGAACCTTCGAGCAGTCATCTGTTAAATTTTCTATTTCCTTTTTGGTGATTTCATAAACTCCGCACAAAGACATCTCGGGGTTATTGCGTAGAATCCATTCATAAGCACAATTCCCACGCGGAAGCTCTGCGACTGTCTCCGCCGATCTTTCAAAATCCCAAATATTCGAAAAGTACGTCGTTTTATACAACGAAAGCAATTCTTTTCTAACATGACATTCCATAAAAGGAGAATACTCTTCAAAATCAATTTTCCTTTCTAATTTCAGCCACGTTAGGTAGCTTTCTATCGCTTTTAATTCACCGTATGTTGCATCTCCAACTCTCTTTATTTTAAATAATCTTATATGTGAAATCATAATTTTCTCCCTATTCTAATGATACAATTCGAATTTTCATACTTCCATCATCGTAACGCTTTGTTTCTAATTTCCCTTTTGCGGTTTTGCCGATTTTATCCCGGTATTTGTAATACGTTTCTGAACTGCTAAGGGAATATTCCACAGAATCATACTCCACGACTGTATTGTATGACGCAGGAACAACTCTAATTGACGTTGTTTCCCTACTCTTACTGGATATGAATAAGCCGATCTGCTTTCTGCATCCGTAATCTTCACCGGAACATACTCGTATTCTGTTGACACGCATTTTTTGCAGCCAGTTAACGTCATAGATATGATTACTGTTGCAAAAATCGCTACCAATATTAACTTCATGGGATTCATATTATTTCTGTACGCCATCGTGCTTTTCTCCCTTCTCTTCTGCAAAAACTATTGTAACGCTATCAATTTTTCTACTTGAAGAAATTTTAATCACAGTTTCGTTTTCCGCTGAATTCTCCAATATAACTGATGGAGTATTTTCCAAATTTGCTTTGCCTTCTATTCTTACTTTGGTGTCTGGTTTCTCATCTTCTCCATGATTCTGCACGTTTTTCAGTGCTTTTTTGTAAACTCTCTCTATATAGGAATCAGAGACCTCTGGTTCGTCGAGATCAATATTACGATTGCATATATCATTCGCAGCACAACTAACACAGCTATGTTTTTTGCAATATTCCAAGATTTCTTTTCTCTTTTTCATTATCGCATCAAAGTTTCTATGAATAATTTCTTCTTTATCAAAGCAAGAACAATCCCGGACATCAACAAGAGCACAATTTTTGCACCCGTTATAGCAATGTTGTTTAAGCCACTGTATCTCATAAATCAGCTCCTTTTTATCTTCTCTCTCCATTTCATCTGTCTCAAAAATTAACGCATAGTATATTTCAATTTCTTCTTCATCCATACTGTTAAAATCACAGCATAACAATTTAAAAAGACATCCTCCACATGAAGTTGCTTTGCAATATGAAATCAACTCCTGTCTCATGTCTTCAATTCCAAGAAGATTATTTGTTGCCTTTAATCCCATTTCTCTTCCTCCTTCACCGAATCGAGATTGTTTCCCTTGCTAAATTGCGGTACCACCCTATTTCTCGTTTGCCTTCCGATTTAGCGGATGAACCCGTTATCTACTACCGCGACTACATCATCCGTGTAATTGCTATTCGGATTCCATATACAGTAGCTAGTAACCCGTTTACCCTTTTTAACTCGCCGGTTATATGTGATATACGAGCCTTTTGTCGTGATTCCCCAACTTCGCCGTTTGCCTTGCAGATTTCCCCTTGCGTTTGACTTCAAAACTTCAACATAAACAATCCGCTTTCCCTTGCGAGTTCGCAGCTTTATCATGTTTGGTTTCCCTTCTGGAACGAACCGAACTTTATAACCCGGATAATGCCGCGAAATATACGTCGTTGCAACGGATAAATCCTTGTTTGTATTCGCTTTTACGGTTACCGGATTAAGTGTAAACATCATAATAGCCGCCAGAATAAACAATGCTCTCCGCATTGAAATCCTATTCATATTTTCTCTTATCTCTTTTCCTGTAATTGCCTGCATAAAAGTATTGTCCATTTGTCTTACCTACCTTTCCCATTCGTATGCACTGCCGTCATTTGTATAGATGATTAATGTGTTTCCATCTACTTCAAAATCTGTTACAGTATTCATATTAATTGTGTCTTTTGTATTTCCGTTGTTAAATACTTCTTCTGTATTTGCTTCGGATTTTTCGGCGTTTTTAGTTCCCGATTTTTCGGCAGTTATAGCTCCCGATTTTTCGGCAGTTATAGCTCCCGATTTTTCGCTTGTTGACTCCTTCATGTTTTCCGTTGTATCTTTTTCTACACTTTTGCTTTTGCTTTCGGTTGTTGCAATAGTTGTTTCCGTCGCCGCTTTGACTTCCTGCTTTTTGGTGTTCGCAGTTCCAAATCCTGCGATAACTAATAATGCTACTAATCCAATTCCGCAAAATAATGATAATAACTTCTCTAACATTTCTCTTATCTCCCTTCTGAAAAGGCGGAGTATTCCCCGCCCCGATTGTTGCGATTACTCCTCTTCGCTTTCATCGTCATTTTCAACGATTTCAAGTCCAAATCCGAGTTCTTCAATTTTTGCTTTATCCATATAGATACCTACCTTTCCGGCTATTCCTGCCGGAGTTTATGGAGTCTTATAATCTCACTTCCTTTCTATCGGATTCCGTTTGCTACCATTGAACCAACAACTCCAGTCCAATAAGCTTCGTCCGTATAGCCGCGGAAATTCAGAGTTTCTGTTGTTGTTCCCGGAAGGTCGCGCTGCCCGCCAGTTCCCTTTTTAGCTTTTCGCTCGTGCTTCATCCAGTTTGCGTAGTTTTCCCTTGATGGGTCATACGCACGTTTTGTCCGCTTTCGTCCGGTAAACTCAATAGCATCATACACACTCAACGACAAAGAATTTCTGCCGATAATCGTATCAGACCATTCTCCTAAATCCGGGTCATAACACGTCAGCCGCATATACTTGAGATTCTTCTTCTTGCCAATAAAGCTGGAAAGCCGAGTATAAGCCCAGATATAGCCATTCCTGTCAAATACCACAATAGAATTTTTTGGCAACTGAAAGTCTTTGAGCTTAATCGCTACTAAAAGCTGAATCATCTGCCACTTTCGTCCTGCTGTATGTTCTAATACGTCACAGTGTTCAAGTACTTCTTTCAAGAACTTACACTGAAACGGCGTAAGAACAAAGTTATAAAGTTGTTGCGTGGAAACGCTTCGCATGTAAAAGTTATTGTATTTCATACTATTAGCCCCCTTTCATGTATGATTGTATATGCTTATAACGCTACTTCCTGCAAGATAAAGCCGTATGACTTAGGATTGGAATAGCAAAGAGTTACTCTTGGAACGCCTTTTTCTCGGCAGACATTCAGGACTGTGATTAGTTCGGGTGTCGGATGCTCAAGTAAGATTCTTAAATGAACGCACTCATCAAATGTCTTGCTATCGCTGAGATAATCTTTTTTGCGGCAAATGTCCATAAGGCGGAAAAATGTCAGCTTTTCGATGGATCTAGTGTTAAAATCGCCGCGTGGATTAGTGAAGAAAAAGCCGTCTGTAAACGGAAACTTGTCTTTATTGTTGTAAAGTGATATTGTTAACTGTTTTTCGTGCATACTATTAGCCCCCTTCGTGGATTTTGTTTTCGCGTTAAAACGTGACGCACAGGAATTTTTTGTAATAAAAAAAGAGCGTATACGCTCCTGTGATTGCACGCTAAAAAGAGCTGACCGAAGCCAGCCCTATTCATGATTGCAGTTATTCACTTAGATGGTTAATTCTGTCATTACGCTTTTTGCTGGTGCGTCCAGAGGAATGTGAAATAATGCACAAGCGATTGATTTGTTAATGGACTTCTTACCCGCGTGAGTGATTTTTACAACGCCCATATTATCTCTAGTAATTTTGTCCGCTACGCTGTTCATTACAGCAACAGCCACTTTTTTCTTGATGTCGAATTTATATCGTCTTAAAACTTCTGTCTCTTTTTGCGTGTTAAATTTCTGCCCGATTTCAGTCAGCTTACGTTTACACTCACTAATAAGATTCTCGTCGTGACTAATCGCATATTCACGGGCAATCTTGAACACTTCTTCATGACCGCCAATAGAGTAAGTTCTAAGTTTACACTTATCCCCGTCGTATACGGCTTCACGAGTGTTTTTACCCATACTAATGCAATAGTAAGCACACTGCGGCTCAATAGCTCGAATCTCATCTAAACTACTAGCACGTTCCAGCTCAACTTTCTCGTTATTGCCAGCCTCATTGACAACATTCACGCAAGGCAAAGTGATAGTCTGGTTACTCATAAAATCATCTAACTGGTTGAGAAGTGCCGCTTTTTCAAAGTCCGCAGACTCATACTCGTGACTTTCGTCCGGCGTGAGAATATAGTTCATCTTTTTGATAGCCGCCGTTGTCAGCTTATACCGTGACCAGAACCATCTTTCAAGCCCAGCTTTTTCGCCGCTTGCTAAGATAGTATTTACGCCCTTTGCAAAAAGGTTGCTGTCTTTGATGTTTAAAGTATCGTTACTAACTTCTTTCGCTGTAAGTTCGTTGTTTTTGATGTTGAGAATTAACATAGTTACCCCTTTTCTACCTGTACTCTTTTCAGGATTTTTTTATTTTCCGGACATTTTGCCCGTGTTTTAAATAGTTTCAAATCGTGCCAACATGCCCGCCATTTCTAACAGGTCTTTTCTAGTGGAACTGCCCGTAAAATAGGCAGACTGGTTGCGTAGTTTCCCGGCTTTCGTTTGAATTTTCCCGTATAGGCGTTACACGCCCACTACTACTCCTACGGTATATACGCCCGAATAATGCGGAGTTGTGGCTACACCACAAACTGGTAGTATGTGACCCGTATCTTGACGGGATTTTCTTAAAGGGATTGAATCCCTTTGTCGCAAGCCCTTTTGTCTTTCGACACCGCTAATATATGATAGGCAAAACAGAAGTCAATACCTCTTTTCAAAAATTTTTCACGGTTCTCAAATATGGCTTATTTATGCGGTATTTTAAAGGTTTTAAACATAGAAGAACCAGCACAAATTTAGATTTGTCACAGTTTTTATAGGGGGTGGCAAAAACCTTTGATAGAGCTTTATTTTTAGCGGCTCTAGGTGGTTAGTCCCCATAAACACTGACCTAAATTTTTCGACCAAAAATACTCCATCCACCACCTACTCTTCTCTTCCATATTCACTGCTTCAACTCCCACTCTAGACTCAAAATTTTTCAAAAATACCCCATCGACCATAGTATCGTTTTTCATTTGTTATTGCGATAAAAAATCTACCTACCCTACCTCAAAATTCGACTTATCCACAAGTTATCAACAACATTTCAACCGTATATTTTCTGAATTTTCTTAAGTTTTTCAATTTTGCTAAAAAGTTATCCACAATTTGCTATTTTTCAGAAAAATGAATTCTCCTCAGCGGATTCCTGCATACAGTAAGTTTTCTATTGCAGTAACCTTCTTCTCTCCTTTTTCAAGAATCATCCTGTTAGGATTTGTCTGTAATAATAAACTATCTTTTGTGAATCGAGATTCTATATCCAGAAAATGTTTGGATGAATTCGCAGAAAAAAAGATAATTATGTTTGTATTCTATAGACTGCATATGAGTGTAGTCTTTTTTATTTTGTTATTGCGCGGATAATATGCACAGTAATTGTCTAATATCTCACCGTAACCGTCAGATCGCAGAAAAATTCTGTCCGTTTTCAGAAGTATATAGTGCGACGCTCGTGGCTCGGCATTTTCTAGCCGAAAACACGAAAATCCACTTGGCGAAACAATGTCTTATCTTATTAAGTCTTATATTAATAGGTCACATTCTGGTGACAAAAACATGACATCTCGACTGTGCTTATCTGGGGGTCATGTCACAAAATTGTCGTTCCAGACTGAATCACCCATGTTTGCTGGGCAAAGTACGTCTGGCACGAAAAGAAAGGAGAATTCTATGGAGTATTTCGTAAAAATTCCGAACAATTTTATAAAATGCGATATTGAAAAAGACTTTGACGTAACACCTTCGTTCTATGTCGTATATTACTTGCTAAACAATAATAGAAGCATTAGAAACCAAAGCTTTATATCGATTAAAGAAATCATGGATATATATTCTGCAAAATGTACTTCTAGAAAGCCCAAAATTTTCAACGATATCGTTAAATCAATAAATAAACTAGAAGAATTAGGTCTTATACGCTCACTCAATACACCGTCAGTTTTAAGATATGAGTCGTTTTTGAAATATCAGATTTGCGACGCTTTTGATTCATCGTGTGATTTTACTATTTTTACTGAAAAAGAGCTCTTAAATATCATGAAGATTGACTCTGCAATAACCAAAGATACTCTTCTTCGTGTCTATCTATATATAAAAGCAAATATTATAAAAAGATCATCCCATCAAGAGGAAACGCTAGAAAATCCCGAAGCATTTTTTAAAAATATAAAAGTATCCGCAGAAGAAATTGGGATTCATTACAATACTTTTTACGGCACAATAGAAGAACTTTGTAAAGGAGAAAATCCATTATTGATAAAAAGTAATATAATCCATCGCTCCAGCAAGAACAGTCCTATATGCTCTCCTCGAGTTATTGTTATTAATAAGGTGGGTTGGAAAAAAGAACTACAAGGTGCTGTCTCCATCCTTAAAAATAATCCCGGATGGGAAAAAGAACTTCTCGCGGCAAACGCACTGATAGAAAGAAAGTGAGCCTAAATTCAAAAAAATCGCCCCGTTTCTGAGAAGTATATAGTGTAAGCAGCAACGCCACAAGAAAGGAACACAATCAATGACAGATACATATAAAAAAGAAAATGTAAACAAAAAGTTAACCATTAAATCAAGAGATTGGCTACATCGGGAACAATGTACTATCTTCGAGGAGTCAGATGCTCCTGGAGCTATTATCAATCAGATAATCAAAGATAACTTATTTGATATGCAGTGTATGATTAACATTCTTGAAAGAGATACTGAGGATTTAGAGGAGGATTTATATGCTTAGATACAGCAATCAGGGACAGACTATTTCTATTAACTTAAACGACGATTATCAGATTTATGCAATGGCTAGATGGGACAAGAAAAGCTCTTTATATATTGCAGAAATGTATATTTCCAAAAAAGAGACAAATTCATTTCTACATTTCATCAATAGCTTTACTATCTCATGCGAAAGGATGGATTTATTTATGACGTTGACTAAAGAAATATCAGAAATGTATTCCAACACAGGATTTTCTGACGAAATTTCGGAATACGAAAACATTCTAAATGCAATTACGACAGGCTATAAAGACCATTAATGTGCGAATTTTGTAAACAGCCAAAATGTCCGCCGGAATGTCCTAATTACTCTCACTCGAGATTTTATGAGCAATGTCATTATTGTGAGGGAGATATTTTGCCGGGCATGGAATACATAGAAACCTATGCGGGAAATTACTACCATTATAATTGCTTCAAGTGTTTAACAACAGATGAAATCTTAAAAGAAACCGACTTAGAAGTTAAAACCGCAGAACACTACGACTGGAGGTAGCAATATTAGCGAATTCGGAATTAAAATAAAAAACATTAGTGCAGGAATGCTTTATGATGTTAACTTAGGTATTAGAGATTACTTTACTTACACAGATGCAATGCTCAACAATAGCTTATTCAGTTATTTTCTTCAAAAAAATGGCATGAAAGTGTATAAAGGCGAATCCACTAGAGACGTTATTTGTTTAGATTTTGATTTCGGAAGTAGGTCGTATGAAGACGAGAAAAAACGACTGAATAAAATGATTAAGAATGCAGCAAACGATACCGAAAGAAAAAAGCTTGAAAAAGTTGTTGCAAAGATTGAAGGAAACAAAGAAAAATATGCTCCTAAAAAACGCGGAGAAATTCGAGAACAGTTCTATGAAGAAGGAGTTTCAATCACATATACTACCAAGAAAAAAGACGGAAGTATTAAAAGTTCTCAGACAATCCGCTACCGCATGCTCTATCGCACAAGCGCAAAAGCAAAATCTGGGCAGGTAATTTTCATTAATGAAAAACTTTACGATAAGGCTTACGACTGGCTCACTATGGGGCTTGGAGATAAAATGCCAAAAAATGACGCGAAAATTGTTGAAATGTCCGCTTATGCCCCACTCACAACATCTACAATCGTAGATACAATTCATATCCCCGTTGAAGATATTTTAATATTAAAAGATCAGGATTCATTCTTCAAAACAATCGCAAACGTGGTTTACGCCGAAGAATACGAAAAGAAATCCGGTAAAAAGACTGTTAAATCCAAAAAATGTCTCGTGAAGCAGGAAGAACGTGAGGTAAAAAATACCTTATGGGACGGAATGGGTATTATTGAATCTTCTTACCTCCCACAATCTATTAATGGCATGGCCCTATTAAGACAGCACATGTTCAAAATGTGTGGGTTTAGAGGGCATATTCAGAAGTTTTTCGTGGATTGGTGCTATGAAAACGGTCATGATTACTATACATATCAAGTTCCAGACATGTTTGGCAACATGCATTATGTGAAGGACATCAAGATTATTACGACTGATAATGCAATAAAGTGGCGCAAGTTCATTGATATTATGGGTGGAACCCCAGTCAAGGCGTATGATTACTGGATGGGTAGAATCAAGGCTGATGGTGAAATCTGGGGAATTGTAAAAACTGACCACAAAAGTAAGCTTGGGGATTTACAGCAGATGAGCTATCAGATGATTAACACTCTTCCTTGCAACCGGGATGATGTAAGGAACATCGCTGATAATAGTATTTCATATGTTGAAAAGATCAAAACCGATGGAGCCGAATTTGAAAAGTTCTTGCGAAAAAACGCAAATGCGGTAAATCACTACGAGATGCTTGCTGATTTGTACTCTCATAATCCTGATTTTGCAGATAGCACATGGTTTAGGCATGAAAAAAAGAAGATTATTTCTGAATATGTATTCAGGCTTAGGACAGGGAAAATAACTGTCAACGGAGATAATCTTACTTTGTGCGGAAACCCTTACGCTCTCCTGCTTCATTCTGTTGGTGAGGACTATAGAGAAGACCCTAGCTTTTCTGATGAAGATGGAGCAATACAATGTTATACCCCGAGATTTAAAGATGACGAGTATTTATGCGCTTTTCGAAATCCGCATAATGCTCCGAATAATATATGTCACTTACATAATGTTTACAGTGATGTTATGGAGAGATACTTCCCATTTAGCGAAAATATTATTGCGATAAATAATATCTGTACAGATGTGCAGGATCGCGCGAATGGATGTGACTATGACTCAGATTTTTTCTTTGTAACAAATGAAGAAACTATGGTTAAATACGCCGAAATCGCATATAAGAACTATCCTACCATTGTAAATGACATTCACGAAAGCGGGATTACATACGCAAATACCAAGAAGGCATACGCCGAAATGGATAATAAATTTGCAAAATCGCAGCTTGGAATTGGATTATCCAGTAATTTAGCCCAGCTCGCAATGACATATTACTGGACGGAACTTAATAAAGAGAACCCAAATAAAGAATTACTTAAAGAACTTTATGATAACTTCGTTATTCTAAGTGTGTTAGCGCAGTTAGTAATCGACAGCTGTAAGAGGACGTTCGAAATCGACGCTATGGAGGAAATTGACAGAATTCAGCGAATGGACTGTATGTGCAAAACCGCAGAAATAGGGCTTGAGGACGGAACGGTTATAACTGTGAAGCGAGATTTTCCTCATTTTATGAAGTATACTAGAAATGTCCCTACTACCAAAAACGGGAAAGAACTGCCTCAAGGAACTATTGCAAATAATCGCAAAAAACTCAGTGACAGAATCAATGAAGAACTTGTCTGCCCTATGAATTGGCTTCAGGAATGGCTTGATAAAATTCAGAACTTGGTTTCAAAAGGTACTATCCCAACCAAAGACTTCTTTATTAAAATGAAGGGAACGGCGAACAACCGCCAAATGTCTAAAATACGAGGTATTGTCGAGGAATATGACCGCATGATTAAATCGTATTACGCAAAATACGGCGGAACGGAGGAATATATTGAAAAACTAATAGAAGAATCTGATTTTATAGTAGAACAGCTAAGAAAAGTCAAAATCGGTAATGCAGTAACTATAAATCGTCTTATCGAGGTAGCCCTTGGCCTTAATGCTCCGGCAAAAAACAAGAAGCTGGATTATAAGCAAGGAACTAAGTACACTCGAAAGATGCTGAATCTACTCTACAAAATGGATAGAGAAAAATTTCTCGCAAATTTTGTTCGAAAAACTACTTAGTTGGCTCAAAAAAACAGGCTCTAAACCCGCATAAATACTGGGTTTCGTAAAATGCAAATGCGTCCGTTATATGGAAGGGGTACGAGCTTGGCGGCTCTCCCTCCAATTTGCGAATGTACAAGGATTAATCGGAGGATTTATTTATGGTATTAAAAGAAGCTTATAGATACATGAACCATTTAAATTCACTCATCACTGAAGCAGAACTTCACCTTTACGAACCTGCTTTTACAACAAAGAAAAAGGAAACCCACAAAAAAAGTGCGGCAATTTCCTCTGAAAAAGATGAGGTCATTGAAAACGTCAATTTATATGATGTTCCGTTTTCTGTTGCTGATGTGATTGACTTTATTGTTGAAGCACTTAATCAGAAGTCCCTTCTTTCTCATGCAATTACAGAAGCAAAAAAGAATACTCCTATTGACATCAATGATAGTATTTCTATCAACAAAACAACTCAGGAATTTATCAATATTTTAAATATGCTAGGTAAAAAGAAACCTAGCGAAAGAACTGTTAAGCAGGTAGGATACACTTTCAACGCTGAAGGAAATCAGGTTCCTTACAAATATGATGTAGATGAAGTAACTTCAATTAACTATGATAGAAAAGTTGTAAAGAAATTGGCGAAGAAACTGTCTTCAGAGTGTGATGCGGTTTCAACAAATTTAGACGCAATCGAAATTGAGACAATTGTAGATTATTCTCCTATTTGGGATTTATCTGACTCATTAGAAGATATCTTAACAGAAGAATAGCCATTATGCCGCCGTTTGGCGGTTAACCTTCGGGTTATAAAACGAGAACTGAAACTGATTTGTAATGGTCGGTCGGTTCAGTCGCAGATGAACTATGAGGCTGCGGAGCAATCATGCTAAAATGATATTCACTGCTTGCAGTGTCTTACAAAAAACAAGATTTCAAATAATGGGTTTTATTATTCAATAAAAATTGGTTTAGAAAACAGCGAGTAAAAGATGACTTGTCATTTGCTTCGTTATTCGTCCCTCCTGATATTTCACCATCTTGTTCTATTTATATCTCTATATCTCTTTCTTTCTAAAATCGCTTCGTCCAATAGTTATCCTGAGCAGGATAAACATTTCTTAAAGTATAAAGGATGTACTTATATTATTTTAATTATACATGGAAAATATTTTGACGTACATAAAAAATATTGATTGAGATTACGATGATTTTTCAGTTTTCATTTTATAGCCCGAAAAGCATTTATCTATTTCCCGTCGTAAAGCACTATGGACATGCGCCAGTCTGTAAAACTGGTGACTTCGGTCTGGCTTGGTTCGATTCCAAGAGGCGGGATTTTGCAGGGTAGCAAAGTTCGGTATTGCGCGGTCACACAGCAAATCATTAGACCGAGACGAAGGTTCAAATCCTTCCTCTGCAATTATCTTATTTTAGGAGGTCACTAACATAATTCCAATTACAAAAAATGAAGCAAAACATATGTCCAGTCTTGGATATAAGTATAAGTCAGACATTATGAGAACGCTTAATGGTCGAACTTATTTTCTTAAAGAATCAGATATCCTTATTAAGAAATTACGGGAATATCGAGAATCTAGAACTATCAAGGAAAGTTGGTAAAACTTATTGGATTATACTCTATTTTTTGATACCAATGCTCTTCTGAATCTTCAAGAACAAGCGTTTAAAGAGAAGTTTGTTATTGCTCAAAAAACTCTTGAAGAAATTGAAAGCATTAAATCTTCTTTTAATAAAGATGGAGAAGTAAAATATAAAGCTCGTAAGGTTGCTCATCTGCTAAACGACCGAGAGTCAGATTATGAAGTAATTCCTTACAGTCCAGAAATTCAAAACATTATTCAATTACATTATTTAGAAGAAACACCTGACAATATTATCCTCGCAAGTGCGTATTGCTACGATAATGCAGTAAATAAAGTCATTGTTGTTTCCGATGATTTAAACTGTAAATTCATCAGCAAAAACATCTTTGATTTAACAACAAAAGGTATTGACGATATCAATATCGCAAAGAAAATTGAAAATTATAAAGGATATAAAGACGTTACTCTCTCTGATGAGGAAATGTCTTATTTTTATACTCATCTTTCGGAGAATATTTTTGAATGTATCTATGGAGAGTATTTAATTATCAGAAAATCTGATGGAGAAATCGTGGACTACCGCAAGTGGAATGGGCAGAATTATGCCGCGCTATCATATACACGCGTAAACAGCAATTTTCTTGGAAAAATAAAGCCAATTAATCCAGAACAAATTTTAGGTTTTGATATGCTACAAGACGATTCTAAAACTATAAAAATACTGGCAGGAAAAGCCGGTAGCGGTAAAGATGCTATTATGATTGCAAATGCAATAAAGATGATTGAAGACGGAAAATACGACAAGTTAATCTATGTTAGAAATCCTATTTCGGTACGAGATGTTAGCGAAATTGGTTTCCTTCCGGGTTCAGAGGAGGAAAAATTAAGCGTCTTCTCTCGCGCTCTCGCAGACCACTTAGGCGGGATCGAGGGGCTGGAAATGCTCATGTCTTCAGGTAAGGTAGAAATAGAGCATCTTGGTTTCATCCGAGGAAGAGATTTAAAGAATGCAATCGTTTATTGCAGTGAAGCAGAAAATCTTACAAAAGACCATGTTCAGCTTTTAATAAGTAGAATCGGAGAAGGTTCGTCTTTATGGATGAACGGAGATTATAAGCAAGTGGATAGTCCAACTTTCCGAATGAACAATGGATTATTATCTGCAATTCAAAAACTTGCAGGAAATGAATCATTTGGATATGTTCAACTTCAAAAGACTGAAAGAAGTAAAACTGCCGCATTAGCGGATTTATTAGATTAAAATAAAGGAATCACAGGAGAACTATATATGGATACAATTTTAATTCCACCATCAGTATTTGACAGCGAAAGTGAATCTTTTTTCCCAGACCCAAAGGATTATACCTATTGGGAAGCAAGAGAGTCTCGCATCTTCTATATTGATTGGGAATTAGATGAAATTTATAACGCCGTAGAATTATCAAAAATCATTATTCAGATGAATGTAAAAGAAAAAGACATCCCAAATAAAAACCTAAAGCCTATTTATCTTTTTATTCACTCTTATGGAGGAGATTTAGACCAGTGTCATACCCTTATAGATATTATCTGTAGCAGTAGAATTCCTATTGTTACTGTCGCAATGGGTGTTGCTATGTCTGCAGGTTTTATGATTTTTCTGGCAGGACATAAGAGATATGCGTTCAAACATTCAAACTTAATGGTACATAAAGGACAAGCGTCTATCTCCGGAACACCAGACCAGATTGAGCAGGCACAGAAGAATTATAAACGTCAGTTGAACGATATGAAGGAATTTATCCTTGCAAGAACAGAGATTCAAGAAAAAGTTTTTAATAGGAATGCAAATAAAGACTGGTTTCTTACAATTGAAGAACTTGAAAAATATAAAGTTGTAGACAAAATTATTGATAATTTTACAGATATCTTTGCAGATACTTGTACACTGGAGGAGATTTTTTAATGGCAAAAATTTATACAAAAGTTAGAACCATTACAGATACAATTAAAATTAAGAAAGGTACTATTTCTGAGGATGGAACAAAAATCAGCTTTGTAGAAGACGATGTTGATTATGAAGTTCCGATTTCAGATGTTTTCAAGCCGTTTAGAGGCCAAGACTTCTCTCTCACTCTCACGTCAAAAGAAGAGCGTGATTTAGAAGATTAGGAGGCACTATGGTAGATTTACATGTGCTTCCCGGCGAAAATGCCGAAAAATATCTTTGGAGAATTGGACAGGCAAAGGATTCTGGCGAACTCGCGCTCGGCTGGAACGAGATTTCAAAATTGATGAATGAAAAATTCATTGATGATGAAATCGACTATAAGGGCAGCAGCGCATGGCGAAAAGATTATCGAACAACAAAAAAGTTTTTTGATGCCGGTGTTTTCGACAATTCCGACAAAGATAAAGAATTAAAAGACAAGAAACTCGAATTAGAAAAAGAACGAAAAAAATTGCAGACAGAAAAAATCGAGTATAATCGCTGGATTAGAGAAGATGCTCGAGATGAGATGATTTTAGAAAGTATCTGCAACGCTATGAAGACTCTTCCCGCTATTTCACGCCCGCGTCCTATATTTATTCCTCATAATCTTTCACAAGAGAAGGAATATCTTTTATGTATTGCTGACGCACATTATGGAGTAGAGTTTACATTGCCAGATTTATTGGGCAACAACATAAACGCATATAGTCCAGAGATATTTGAAAATAGAATGTGGAAACTTCTTGATGAAGTTATTTCTATCATCAGAAAGGAAGACATCTCTCATCTGAACGTATGGGAACTCGGAGATGGAATTGAAGGAATTTTAAGACTTACATCTCAGCTAATGAAGCTTAGATATGGAATTATTGACTCTTCTCTTCGTTATGCAAATTTCTTGGCAAGCTGGCTACTCGAACTTAGCAAATATGTAGAAATATCTTTTCAGATGGTAAAAGACTCGAATCACTGCCAGTTAAGAATCTGTAATGCAAAGAAAAACGCGTTTCCAGAGGAAAATATGTCTAAAGTCGTTTTGGCGTTTTTAAAAGAACGCCTTAAAGATGTTGACAGAATCACAATTTCAGAAAATCCGACTGGTTTTACATTTGATAATTTTTGCGGCTCATATACTCTCGGCAATCACGGAGAAATGAAGAATTTCGCAAGTTCTGTAAATGATTTTGAAAGACTATATAATCAGCAGGTAGACTATGTTATCTGCGGACATGTACATCATTTCAAGGCGGAAGAAGTCGGAAAAAATTCTGAAGTAATCGCATGTCGTTCTATTATGGGTGGAGACCCGTATGGCGCATCTCTAAATAGAGTTTCTAATGCAGGCGCATCGTTATTCGTTTTCGAAAATGGAAAAGGAAAAACCTGCGAATACACAATTAAATTAGATTAGATAATTTGAGGGAAATATCTCCCTCTTATTTTATACAAACAAAAAAGGATTTAAAAAGGAGAAAATTATTATGGTAAGAAAAAATGAATTTATTACAGCAATTGTAAAAAAAGTTGACGGATTAACAAAGAAAGATACAGCAATTATCTTAGATGCTATTTCTGAGACAATTACAGAGTGTCTTGTAGCTGGCGGCAAAGGAGAAAAGATTAATCTTCCGGGACTTGGTTCATTAGAAGTAAGAGAAAGAGCTGGACGAGAAGGAAGAAATCCTCAGACTGGCGAAAAGATTGATATTCCTGCAAAGCTTTATGTGAAGTTTAAAGCATCTAAGGCTTTTAAAGACGCTATCGCCGAATAATGGAGGATTTATGAGATTTATAGATTTTGATTCTATGTCAGATTTCGCTGAAAAGCTTATTCAGGCATCTGTATCTAGTGGCGACAAAAATCGTTATTGCGGAGTTGCTGTGTGCAATTACGAAGTGGCCACTGGGCTTCTCGAAGAATTAGCAAAACGCAGTCAAAAATTCAGACACATTGATTTATCTGCTCCCGAAGTATCTGGCTATCTTAAAGAATATGCCATTATGGTGACAGAAAAAGGAATTTACTGCGAAAAAATGTATAAGCCGAATAATATGCGCCTTAATTTTAGAGGTTGTACTATTCCGGTATATGTTCACGGAGAATGTTTTGACGAAATTGAAAATCTTGTAAATAAAGATTCTTTCGCGTTCAACATTATCCCTAAAGAATATAAGAAAGCAGAAAAGCAGCCGGATAACACTGCTCCTTCTGTTTACAGATTAATCTGGGAAAACTTTAGTTAATCTTAGATTATATTGAATTTTATAGAGCGGAAGCCGCTCTTTATTGGCTGTTGGCGAAACGGAAACGCAACGGAATTTGACTCCGTGAATTCAGGGTTCGAATCCCTGGCGGCCAGTATTTAATTGATAGTGATTTATAGAAATGCAGAATGTTTGCATTCAGGCAAAGGCACATGAGCGCCCTCTTGCCTTATAGACCACTATCACTAGCCCTTGGCTATCTTCGTGATGGTTGAGGGCATTTTTTGGCTTTTTTACGAGAAAGGATGTGATTCTTCTGGCAACTACACAAACAAAAACTCGAGGCAAAGGAAAGAATCCTCCTGTTGCGGAAGTTCGTGCCGAAAATGAAAAATTAAAAGCTGAATTAGAACGTATTAAAAATAGTGCCTATTGCCATATGTGTGACAAACACAGGTCGAGAATATATTTTTACGAAAATTATGATCCTCGGAGTAAAGGAAAAGTCTCTCCTATTTGCATCGACTGTGCAAGAAAAATTGCCATGCGAACAGACGATAAAGGGATTGAGCATTCTCCAACAAAAGAGTCCCTAATTGAAGCGTTAAGATATGTAGATAAACCATTTTTCGAATCACTATACAATTCCAGTATTGAAGAATCAAAAAATGAATTTTCTGGACAGACACCGAAAACATTTTACGGTTGTTACATGAAGAATATTCAAATGCCGCAATATCGGACGTACAGATTTAAAGATTCTGACATATTTCAAATACCGGATTCTTCTCCAGAAAAGGAAATTGACGAGCAAGAAATGATTGCTTCTAAAGAGGGATTAGATGTGTATGATAGTTTTCAGAAAAACAAAGAAGATGTTATCCGATTATTAGACTACGACCCTTTTGAGCAAGAATCTGTAAAAGACCAACCACTCTTATACTCTCAACTTCTTGGAATGTTAGATGCTGACGGAGAAGGAAATGACGACATGATGCGAATTGCTTCTTGCGTGTCTATCGTTAGAAGCTTCTTACACCAGTCTAAAATCGACGATGCAGTAACGAAAATGATGATAGACCCGCTAAGAATAAAGGATAATTCTGCGAGTATAAAATCACTGGAATCCAGTAAAGGTGACATTACTAGAAATATCACAAATTTAGCGGCAGAAAGCTGCATCTCATTGAAAAATAATAAAAATGCAAAAAAAGGCGAAAATACTTGGACTGGCAAAACAAAGAAAATGAAAAACCTGAATCTTCGAGAAAGCGAAGTAAATGGGTTTGATGTTTGGACTTGTCGGGGTATGCAACAGGTTATGGAGATGAGCGACGCATCTATTATGAAGCAGCTTAATCTTGATGAGTCTGAATGGTCTGATATTGTTGCCGAACAGCGAGTGTTGCTTAGAAAAACTCAAGAAAATTGTCGGCAATACGAAGAAATATCGCGAATTTTGCTTAGAGAGAATATTGATTTAAAGGATTTATTAAGAGAACATGATTTGTTAGAAGAAGATAATCTTGTTGACTTAGATAAACTATATTCTTGTTTCTCTGGCGAAAATGAGGAGGCTGTCTCAAATGACAATCAATCCGAAAGCTGAGAAAACAATCAATGAAATTTATTCAAAAGTAAATATCGAAGATTATAATATTAAAATTTCCGACAAAAAGACTTTAAATGAAAAATATTTAAAAAATATATTCGGCGAAGCAGACAATAATACTATCTACGTTCGTCCGGGAATATACGCCATGTCTACTAGAAAAATCGAATCTCTCATTGCTCTTGCCGAAATCCAAAGATATTATCAAGCAAATCCTGTTCGGTTTATTGATGACTGGTTCAATATCGAACTGCTTGACGCGCAAGCATATATCGTTCAAAGGGCTTGGGTATGTCCAAATGTGTTACTGGTATGTAGTCGTGGATTTGGTAAATCTACAATTACAGATATTATCATTATGGCAAAAGATATGCTGTTTTCAAATTACTGGAGCTATATTGCTAGTGGTTCTGGTAGTCAGGCTGAACAGACTTTTACGACTCTTGAAAAACTTGCGAACGATAATATTGATAGCATGATGGGTTCTACTGGCTATATTTTTAAAGATGAGGTCGAAGTTAAAAATGCCGCCGGAGACGGATTCAGTCATTCATCTGATGGGTTCTCGTACTCTCTCTACAATGGTTCAATGACGAAAACACTTAATAGTAACGTTGACAAGAAGCGCGGCGCAAGAGGCAACTTAGTTGTTTTTGATGAGTGTGGATTCTTAGACGCAGATATGATGCATACATATGCTGCTTTTGTCATTGTTAATAAAGGGTTTGCTACCGGAAAAGACAGAGATGGAAATTCGATAGACATAAATCGACTTCGTTCTATCCCCTCTCCTATTCCTAATCAGCTCTTTTATATTAGTTCCGCTTCAAGCGTGGATACTGAATTTTATAGGTTATACAGAGACTTCTCTAAGAGAATGATTATGGGCGACACCGATTATTTTGTTGCTCAAATTGATTGCGAGATTGTTTTGAAGCCAACAAAACGAGGTAAAGTTATCGCTCCTCTCTACTCTCGCTCCACTATCGAAGCAGCAATGAGAACCAATCCCGAAAAAGCTCGTAGAGAATATTATTGCGAGTTTACTACAGATGCTGGAGTTAATGCAATCGTTCGGCGAGGAGTTATTACTCGAAATGAAGAGACCCGTAAACCACTTCTATACAATGATACTGGCGACAAAAAATTCATTATTGCATATGACCCTGCTCGTTCACGAGATAATTCTGTAATTCTTGTATGTGAGGTATACGACTTTGTGCAGGTAAACGGAACTATCGATAAAAGAATGAGAATTGTTAATTGCATTAATCTTGTAGATGTCGGGAAAAAGATAAAATCCCCGATGCAGACACCAGATCAGATTGAATATTTAAAGAAAGTCATTCTTGATTATAATGGCGGAGCAGATGCTTATGGGAATATCTTGGCCGTATATATTGATGCAGGTTCTGGCGGTGGTGGTGTAAATATTGCGGACTATCTTATGCCAGACTGGACAGATAAATTTGGAATTGTTCATCGTGGCTTAATAGACAAAGAATATTCTGCTGAATACGTGAAAAAATTCCCTAATGCCGTAGATAAAATCCGTCTTATGTCTCCTGCTAAGTATAAATCTGAGATGTTTGAAGCAATGATTGAACTACTGAATCAAGATAAAATCAGTTTTACATCACAATATGATAATAAAAAGTATCTCACAGTATTTGATATAGACGAAGAGATACTTCGGAAGCAAAAAGAAAAAATATCTAAGGAATTAAAAAAGAAAAAGCTAGACGAAAACGAATTCGAACGTCAATTAAGTGAAAAGATTAAAGAAATTCAATCGGTAAAAACAAAGATGATTAAGCTGGATTGGATGGATGAAATCGCTTTGGCAAATATTGATGCTTTGAAGGAAGAGCTTGTCAATATGGTTAGAAAAAAACGTGATTCTTATAAGGATTCATTTGAGTTAGCTCCTGAGAAAGCGAATAAAATGCATGACGATAGAGCCTACGTTTGTGCGATGGCAGGCTACGGATTAATGGAAGAACGCCGTAAAGCAATCACTCAAAGAAAAAAAGTTCCAAAAAAGAATCTCGTAGGGCAACTTACAATTCGAAGAGGAAAAGAAATTTCTTCATTTTAAGGAGGTGTGGCGATGCCACAAAATAAGGTGGACAACGCACCTGCTGCTCAACCAAGCGCTAGTGAAATGCGTAATTGGTATGAAGAGCATAAAAAACAGATTGAAAAATATGAAGACACGAATAATGCGTTAAAAAATCTTAGAGATATCACAAAGTCTTCTTCTTACAGAACAATAAGTAATTATAGTAAGGAGACTGTTAAATCATATCTAAAAAATATCTCAAGCAATGAAAGCAATCTTAGAAATCTATCTCGTTTCTTATTTTATAGAAGCGAAGTCTATTACCGGCTCGTGAAGTATTATGCCGGACAACTCGATTTATCTATTCGTAGCGTTATCCCAAACTACAGTCTGACCAAAGACAATGATAAAGACGCTGTTTTACAGTCTTTTGAAGAAACATCGAAAAAATTAGATGAGATGAATATTCAGTATGAATTTTTTAAGGCGGCTGTTGTTGCTCTAAGAGAAGATGCGGCTTATTACTGCGCTTATTATACCGAAGGAGAAGGATTATTTCTGCTCCCGCTCGACCCTGATTATGCAAAAATTCAAGGAGAATACAGTGACGGTTCATATGGTTTTGCTTATGACATGAGCTACTTTAGAAGAAATAAAGAATTCTTAGAGTATTGGGGAGAACCTTGGCAATCTATGAACAACGAATATGAAAGTACGGGAGAAAAATGGCAGACGGTACCAGAAGAATATGGCGTTTGTATAAAATTTAGAGCTGAAGACTGGGAAACTGTTGTTCCTCCGTTTGCTCCTATGTTCATAGATATTATTAATTTGCTAGATTTAGCAGAATATCAGGCTGTTCAAGAAGCCGCAAATATTTATAAGCTTATTTGGCTCGAAATGGAAACGCTTAACGGAACAAACGAGCCGGACGATTGGAAAGTAAATCCGCAAATCATGATTGAATATTTCGATCGTATGTTAAATGAAGCCCTTCCAGATTATGTTTCTGCCGCCATTGTCCCGGGAAAGTTGAAAGAAATTAGTTTCCCAAATGACGCTTCTACAGACGTAACAAAAGTTGAAAAAGCAACAAGTGAAATTTTGAATACTGCTGGAGGCGCTCAAGTTTTAAATTCTTCGACTGTTTCTGGTACTACTGCATTCACTGGCTCAATGAAAGTAGACTCCGAATTCGCCCTTTCTTCTCTTATTCCACAAATTGAAAGAATCGTAAATAGACTTCTTAAATATTATTGCTCCAATCCATGCAGAGTAAAATTCTTTGAAATTTCCACTTTTACGAAAGAAGAATACAAAAAGACTATGATGGAATCTGCTCAATACGGACTTCCAACTAAATTGATGGTAAATAACTTGAATGGATTCTCTGAAATGGATACTTTAGCTCTTAATTTTTTGGAAGAAGAATGTTTGGGATTATCCGATATCTTTAGACCTTTGCAGTCTTCTTATACTACTACTTCCGATTCTTCTGGTGGCGGACAGGCAAAAGACGATTCCGACTTAACAGACGATGGTGAAGCGAGCCGAGATAAAAGAGATAACTCTAATTAATGGAGGTATAAATGCCAAATTTTATTAAAACATCCTTTACAGACACCGCGGAACAGCTCAGAGCAATTGGATTTTGCGAAGTCCAATCCAGCGATGGGAAATATACATTTATAAATGACATCGAAAAGTTAAAATTCAACGACGATGTTATTGATAGAACAAAGATTAAATGCAGCAACATGCTATGCATTTAGTCTTCTCCTCTTTTGGAGATAAAAAATAAATCGAAAGGAGGATTGGATGAAAAAATTACTATTTATTGAAGATTTATATGAATTTTATTTCAGCAAATACAAGCGTTCTACTCATTTTAGTTCAAAAAAAATGGGATATCCACTCGTTGTTCAAGTGCGAGGAAGTCTATGTTTTGACGATGATTCTAATGAGAAAGCGGGTTTACTCTCCGTTCACTTACAATCATGCCACACAAACCTTAATGATAATGGTTCTTTTATAAGCGATGAAAATATGGAGAAATCTCTTTCCACTTTTAAAAATCGCCCCATTCTTGCATACATACACGAAGTAGATGGACAGCCTGAATTTTACGGTCATAACATGCATGAAGATGAAAATGGAGATGTCGTATATGACGAATTTCCAATCGGAATTATTCCAGAATCTTGTAATGCAAAAATCGTATATGACGAGGAAAAAGACAAAAATTATGTCGAAGTTGATGGCTATATATTCGAAGAATATTCGAAAGCAGCAGAAATCCTGCAGAGAGAGCAAGAATGTGCTGTATCTGTTGAGCTTTCTATTAATGAATTAAGTTATAACGCAAAAGAAAAATATCTCGAAATTGAAGATTTCTTCTTTTCTGGAGTAACTATTTTAGGGAAAACTCCCAGTGGACAACCAGTAAATCCGGGTATGCAGGGAGCAAATATTAGGTTATCGGATTTTGAAGAAAAGAATAATAGCTTATTTTCTAATTATTCAGAGCAGATATCTGAAATGCAGGAGAAGTTAGATACTCTTCTCTCTCATTTTGATAATAAAAATTCAAAGGAAGGAGGAAATATTAAGAATATGTTTGAAAAATTACTAGAAAAATACGGAAAAACTGTTGAAGACATCACGTTTGAGTATGATGGTTTAACTGACGAAGAACTTGAAGCAAAATTTGCAGAAGTATTCTCTGAGAAAAATCCTTCCAGTAAAGAACAGACATTTACAAAGTCTTTCGAGCTTTCTCATAGTGATATTCGCTATGCTTTATATAATTTATTATCCGCGTATGAAGATGCCGACAATGAATACTACTACATCAATGATGTATATGACGATCATTTCACATACGAAGGTTGGTATAACGGGAAAATCTACGGTCAGAAGTATTCTAAAGATGAAGACAATGTTTCTTTTACAGGAGACAGATATTCACTTCATAGAGAACTCTTAACAGACAGTGAATATGCTGAATTAAATGAAATGCGTAAGAATTATGCGGCTCTTGTTGAATTTAAGCAGAACACAGAAAATAAAGTTCTTCATGCAGAAAGAGAAAGCATTCTCATGAGTGAAAATTATGAAGTTATTGCCGAAAAAGATTCTGAAGGTAATTTCGCAAATGAAGATTTTGCGAAACTTTTTGAGGATATGGATAATTATTCATTAGAGAATCTAACAAAAGAAGCTAATGCCATTTTAGGCAAATATGCTATTAATAAGGCGACATTCGCTGAAAACGGCGAAGCCAAATGTAAGAAGCTCACCAAGTTTGGGAATGCTTCTAAGCCAAAAAAGAAAAGATATGGAAATCTTTTCGACTAATATCTGACAAAGTAATTGAGTGCCGGAAAGCACTCTTTTTTATTGCAAAAAATAAAGGAGGAACCACATGGCTATTAAATTTGCTGTAGACAAGCATACTGTGTGCAATCCTGGTAATTTACTCGCGAGTAAGTATGGAGAACATATGGTCAGCTTAAATATTACACAGGACACAGATAATGGACGAATTGTCAAAGTAGGCGAAATGGAAACTTTAGATGCGTACAAAGTTGAAGAGGCTAGCACTATCGATGCTTACATCTTCGATAAAAACGCTGACGGTACTTGGCTGGTTGTTGTAAACAAAGCAGAAGAACGTACCGCTTTAATCTATCAGAAACCATTAATTGATTACGAAAGCCCAAGAGCATTAACACAAATCTCTAACTTTTATAATGACCCAAAAGATGGCCCAGTTAGAGGATATGTTTTACATTCTTTAGACAGATTTTCACTGTCAGATGAAGGCTTTAGCGGAACACCAAAAAAAGGCGGCAAAATCACAACTATTACTGACGGTAAGTTAGTTGTTGCCGAATAGAAGGGAGGGGGAAAATAAATATGTTAAAATTTAGTACACAACATTTAAGAAATGTATTTTCTGACGAAGAAAAATATAAAGTTTTTAGAAAACTCTGCTATGACTTAAATCATGGAAATGAAATTTTCGAGTACGGAGACGACGGCGTTGAAAGAGCAATCTCAAAAGATGAAGCTAATAAGGCTGTCCGCAAAGTTCTTATGGAAATCTGCGAACTTGACGAAACTGACTTAAAGTCTAAGAAAAAGCGTAAGAGAGCTCTTAAATCCCATTTAAATGAGGTATTCGAGGTAATCGAAGAAGATGTAGATTTCAAAGTATCTACTGCCTTCAAGGATTCCGAATGGTTCAATGAGTTCGTTGAACAGAGAAATGTTGCTCTTGGAGATGATGAAGAGTTCTGGACGCAGGATGATATTACGCTTGCAGTTGCAAAAATTTCAGGCGACCATCATGACCTTACAATGCAAAACCTCGGAGAAGGTGAATCCTTCAAAGTTCACACTTCTACTTACGGAATGAAAGTAGGTAAAGATATTGATTTAATCCTTCTTGGAAGAGTCAACTTTACAGAACTCACAGATAAGATTGCTGAAGCATTTGCATCCATGATTCAGACAACTTGCTATGAAGAAGTATATAATGCATCCAGCAAACTCCCGAATAATTCTCAGTTTGTTAAGTCTGGCCCTCTGAGTTCAGAGACAAAAGAGAAATTCGACACACTCCTCGAAGACGTTGCTACCGCAAACGAAGCAGAGATTGTCATTATGGGAACAAAAATGGCTCTTAAGAAGATGAACGCTTTAGCTGATATCGACTGGAGATCGAATTCACAGAAAGAAGCTGTTGCATCTCTTGGACATCTTGGTACATATGAAGTAACAGACTTAATCGAAATTCCTCAGAGATTTGCTCGCAACGACGTTACAAAGAAGTTAATCGACAATAAAATGTTGCTTATCTTTGCAAAGAATCAGGAAAAATTCGTTAAGTTTGTAGACAAAGGCGAAACTGAAATTACAGAAGATGGACAGAATAAAGGTGACTTAGCAGATGACTTCCAGACATACGAAGTACAGAGAGAAATGGGCGTAAGTACTATTCTCCCACGCTATTTCGGAGTATGGAAAATCACTGAATAAAAATAATTTCTTAGCGGGTGAGTACTCTTTTTACTCTCCTGCTATTTTTAGGAGGAAAACGGATTGGCTACTACAAGAGCGATTAAAACTACAAAGAAAACTCCTGCTGCTCCCGCAGTTCCAAAAGAAACTGTGGCTACAGTAGAAGTTACAAAAGAAAAAAGAAAATTTGAACCCGAAGAATTAGTTTCTTGCGTATCTGTAACGCCCGGAGAATTATTTATGGTCGGATACAAGAGCCATAACTTATATACGTGGGCAGATTCAGATGATGTTATTGGAGTAGAATTCAGAGATTTGGATTATGCCGTTAAAGCAAGAAAGGCAACAGTTACAGAGCCATATATCGTGGTTGATGACGAAGATTTCTTAGCTTTACACCCATTTTTAAGAGACATCTACGCAGGAATTTATTCAATTAATGAACTTAAGAGCATTTTATCCTTATCTCCATCTCAGATGGAAAGAACAATTAAAGCCCTTCCTGAATGGGCAATCAATTCTTTTAAAACAGTTGTTTCTAGTATGGTAGATGATGGAAGTTTAGATAGTATTAAGAAAATCAAAATTCTTGACGATATTTTTGGTACTGAAATGCTACTTAAATTAACAAACTAAAGTGGGTGACTCGATGGTAGTCATTCCATACGAAGATATTTATTCTCGATTTCGTCTGAAAATTACAGATTTTAAAATGTTGTCTATGGATGAAGATTTACTAGAATTGATGTGTCAAGAATGGCTAATGGAATCAGTCTCGAACCCTCGTTTTAGAAAAATGTTCTCATCTTTTACTGCCGATAATGTAAAAAAGATTATTAGCTTTGAGTTATTATATCCAGTAGATGACGCATCAGATTCTTATTTTATCACTTCCTTACTATCATTAACTATGGCAATTCAGTGGCTTCAACCCCAAGTAGATTCTATTCTTAATACCGCTCCAATGATTGGCGGAAAGGAAGAAAAGAAGCTTTTGGATAACCACAAGTACTCTATCCAACGCTTAGAATCAATGAAAACCGAGCAAAAAAAGATGATTCGTGATTATGGATATATGTACAATTCATATCTAAGTAAAGAGTGATGCCATGAAATATCTATATGGAAACTTTTCAGATGAACAAATATCTTATCAAGCAAAAAATATGCATTCCGAAATTCACAGGCTTTTAATTTACAAAGATAAAAATATAGTTCCGAAAAATTTCAACTCGGATGAAGATTTTCTTAGTTATTTTAAGAATATTCTTATGAGATATGGCGGATTAAACTCTCTCCTCGGAGAACCTCCGGGTATGGTCTTATTTATGAGTACTCTGCAGGCTGCACTGGAAGAATGTTTGGATTCTGATTTCGACTACTCTAAATTTAGAAAGCTTATTTTTGACGCGCACGGATATTTAACTCAAATGTTTGGGGAGGTGCGTGAAGATGCCAAGTCTTGAAGCATATAAGCGTCTATTATCCTCCCAAGGTCAAACCAGTGGACAAGCAAAAAAGTATCATTCAGACATTGCAATGGAAGCAACTTGGGATAATGACATCCAATCAAAAACGGCATATATATATGACTACTACCATGACGACCAGCCGGATCGAGTAAAACACATGACTTATGACGAAAACTCAACTAAAACAAAGATTGATATTAAATTTATTGTCAGTAGCTATGGGTCGTTATCTAAAGATGATGTAGATTTTCATATTATATTTAAACCAAGTCAGTCGGTGGAATTTACAGATGGAGATGAATTGTATTACTACCAGAGAGATTACGCAGACCATTATCATTCTCGGTTTCCTATAGGAATGTTTATCGATATTCCGAATGATCGAGGAGTTTACGAAAAATGGTTGGTCGTAAATGCTGAAAGAGGAAATCAATTCACGAAATATTTTGTCCTTCCATGCAATTACAAATTGTTTTGGATTGAAATTGACGGGAATAAACGGATTAAGCGAACAATGTGGTGCGTAAAAAGGACTCAAAGTTCTTACAACAGCGGCCTGTGGACTGACAACGTGTTTACTTCCACAGAGAATCAGTCGAAAATTTGGCTACCACTAAATCCTCTAACGGAATACTTTTACTATTCGAATAATGGCAAGAATCAGCGCCTTATCGTTGGTGCGCTTACAAAACATCCGACGGTCTGGCAAATCAGTAAAATTGAGAATGCTGAACCGATTGGAATTCAAAAGGTAACATTATCTCAAGATTTCTTCAATAAAAGTACGGATTATGTAAACTTCCAAACAGGCGAGATGTACGCTGACTACTACTCTTCAAGTGTAGAACCAGAGAATGGTAACATAAATAATTCTTGCGTGTTATCATCCAGTTCAAATGTTATTAAATGCGAAGGTAGTTATAAACTCATTATGGCAAATTTCTATGATTCAGACGGCAATGACATTACGTCAGGATATCTTGATTCTATCACTCCCGCATCGTGGACTTGTTCAATTGACGGAGAGGATTTTACGTCTAATGAGCTAATCTCGTGGAAAAAGCAGGAAAATCCAAATGAAATCCGAATAAAAATCGGCAACGCAAAAAAATATTTAACAAAAGTGCTGGTAGTAAGATGTTCTACAGGAGAAGACATTTCTGGAGAAATACAGCTTGAAATTTCAGCAGTATAAAGGAGGATTCTATGAGTTATGAATTTAAAACCAAGCGACAGCTTTTAGATAAGTTTATTTCGTATACGGAAACTCCTGATAACGATAATGTTCGATTCAAGCGAAAAATAAAAAAGGAGCTTCTAAAATGTCCGGAAATATTGTATTTACTGCATAATAAAGACTATGAAAATGAGTTATTTTCTCAGGATGGTCTTTTAAATGAAGATGGTGAATGGGACAAATATTTCGGAGATAACATAAGAAACTACCTCTTCTTCCCAGAAGCGCAGCCAGAAGTTAAAAATTTCTTGTGCTATCAGACATCTTTTAAAGAGATTCCTCTTTATAATACCGTAGAAAAACAAATGCAAGTGACATTTACTATTTATTGCGATTGTCGTGACAATATTGTTCCCGACATCGGAGAACCTCGCCATGACTTAATCGGCGCAATATTACTAGAGAAATTTGCTTGGAGTAATGTTTTTAGCACGCAATGCAAAGTCGTAAGCGACAGGGAATCTACTACCGATACTAATTATGCGACACGAAAGATTATTTTTGAAGCAACACTTCCGAACAGCCGAGTTCGCACTAAAAATGGTCTCACTGGCTATGTGGATGTAGTTAAGTAGGTGATTATATGTCGGGGAAAATACAGTTTGATGAGCTGCAGATGTATTATCAGATTCCATATAAAGTGAATGATTTTATTACAATCTATCAGCCAACAATCGGAGAAATTATGGAATTGGGTGATTTAAGGTTCTATGCCTCTCTCTACCCTTTCACATGTAACCCAACATCTATGCGACTCAAGCTTTGGGACGATGGGCTTGACTGGAATAAAGTTAGTGAATTTGAATTATTCATAATTCTTCATCCTAATATGGATTTTCAAGCACTTCCTCTTGTGTTCGGGGATTTTGATTTTTCTAAACTAACACCAATGAAACATACTGATACAAACAAAATTTCGCTCGATTATGTTGAAAAGGACGAATTTGGAGAGATTATATCAGATGTCCCGGTAATAGACGAAGAAACTTATCATGTTATTGCAGAGTATATTCGTACTATGTTAAATCAGCATCCTAAAACTGAAAGAGCCAAAGGAAGAGCTACAAAAGAAGCAATCATCGAAGAAGATCGCATGAATTTGGAATTTGCAAAAAAGAAAGGCGAATTAGAACACTCTATCCTTCTTCCTCTCATTTCTTCTATGGTTAATCATCCGGGATTCAAATATAAGAAAAAGGAGCTTATCGACGTTGGAATTGTAGAATTTATGGATAGCGTTCAGCGCCTACAATTATACGAAAATGTTACCGCTTTAATGTCTGGAGTTTACTCTGGAATGTTAGACACATCAAAAATGAATTTATCTAAAGAACTTAATTGGCTAAGAGATTTATCGGAATCCTCTTAGTCTTTTTTTATTTTACACAAAAAACACAAAGGAGTGAAAATTATGGCTTTTAAATTAGGCGATATTATTATTGATAGACTTCAAATCGCAATGGCTGAAGACTTTAGCGGAAATCCGCTTTATACTCTTACTCAGCTTCAGGAAGCTACAATTGAAACATCTGCAGAAAGTACAGACGCTGTAGATAAAACTGGTACTCTCGTTAAGAGATTCTGGAAAGGTAAGACTGGTACATTTACTGCAACAAACTCTATGTTAAACGTAGATATTATGGCTGCTGGTTCTGGTTCTGCAAAGAAGGTTGCCTCTGGAACAAATAAGATTCCTATGCCGAAAATTGAGACAGTTAAAGCTGGTTCCACTATTACACTTGCAAAGGGATATGACCCTGAGAGCGTAACTGTAAATGCTTATTCTCCTAATGGAACAATGGGAGCATCTTTCAAGAAAGGTGAAGCTGCCAATGCAACAGACTTTACTATCGCTACCGACAGCGGAATCCTTACACCTCCAACTGCTGACGGAGAAACAATGTATGTTGTAAAATACGACAGGGACGTAGAAGACGGAATTGCTATTCAGAATGAAGCAGACAAATTCCCTAAGACAGTTAAACTTACTATCAAAGCTCTGTTTGTTGACCCATGTACTGCAGATACATTAAGAGCTGGATACATCGTTATTCCTTCCTTCCAGGTATCTCCAGAAGTATCAATTTCTACTACAACTGATGCAACTCTTGATTACACAGGAGATATGCAGGTTGACTACTGTTCTGAAGACAAGGTATTATATCAGATTTTCATGGCAGCCGACGACGAGGAAGACGAATAATTATTAGCAAAAGGGGAGATTGTCTCCCCTCTTATTTTATGAGGTGAAATATGAGCAAACGCTTAAATAGAACTTGTATTTGTTGCGGGACTAATTACAGGTATTGTAATAGATGTGCCGAAGATGCAGGTAAACCATCTTGGCTCAGAAATTTCCATGATGAAAACTGCCGCAAAATTTTCTATGCGGTAAATGACTTTAATCATGGCGAAATCACCGCTTCAGATGCAGCTAAAATATTAAAAAACTGCGACTTATCTAATAAAAGAAATTTCAAAGAATCCATTGCCAATATTATTGACAAAATAATGGAAACAGCGGCTCCAAAGCCACGAGTAAAGAAAGCTTCTCAAGCAAGAAAAGAACTTTCTGATAAAACGATTGAATAGTGATTATATATAGGGGTATAACGTCACTATTCGATGCGTTGTTCCCCATTTTTTGGATTTGAAAATAATAGAATTTTACATATATATAATAAGGAAGGAAAAGGATTGAATGAAAGAAACTATGCAAAGCGACCGGACAGGAATTACTTATATTCCAGCCGACAGCATTAGAATTCTGAATATTAAACAGGCAGGATTCTATATGGAAAATTCAGCAACTTTGCTAGACGTATATCCAAGTAAAGACTTTAAAACTGGGGACGATATTGTTGTATTCGTTTTTGATAAAAAAGAAACTTTTGATTTATACAGAAAATGGATGGATAGACGTAATGAAAATATTGGAGAAACAAATTAGAAAATATGTTATTGCTACTCTCTCATCTCCTACTCACTATTTAAAATCCCTTCACTTTGGAAGATATTGTTTTGTAGAAGACATCGAGGGAGCTACTAAGTTTCTAAGCAAAAAACTTACAAATAAAATGATCTCTTACTACATAGCTGACACCGGAGATTCAGATGTTGAACTTGTTGTTGTTCCTGTCGAAATAACATATAGCTTAATTAAAGAGATGGTGGATTAGATGGGATTATATTTAGATAACGCTTCTACTACTCCCCTTTTGCCGGAAGTAAAAGACTTTATAATAAATAATCTTGACACTTTTGGAAACCCAAATTCGAGCCATAAAATCGGCGACAGAGCAAAAGATATTATTGATTATTCTGCGGAGAAAGTTGCAAATCTTATAAACACAAATGCTGAAAATATTATTTTTACGAGCGGCGGTTCTGCGAGCAATACTTTAGCCATAAAAGGTTTTTCAGAAGCAATGCAACATTCTAAAATATTATACTCGCCTACTTGCCACAAATCAATTATAGAAGCATCAAAACGTATGTTTGTTTCCAAGTCACTAAACGTAGATGATACAGGGCGCATAATTGTTAGCGATTTAGAAAGATTACTAGAAGATAACATATTATATAATACTCTCGTTGTTGTAGATCTTGGAAATTCCGAAATTGGAACCGTACAAAATATATCTCTCATCAGTGAAGTAGTACATAGATATAACGCATATTTATATGTTGACTGCACGGGTAGCATTCCATATATTCCATTAGATGTGCAAAAACTTAATATTGATATGGCTGGATTTTCAGCTCATAAACTTGGAGCTCTAAAAGGATGTGGCGTTTTATTTAAGAAAAGTGATGTTCCACTCTCTCCTCTCATTTATGGCTCTGATGATTATTTTTCTGGAACTCAGAATGTCTTAGGGATTGGTTCTCTCGGCGTATCTGCTGAATTATATCCGAATTTTTATAAAAAAATCAACTCAAAAAACAGAAGTATATTATATAGCGAATTAGAAAAACGATTAAATAATTTTTATCTTGTAGGCAGTTCAGAATATAGACTTCCATGTAATCTTAATGTTTGCTTTCCCGGAGTTGATTCTGGAAACGTTGTTAGTATTCTTGACGACAAGTATGACATTCAATGCTCTGCTGGCTCTGCTTGCAATAATTATTCTTCTTCATTATCTCCTACTCTTCTTGCAATAAAAGAAAAAAATCCATCAAGTTGCGTTCGTTTTTCACTTTCTGGTTTCGAAAAAAAAATGGAATTAATAGATGCAGCGAAAAAAATTGCGAGTGTCGTGGAGGGACTTAGATATTGAGCCGAACAAAATACAATGTAGATAAAAATACCGCTATAAGGACGTGTAATGATATAACGTTTGATTCAGTGGTTGAAAAAAGATATTACGAAGAAGTTATTCTTCCTGCGTTTGAATCAAAAGAAATTACTCATTATGAACTGCAAAAGACATATGAGCTTCAACCAAAGTTTAAGCATGAAGGGAAAACTGTTCGAGCAATTAATTATGTCGCAGACTTTTTTGTTGTATATGCAGACGGAACATCTGAGGTTGTAGATATAAAGGGATTTCCTGATTCTGTATCTAAAATAAAAAGGAAAATGTTCTGGTATAAATACCCAGATATTAAATATAGCTGGATTTGCTGGTCTAAGATAGACGGCGGCTGGCGCGACTACGATTTTGTTAAAACTCAGCGAGCAGCCCGCAAACGAGCCAAAAGTAAGAAATAAAAAATATGGAGGAACCGGATTTATGATTAAATTTAAAGAAATTACTGCGAAAGAATTATGCGATGGATATAACAAATGTGCAACAGATAATTTAAAAGATAAATTTTTCAGAGATAATTTTAAGTTAAGAACTGAGTATATCCCATACACCGAGAAAATCGGAATTGCGGAAGCTATTATGAAGACATGCTGTCATTTAAAAGATGAAAATGGCGAAAATTCTTATTATGTGAAGGTCTCTTCTCCTTTTAAATATTTAAGTACTGTCCGTCAAATTGTCATTAGATATACGAATATTATCTTTAATGACTTAGCAAATAAGAGCTTTATTAATGAATACGATATGCTCATGTCTTGCGGTTTACTAGATAAAGTCTTAGCAAGTATCCCGCAAAGAGAACTTCAAGAATTTAATTCCATTTGTAATATGGTATATGACGATATCATGACAAATTACTATGAACCTCATGGATTTATCACGAATAATTTGAGTCGAATTACGAGTGTCTTAAATAAGACAAGTACTCCTCTTTTTAATTCATTATCTAAAAAAGTTTCAAATATGGACGATAAGACATTTCAAAAATTAATTTTTTCTTTGAAGAACAAAATTGCAAAATAATATACGATAGGAAGTGATGACATGTCCGGCATATTACAAATAAAAATACGACCTGAAGAGGTAAAGAAATCAGAACTACACAGTGATTTAAAAAAATACACTATGGCGTTTGCAAAAGAATATGTCCGTATTGGGGCAGACGTGCTCACGAAACAAGCTCAAACTGCGATGAATATTTTCTATAGTGACTACACTCCTCAGCATTACGATAGAACATATGATTTATATTCTAATTCATATTCAAGATATATCCACAATAACGGTAGTATTTATTATGGGGGAGTTAAGATTAGTTCCAATGGCATGTCACCTTACCATCATGGAAATGGCGAACCTGTTTCTGCTTCTATGATAGCAGATATGGGATGGCATGGTTTTCATGGGCCAGATATCGAAACAGCCCCTCCATTAGACTACTTGACTCAAATTTTAGATTCGATAAAAGATGATGCAGAACAAAAAGCCACCAAAGTAGCTGAAAATCTCAGCTATTCGGTAATAGAGTTCGTTTAACGGAGATGGTTTTAATTGGCAAATAATATCGCAATGTTAACACTTGCAACAAAAATTGATAATGCAAGTATAAATAAAACAGTAAATCAACTTTCAAACAAATTACAAACTGGTATTAATAAGGCATTCGACGGCCTCGATAAAGAGACTCAGGATTTATATTCTAAAGCTATGGAGTCTGCTCAAAATGGTCGATTAAAAAATATAAACCTTACTACTCCATATAAAGAACTTCTTCATGGAATTACTTCCAGTAAAAATAAGGATGATTTATCTGCGAATGTTAGAAAATTTGCTTCTACAATTAACGCTTTGGACAATTTAGCTAGAGGTAGAGGCAAGACTGGTGGCATGATGCCAACATTGAAAAGCTTAGATAATTCTCAGATGTCTCGTCTTATGGATAGTCTTTCAGCAGAACAAAAAGCCAAAGATGCTCGAGATAATCATACATTAAACGGCAAAACTGCCAAAGATTTATATTCTGAAACAGAATCAAAAAATGTAGACGAATTAATTAAAAAATATCCAAAAGCAGCCAAAGAAGCCGAAAAATTTAGAAAAGCTTTTCAAAAAAAAGATACGACCGGACTTTTCAATGAAGATACCTCTGCGATAGAGCAATATTCTCGCCTTGTTGGAACGCTCCGAGAGATGGAGAAAGCCGCTCCAAATAAGAATCAAAAGGAATATGTATCTCATGGAAAAGAAATGGAATCTATTTTTGCCAAAATTAATGATTTTGAACAACATCCAGGAAAATACAGTTCCAATCCGTTTCTAGGGGACTTTTTAAAAGAAGCTAGATATTCTGAAAGCGGTTTGAAGAATTCAGATGTCTACTATCAAGGCAGAGGTCTTAATTCAGCAAAAGACTATATTGACACAATAAATTCAGGGATTTTAAAGCAAGCAATTAATAAAAAAGATTCTCTCATTCGTAAGCTCCAAGAAGAGATTCAAAAAAGGAATGCAAAAGTAGCTGCCAGTTATGAAAAATGGCAAAGCGAATATTCTGGAGGAACGGGAAAATCCTCAATTGCGAAGGATCCTGACAACTTCAAATCGGCAAAAATAACGGTCGAGCAATATGATGCGGCTCTCAAGAATTTAAAAGAAACTCTTGAGGGCTTTTATTCTGCTTATGAAAACGGAGAAGATTTCGACCCCGCTGAAATGAAGGGTGCTTTAGACCTCTATAAAAGCACTGGAATGGAAGATTCTGCTTGGTTTAGGAAATATCAAGAAGCCTATGAAGACCTTGCTTACGGGGAAGAAATCACTCCTGTAAAAAAAATCATAGGAGACTATCTTCCTGCAGGCGAGGTTAGTTCTACAGAATACGGGAAAGTACTTTCTGACGCTGAAAATATGAAGTCTGCTCTTGGAGAATCTAAAGCCGAAGCAGAAAGCTTCAAAGCCCAAGTAGAAGAATTAAATTCAGAATTACAAAAGGCAAATTCATTAGTCGATGAACTTTCGAAAGAAAAAGCTACCGAGGACAGCTTAAATATAGAAGGTAGTTCCGCTCGACTCGAAGAAGAATCCCTTGAAGCAGACAAAGTAAAGCAAGCTATGGATGGAGCTTCTCAAGCAAAAACGGAATTTGCATCTGCTAATGAAAAGGTTAGAGCGTCCGCTGAACAAAGCTCAGAATCATTAAGGGAAGAGTCTGTTGAAGCTGAAAATGTTAAAGCTTCTACTCAAGAATCTCCTTCTCAATCATATGTGGATTTTTTAAAGAATCAAATTAAAATTAATCCAGATGCGGCAAAAGCTCGTCAAAGAGCAAAGCAACAAGAATTATATGATTCAAAATCATCCGATAACGAAAGATATTCCTCCGAAGCAAAAGCAGAGTTAAAACAGCGGTTAGAAGATGAAAAGAAAAGACTTCAAATTCAAGAGGAAGTAAGGGAAGCTCAGGAAGAAGTCAAAAAAGCGGAAGAAAATGCTGAAAAACAGGCATTACGCGAACGCAAAGCCTCTATTCGCAATAACCTAGATAGAGAGCTTGGCTCTTATCAGAATCTATCAAATAAATACTATTCTTTAAAAGAAAAAAGTCTTCTCGGCAAAACTGATAACCGTGATGAAGCTGAGTTGTTAAATATCGAGAATCAACGAGCCGCCTCTCTTGAGAGGATTAATTCCTTGCTTTTCGAAGGCAAGAAAATTGGAGCCGACACTCTCCGTCAAGAAAAACAACGGCAGTCAATCGAGGACATTAACGAGCAATCAAATAGAGATTTAGAAAACGTATTTTCTCGAGAAGCTCTTAAGCGATACAATTCTAAAACAAATCGAGTTGATGTTCTTAAGCCCGGATATAAATTTGTAGGCGATGAATTCGAAAGCTTAAAATCTTCTGCCTCTTCTGCTTCTTCTTTAGACGATATTCAAAAGTTAAACGAAGAACTAGATAAGACATATGATAAATATAAAAGATATAACGCATTAGCAAAAGGACGGATTTATGAAGAAGATGTCAGCAGAGACGGCCTAAAAGACTCTATTAAAAAAGTCGCCGAATCAGATGGCTCAAAAATTCTGAAACTTCAACAGCTTACTTCTTCTGAAAACGGAATCACAAAATTTGTTGCAGAAATAAGAAACGCAGATCATGAACTTCAGAAGATGTATTTTACATACGATGAAACCATTAGTAAAATATCGTCTACAAAAGCATCAAAAGGATTTGAAAGAACCGGAATTCTTGGATTTATCGACCAAATTAAAGATAAGAGTTCTTATTTAAGTGCTGAATTTGTTTCGCGATTCTTCGACCTTGGAGATATTGTAGGATACGTCCGACAAGGCGTTGAAAAGGTAAAAGAACTTGATAGTGCTTTCATAGAAATGCAGAAAGTATCTAATGACTCAACTTCTTCTTTGAAATCTTTCGCCGATCAAAGTTTTGATACTTCAAAAAATATTGGAACAACCGCTGTAGATTTACAGTCTTCTGCGGCTGACTGGATGCGTATTGGAGAATCAATCGACGAAGCCAATAAAAGTGCCGAAGCAACTTCTATCCTTAAAAATGTATCTGAGTTCGATAGCATTGAAGATGCGACATCTTCTCTCGTTTCAATGAGTCAAGCCTATAATAATTTAGATAAAATGGATATTGTAGACAAGATGAATGAGCTCGGCAATAACTATGCGATTTCAACCGATGAATTATCTAAAGGGCTTCAGGATTCTGCTTCTACTCTTTCTTTGCTTGGAAACTCCATTGACGAATCTGCCGCTATTATTACAGCAGGTAATACTATTATCCAAAATGTATCCAGCGTAGCTGCAGGTGCAAGAACAATCGCGCTTCGACTCGTGGGTACAGAAGAGGCGCAAGAACAGCTTTCCGAAATGGGCGAAGCAACAGACGATTCATTTATAACCCAAACCTCTGCGAAAAAACGACAGATTATCATGGATTATACGAAAACTGCATCAAACGGATATAAAGGTTTCGATATTCTTGATAATAATGGCAATTATAAAAACACGTATGATATCTTACTTGGAATTGCGGAGATATATAAAGAAATACAAGCAGATGATAAGAAATTTGGAACAAATAGGGCATCTGCCTTAATTGAAGAAATGGCGGGTAAAAACCGCTCTAGTATCTTATCTGCTATCTTAGCAAATCCAGACATCTTAAAAAATGCAAAAGAATCTTCTGAAAATGCCGACGGGAGCGCAATGGCCGAGAATGAAAAGTATCTCGGTTCTATCGAAGCAAAAATGAAAGCTCTCGAGACCCAAAGTGAAGAATTCTGGAGTACATTCATTGCTTCTGATACCGTAAAAGGCATTGTAGATGCATTAACTCAAGTCTTAAACATCATTACACAAATTGTAAATCAAGCTGGTGTCCTCCCTACTGTTCTTGGAGGAATATTTGCCAAGTTCTATAAAGGAAACATCTTTGGAGAAGACGGGCTCTTAGCTTCTTTCACTGATTTAACTGGTTCAAATAAAAAAAATCAGCCGGATTTATTAGGTAAAAAAGACACTAATTTAGATGTAGAAAACCCTTCTTTTTTAGACAAACTCATCAATAACAACGACAACGAAAAAATCTCTAATATTGAAGGAACTGCTGATAAAATTACAGGGGTTGGAACTGCCGCCAAAGAAGCCAGTGAAAGTGTCAAAGAACTCTCTACCGCGGTAGAAAATTCTGGCACATCTATGGCAAGCGTTGAGACTGGCGCTGCGAGTGCCGCTACAGGAATGGCAAAATTCAAAGCCGCCGCTACAGGTGTCCTCTCTACATTAGGCAAAATGGCTTTAATGATGGCTGCTGTTTGGGCGGTTCAAAAAACTGTAGAAGTCATTCGTGATGCGTATAAAACGAATGATGAACTTATAGAAATTGGCGAAGAATCTACAAACAAAATCACCGAAGCTTATGACAAGTACGACAAGAAAGTTTCATCAATCAAAGAGCTTGGAACTCAATTTGCAAGTGATTCGGAAGAAATAAAAACCGCCGACGACGCAATCAAATCGCTGACAGAAAGTTATGCAAGTTTACATAGTGGCGTTGATTCCGGGACAAATAAAAATCTCTCCCTCTCTGATTCTGATTATGAAAATTATTTAGATATCAGCAAGCAACTGGCTGAAATGTTTCCTAGTTTGGTATCAGGATATGACTCCGAAGGGAATGCAATTCTCAATTTAGGTAGCAATGCCGCGGCAGCTACAGAACAATTGCAAAGCTTAATGGATGCTCAGAGGGCTATTGCTCACGCAGAGATTGCAGAAAATATTAACTCTAGCGCTGAAGGAGTTATTGCAAAAGACAAGAAACTTTCTTCTCAGAAAAAAACCATCAATGGCAAAAACGGTCAAATCTCAAAAATTAATGATAAAATTAAAGAATATGAAGATAATTATAATAAAAATCTTAAAAAATTAAAAGATAATGATATCTTCACACTCCCTTCTTTTGGTGAAGACAATAAAAAATTAGCCGAAATATTGACACAGCATGGAGCTCAAGTGACCCCAGGCGCGACGACCGGAGTAACTTATGTTTCATTAAAGGATGTTTCTGATAAGCAAAAAGCTCAAATAAAAGAAGTTTTAAACGGAAATTATCAAGAAGCTTTAGAAGAGATGAACTCAGAAAAAGCTGAAGCAATACAACAATCGTCTTCTCTTGAATTACAACAAAAGGAAAACTGGCAAAGTCTTGTTCCTTCATTAACAAGTTACCTGCAAACTTCTGATTCGTTTTCAAAAATGGATTCATCGATTCAAGATGCAATTACCGGGAATCTTGGGAAGCTTGATTTAAAGGAACTTCTTGGAAATTGGGATAATAATGCGGAAACCATGCTTTATCAAGAGATAATCTCCCCTCTCTCTTCTCTGAGTGAAACAGCTCAAAGCACTCTTTCTTCTATCTTTGACTTCGACAAAACGAAAATGTCTGCCGACGAATACACGAAAAATGTTAACGATATATTGAATAGAGTATTCTCTAAAGATACCGATAGAACAAAATGGAAAGATATTCTTGGTGTTCAAGATTTTACGGATGAGTACAACCGCCAGATGAATGTTGTTAAAGAAAACATCACTGGAGCAACAAATGGCTTATCAGATTTGTCCAGTGAAGATATGGAAATTGCCTATAATCTCGTTGTCAACGATGGATATACAGGAACAATTGAAGATTTTTCTGCAAAAATAAAGGCAGCAAAAGAACAGGCAGATGCTGAAACTTCCAATATCTTAAACAGTCATGAAGGAATGGACAAAATAGAGTCTCTTCAAAGCGACGATGAAAGTACTCCTGATGTTGGTAGTACATATGATAAATATGTTTCTGCCTTAAGTAGAGGCAAAGAATTAGCAGAAAACGAATCTTATGGTACAAAAGAGTTTAAAGCGATTGCCTCCACATTCTCAAAGTCCGGTGCAGACGACGCGAAGAACTGGAATGAAAACCTTAGTAAAATGGAACGCTATTTTACTGAAGGAACAGACGGCATGGAAAACTTTATGGCGGACATGGAATCTAAAGGACTTGCGTCTTGGTCTGATGATGGAAAGTGGAAAACTACTTTTGACGACACAACAAAAGGTATTGAAGATGCCGCCAATTCAATGGGCATGTCAAGTGAGACTTTTCTTGCAATGTTCGACAAAATCAAAGAAACTGGCGGATACGCTGACTTCTTCGTTGATGCCGAAGGTGGAGCTGAGACTCTCGGAAGTCTTTACGGAGATTTAATTACTGCTCAGACTGAACTGAATAAACTCTATACGGAAGACCCTAAAAATAAGAGCGCAATCAAAGCAAAAGAAGAGGAAATCTCTTCTCTCAAAGAAAGAATCGACGACGCAAGTAAATCTCTGTCAACTCTTCTAGATCCAAATTATATCGAAGAGAAAAATAAGGAATACAAAGGAACCCAAAAAGATGTAGAAAAATCCCTTTCTGCAATAAATAATTCTTCATTATGGCAGAACACAAATACATCATATGGAGACAAGCAACGGATGTGGGAATCCACGAAAGCAGAATTATCTGCTGCTGGACTCGGAGACTATATTTCCACTGCTGGCCTAAATAAAAAAGGTTCTCTCGTAATGAATATGTCAGAGTCAAATGAGCGATTAGACAAATATGCTTCCGTAATCAAGTCCAACACAGATTCTAATGGCAAAGTTGTCGATAGTTCTAAACTTTTGGCGGATTTAAGAACTGCTCTCCCAAATTTTGAAAAATACATCGGTAAATTATCATCTGACGAAGAAATACAGCATTTTGCAGATAATTACAATTCTGGAACATGGGAAACTTCCTCCACATCTCAAGGGAATCAAGAAGACAATGTTCAAACAATCCCCGAAGGAATTTCTGCGGTAAACGAGAAAATGAGCTCATTGGTTGATGCGCTCAATGCAAATACAATAGCATTAGGAGGAAAAGCTCCAGAGGAAACAAAGACGGATGATTCGAAATTTAAAGATTCTTCTTCTACTTCTTCTACTTCTTCTACTTCTTCTCCTACTTCTGCCCCCCTCTCATCTAAAGGATACTATAATGAAAACCACGAAATCGTCAGTGACTTCAAATCCAAGACCCCAGAAACTTCTTCTCCAGAAGAAATGGCTTCTGCTTATAATGCTGTTGCCAAAGCTGCCGATGTAGCCAATATGTCTGTTGAAGAGTTTATTAAAACATATTCAGAACCGCTCCCAGAGGTTGAAGCCGATATTAAAGTAGACACTTCTGAGCTCGATGAAATGAAAGACGATATCAGTGATGAAGATGCCGAAGAGAAAGTTGTTGAATTAATCGGTGAGGATAATGCCACTCCAATTGTTGACAATTGGGACGACTTAGACGCAAAAGACAAAGACGCTACCCTTACTGGCAAAGACAAAGCTACTGTTGTTGTAAATTTATGGAATGCTTTATCTGCTATGGATAAGTATTCTACTCTTACAGGACAAGACAAGGCTACAGCAATCATCGACCTTTGGAACAACATGACTCCTGAAGAGCAAAAGGCCATTTTAACTGCCGACCCAAAAGAAGCGGAAACAATCATTCAGAATGTCCAAGCACGTAAAGTTGACGACAAGAATTTTGATGTAAAGGCTAAAGATAGTTCTACCGCCACTATCAATAGCATTAAATCTTCTTTAAGCGGATTAAAAAGTAAGACCATCACGATTACGACGATTAAGGAAACCATTACAAAGAGCAAGAAAGAACCTCAATTTAACGGTACATTCCATGCCAAAGGTACTCTTCCCGCTAGAGCAAAAGGTACTGTTTCAGCTTACTCTACGGGTACTACCAGCTCAAAAGACGTAAGCATTCCTCATGATGAAACTGCTTTAATTAATGAGTTGGGAAACGAAATTGTTGTAAGAGATGGTAAAGCCTTAACATTTAACAATGGATATCCTACATACGCTAAACTCAAACGTGGAGATTTAGTATTCAATCATAAGCAGACGGAAGACCTTGAAAGGAAAGGCTACATTACTGGCAGCCACGCGAAAATCGTAGGCGGCTCCAGTGCTTTTGCCACAGGTACAATGAATGCCTATGGAGCAGGAACCGATAGACCGAAGAAAACTTCCTCTCATTCTACTTCGTCTACAACAAAGTCCACCGGGAAGAACTCTGGTAAATCAACTTCTAAAGGCGGAAACACAAAGAAAAAGAAGAAGAGTTCAAGTAGCAGTAAAAAATCTGCATTCGATAAGCGAATTGAAAAATTCACAAATTGGATTGAGCGGATGGTTGACTGGATTGAAAAAAGATTCGACCGCATCGACAGTAAGATTGAACTCTATACTGCTAAAGCGGAATTATCTACAAAATCCTTAAAATCAACTCTGTCCGAATTAAACTCTGCTCAGAAAGAAGCAAAAAAGGGCGAAACTGATTCTTCTAAAGGTGCTAAAAGATATTCTTCTGAATTGGGAACGATTAAGAAAAAGGCTATCAGCACTGGAATGTTGGTTACTGACAAGGGTAAAAAAGGCAAATCTAAAAAGAAAGTTGCTGCCATCAGTAAAAAGAAAGCTAATAAACTTATCAAGAAAATCAAAAACGGCACGATAGATATTAGCGTGTTAAATAAAGGCGAAAAGGAATTTGTTTCTCAATATGAGGAGTATTACAAGAAATATCTTGATATTAAACAATCTCAAGTAGAATATCAGCAAAAGCAGATAGATATCGAACAAGATAAGCTCGATGCAATTTCTGAATACTATGAGACTATTGCTGACTTGAGCTCTTCTTATGTTGATTTATATTCATCCGCAAATGAAGTAATCGAAGCTCGTGGTGGTTCAGAGGGACTTAACTCTACTCACTATAAAAATCTTGTAAATCAAAAGAATTATCAAAGCAGTATTGCTTCTACATATGGAGAAGAAGCGAAAAAATATAAGTCCGAAATGAATAAAGCCAAAAAGATTTTTGGAGCTAATTCCAACGAGTATAAGCAGGCAGAAGCCGCATATAACGGAATGCTCCAGAAACAGAATGAAGCAATTGTCTCATATGAGGAGTTAAATAAACAGCTCCGTGAAGCTGGATATAATTTAAAACAATGGGCAATTGACAAATTCCAGAGGAGTCTGGATAGGCTTAGTTCCTATATGGATTTAATTACGAGCGATAAATCTTTAACTGGAAAACAGAGAGACAAGGCTAAATTAGACAATCTTAATGGGCAGATTGCTAACAATAAAGAATTGTTTAATGCAAAAAAGAAACTTAGAGATAGTAAGCAGTCTGATTTGATGGCTGACATAAAGAGCGGAAAAGTGAAAATTGATTCTACTCAATATAATGAAAGAATCGCGGAAATTGCAAGTATGAACTCCGAGCTTTCCGATATTGGCGTTACAATAAATTCTCTAGTTGATAGTATGAATCAAGTGGTCTTTGATGCCTTCGATTCTGCACAAGATAAAATAGATCAAAGAGTTTCTAACTTAGAATATTTGCTTGACATGATTGGCGACGCTGATTTGGTATCTGATGATGGAGAAATAACAGATGCTGGATACTCTTCTCTCCTTCTTTACACAGAAGCAATAGATTCAAGTAAAAAGAAAATCTCGAACTATTTAGAAGGAATTAAAGATATCGAAGACCAGTTTAAAGCTGGAATAATTGACGAAGAAACTTATAACGATAAGCTTAAAGAATATACAGATGGTATTCGCACAGAAACAAAGACAATTAAAGGATATCGAGATTCCGTACTTGATATTTATGAGTCTCAGTTAAGTGCTGAAAACGATGCTTTAAACGATTTAATTAGCAAGCAAAAAGAGGCTCTTCAGAACAAAAAGGATTATTATGATTATGATAAGACTTTAAAAAACAAGAATAAGAACATAAGTTCTATAAAGGCTCAAATTGCCGCTCTCGAAGGTTCTACAAATGCTTCTGCTAGAGCAAAACTTGAGCAGTTAAAAGCCCAGCTTAATGAAGCTCAAGAAGACTACGATGACACAGTGAAAAATCACGAACTTGAAGTTTTATCCAATGGTTATGATGAATTAAGTCAGGATGCTCAAGACGCTATGGATAACATCCTTAAAGCATTGAAAAATAATTCCGATTTACAACAAGAACAGGTTGATAAATTGCTTAGTAGTATTGTCGGCAAATACGAAACGGCTTATTCAAAAATCGGGAAAATTATTGAATCCACTGGAGTTAATAAAGACATTCTTTTAGCCGAAGATGGTTCGAAAAATAGTTCTGGAACTGTTAGCAATAATTCTACATCTTCCATTTTGGATAATGAAGAAAAGATTTCTTCGGATGCTTCTACCGCCGCTGGAAATACACTTTCTTCTCCTACTCTCGATTCAAAATCGCAAGATTCCATGATTGAAGAAACAGAAAAGGCATATAACTCCGCTTCTTCCACACTCAATGAAGCTAAAAAGTCAACGCTTTCTAATGTTGAATCTGAAGCACAAAAAACTGCTGAAGATGCGCGTAAGCGTCAGGAAGCAGAAGCACAACGAAAAGCTCAAGAAGAAAAGGCAAAGAAAGAGGCTGCAGAAAAAGCCAAAAAAGAAAAAGAGAAGAAAATCTCTGATCTTCGAAAGAAATTAAATTCTGCAAACGAAGCATATGACAAGGCGTGGTATAACACCGAGAAACATAATGCTAAGATGAAAAAAAGTAGCTATTGGAAGTATATTAGCGACGCTAAAAGAAAGAAAATAAAAGCACATGATACGATTAGCGTTTCAAGTTTAAAAAAGGGGAAAGGACTTGAAGGGGCTAACCACCACAATACATATGTTCTAAAAGAACGAGAAGCAAAAGCAACAGCTCAGAATTATGTAAATCAACTTAAAAAGCTTGGGGTATCCGCTTCTATTTCCAATCCTACGAAAGCCGCAAAAAATATCATCAAAAACCTAGGTGGATTCGCAAATGGTGGTCAAGTCGATAAAATTGTTCCCGTAGAGACTCTTTCTGACTTACTCCCTGATGTAAAAAATCAAATTCGCTCAAATAAAGACGATGGTCTTATTTCTGCAAAAATAGGAGAAATTGTTCTGCCAAAGACAGTTTCAAATAATGTTGTTCCTGAATTTATATCTAGTATGAATACTGCATCAAATCTATTGGATAATGTAAAAACGAAACCGCACGATATTAATATTTCTGTGGAATCTCCTCTTGTTGTAAACGGAAGCATAGACAAAGAAGCACTGCCTTCCTTGCAAGAGATTATCAAAAAAAGTTGCGATTATACTACGAAAGAATTCAAAAGAGAACTTAAAAAACTTGGATATAAGTAGGCACTTGTGTCGGGAGAACCCATCTTCCGGCACTTTTTATATTGAAAGGAGGGTTATATTTTGGCTGTTTACGGAAAAAACTTTGAATTTAACGGGAAAAGTAGCTCTGACTTCGGAATTATGCTGGCCGGATTCGAAGAAATATCTTCTATTCCTCTGGGTTTAGATAGAGAAATTAATCGAGGAGAATCAAATGTTTATCGCCCACGACAAAATCATTTTGGAGCCACCTATGCATCCCCTTTAGAATTTGAATTGTCCGTTATAAAAAATATCGAAGAAGACCAGAATGATATGATTTTTTCTCGAAATGATATTCGTTCTATTGCCGCGTGGCTGACATCCCCTCTCTATCCTCTTCTGTTTCATATGACAGACTATGAGTTTGATGCATATCTTGAAGAACCAATTGATTATTACGTTACTTTCAGCTCCATTGAAAACGTCGTGGTAAATGGCGGAATAGTTGGACTAACGATAAAAGCTACTTGTGATTGCCCATTTGGATATAGTCAAGAATTCTCAAAAGAAATTCCTGCTAATTCCGGCATCACTATCACAAACACATCCGATAATTATGACGGGTTTATATATCCCATTATAAAGATAAATCCAACAGATAATGGACAGATTACTATTTCGAATGATACCGAGCAAAAATCTATTACGTTCAAATCAAAAGGTGCAAATAATGCTATTTTTATTGATTGTCAAAGGCTCGAGATTAAGGATTCCATAGATTCACTAATCCCACTATCTGATTTAGGAGTCAGTAATCCCGCCGATATTTATTTCCCAAGGTTGTTACACGGTCAAAATAAAATTTCTGTTAAGGGAAATGCCAAAGTAACTCTTACTTATCGAGAATACCGGAAAGTCGGTGCTTATTGATGGAATATTTATCTGGCAAATTAGAGCCTAAGTTCATATATCTAGCAACTCCCGACAAACGACTATATGGTGTGTTAAATGGAGTAGATGAAAATTCCGTCTCGGTTACAGAAAACGCAAATAACACAAATTCTTTGTCATTTACAGTATATAAAAATATTGACGGGAAGCCAAGTGCTTTTTACGACAATATAGATGTTTTAATGAGAATATTCATAGATGACGAATGGTACATAATCAATGAAGCTCCTCAAATAGACCATGACGGTATAAAAGAATACAAGACTGTATCCGCTGAATCCGCAGAAATTGAACTGAGCAATTACGACCTTGCAACTTTTCTAATCGGGCAAGGAACCGAAGCTTCCTGTGAAATGATGTATTATAACAAGCACCAAAAAGATTTTCCTGTTTACGAAAAAGATTCTGATGGAAATACTGTATTTGATTCTGATGGAAATCCAAAAGTAAAGTATTCATTTCCTGTTGTAAAATTTTGCGATAAGGATAATCCTGAGCTAAGTCTTTTACATCTTGCATTATATTACGCTAAATTGATTCCCGAAACAATCACTACAGATGAAGACGGAAACGAAGTGGTTGATTGGGTGTCAAATATAGATAAATCTCCTTGGAAAATAGGATATATAGATACGATGCCAAAAGAATACATAGATTACACGGTATCTTTTGACGGTAAAGAACATGTCGGGAAAACAAGAGTATCTTATCTCCCAGAAGAATCTTACGCTTTCAATATCGATAATAGCGACTTATACTCTTTTCTCACTCAAGATGTAGCCGGTGCATTTAATTGCGTTTTTGTATTTGATACAGTTAATTGCTTAATAAATGCGTACTACGTGGAGCATATCGGAACTGATACAAACGCATACATCGGCTGGAGGAACGTACAAAATTCTATTACTGCAACAAACACAGATGATTTATATACTGCTTACACCGTATCTGGCGGCGACGGTCTTACCGGAATAGAACAAGCTAATTTCGGAAGTTCGGAAATTGAAGATTATTCTTATTTTATGAAAGATAATCGTTATCTTCCTCAATCCCTCATAGATAAATACAGAGAATGGCTAAAGTTCAGAGAGTCTAAAAGGGATTCATATGTTGCGGCAAATAAAAATTATTGGAAGACATACGATAAAGCCGCAGAGTTAATGGCAAGAGTCCCATCTGATTCTTCCATCCAAGACTGGGCAACGAAAAGCCTCGAAGATTTAATGTCTTACTACGATGATTTTACAGCAATGATTCGAGGATATGAAAAGCTCTATGTAGATAAGAACGGAAATTTTGACATAGATGCTTTAAAAAACTCCTCTTCTTGGGACAATTATTGCGAAATTCTCAATTATACAATCCCAACAATCGTAAACGAAATCGCAAAAAAGAAAACCGACAAAACTGAACTTTCAGAAGAATTAAAATCTTATGGAGGAGGAAATCTCCTTTCAAATGCGGTTTTTATGACTTCTTCCGACTGGATTAATATCGAAAACACTCTTTTAGATATAAAAGATATAGATTCTTCTCCTGCTTACGGAATAACCCGATATGCAACTGCATCTTCTTCTATTGGAACAACGGGAATAAAACAGTCAGATATTTCGGTTGAAAAAAATATGAAATATACTCTAAGTGCCTTTGTTCGCTCGTCTTCTTCCGACTCGATACAATTAGGATACTCCACATCCTCTGGAGACCCTATCTATACCGGTTTTTCATTGTCTTCTGGGTGGGTTAGGATATATATAACTTTTACTGCTCAATCCAATAAGTGTAGTGTATATTTTTCTGTCGAACCAAATTCTAAAGGCAACAATTCATTTGATATTTGCGGAACTATGTTAGAGATTGGAGAATCCCCTTCTTCTTTCAATTACTTTGAGTTAGATGAAAATTATTTAAAATCCTGCAATACGAACTGGGATTTATATGGAACGAAAGAATTAGAGATATGTTTAGAAGATTATTCGAATAGACTAAAGTTTTTATCTGATTACTCCGAAGAATATGAAAATGCAGATACGGGCTACTCCGAAGAAACGTATAACATCAAACATCAGCTATATTTAGATTATAAAAAATTATACAATGCCTGTAATAAAGCTTTAGAACAAAGAACTGCTGAATATGATGCTGCTGTTAAAGAGTATAAACAATATAATAAAGAAATGCTGGATATTAAAATTATGGTTCAGCGCGAAAATTATACAGATAAATTTACTGATGATGAAGAAAATATGCTAAAAAAAATATATCGCCACACAGATTACACGAACGAAAATGTCATCACTACTGATATCACAACTACGGATACTACCGTAGATAAGCAATATGCTCTTTATCTTGACGCTGTGGAAAATCTGTATGCTTCTGCTCATCCGCAATATTCCTACTCAGATACTTTAGACAATGTTTATCCATTGGAAGAGTATAAAAGTCTAGTTAAAACTCTTCACGTATATGATTATGTCCATGTTGAAGTAAGTGAATTTGGACATTTCGAAAGTCTAAGAATCATTTCCATAACAAGAAATCCTTGTGTTTACAACGGAACTCTACAGGTTGAATTTTCCACTGTAAGGCAATATAAATCAAAAAGAAACGACTTTACCAGCTTACTTGGAAGTGCCGTTTCTGCCGCTAAAAATTCAATTACCATGAATTCTAGTGCGTCCGATAAAACAGCTTCTTATACTATCACACCGGAATTTATAAAAGCAATTCTTGGGAGTAGCGGATTTTCAAATTATACTTCTGGAATACAATCTTCCACGGTTGATGCGGTAACTGGAAATTTCACGAATCTTTATGCTAAGTACATTGACGCAGACCAGATTGTTGCAAAACTTATAAAAGCTGATAGTGCAGAATTTAAAACACTCGTGTCTGAGTCTATACAAACAGATATTCTTACTGCAAAAATTCTCAATGCGGATGAAGGTTTTTTCAAGGAACTTACCGCCCAATTAATAAAAGACGAGTCTGGGAATATAATCATAGACTTAATTAATAATACGATAAATGCATCAACAATCAATTCAGATGTTGCTCACATTAAAAATCTTTTGTCCGGTTCTGGTGAGTTCGGAGACCTTCAATCAATTCACCTTACAGTTGCAAACTCGACTATTGATGAAGCGGTAATTAAAGAATTAATCGCTGCAAAAATCTCTGTCGCAGATTTAATGGCTCATTCTGCAACCGCCGAACTGATTACGCTTATATCTCAAAATGGAAATCCTGCAATTGCGTTCAAAGGCGCAACTCAGCAATTCTATGATTCCGATGGAAACGTCCGAATTCAAATGGGCCAAGACGGGAAAGGAAACTTTAACTTCATCATTCGTGGAAGTGACGGTAAAACGAAAATGTTTGATGAAAACGGTATTACAGCGGATGGTATTCCTGATGGAACGATTATCGGCGGAATGATTTCTGACAATACAATCTCAAAATCTAAGCTAGATTTTCCAATTATAGAAACGGACGAAAACGGGAAAATCAGCATCACTCAAATAAAAGATGGAAACGGAAACGAATTCGGATTCACGTATAATGAATTTCAAGAGAGCACAAAAAGTTCTTTGAACGAACTCGATAACAAGATAAACAATAACAGTTTTAAATTAAGAATTTCTGCATCTAAAGGTCAATTCTTTAATAACGGCATTTCTGAAACAACTCTTGAAGCGCATCTGTTTCAAAATAACAACGAAGTCACTGAAAACTATGATTCTGAGTGCTTTCTTTGGAAGAGAACATCTTTCGACTCTTCTAGTGACACATACTGGAATGAGCAACACTCTGAAGGAACGAAAAAAATCGCTATAACAAGAACCGATGTAATGTACGGCGCAAACTTTTCTTGCACGTTTACCTATAACGGAGAAACCATTACATCACTCGCAACAATTAAATAACTAAGGAGGAAAAAATATGGCTAGAGTCTCGGCTTACGGAGACATTACGATTACCGACTTAACGGATGTCGGCAGAATTACTTCTTATCTTACTTCTTCTCTCCCTTTAACTGTACTTTATAACCCAAATCAAACACCCTCATATAATCCGAACTGGGAGACAACAAACCTCGTATTAACACCTACTATCTTCTTTAATGATACGCTCTTATCTTTAACTGCATCTGGACTTACAATCACATGGCAACGACAGGCAGGAAGCGGCTCAGTTACAAATCTTGTTTCTGGTGAATCACCTTCAAACGGGAAGTTGATTGTTTCTAAAAATGTCCTTGAAGCAACTCCAATCATTACATATATTTGCAACATTTCATATATTGACCCCAATACAAATGGCGTTGAAATCAAGTCAAAATCTCAGATGTCATTCTCTCTTTCAAAGTCCGCTCCTGAGCTTTCAGATTGTAGTATTAACGGAGATACCGTATTTAAATATAACGGCGAAGGTGCTCTTACATCTGCTAAATCAATTACTCTTACCGCGAATCTTGTAAATACTTCTCTCAAACAATGGCAGTATAAAAAAGCAGACGGTAGTTTTGCGGTATATCCAAACTCCACAACCACAACTCAATTAGTGGTTAATGCAACAGACGATGTATTCATCAACGATATTGCAATTATTAAACTCGTAACTTCTGATAATGACATTTACGATATCCATCAAATTGTCAAACTTCGTGATGGTGCGGCTGGATCAGCTACTATCACTTGTATTTTATCGAACGACACACAGAGCGTTCCTTGTCGAACAGACGGAAGTCTTTATGACACTTCTTTAAATGGCTGTGACACTGTTATCTCGATTTTAAAAGGCGCGGATAATGACACTTCAAATTGGACGATTACGGCCACTCCAAGTACAGGAGTATCTGGTACATACGATTCAAAAGGACATAAATATACCGTAACTGCAATCACTCCAGATTCTGGATATGTAGAATTCACATGTACTAGAACTGGCTATGCAACAATCACCAAAAGATTCTCAATCAACAAAGACCGTTCTGGTTCTGATGGACAAGATGCTGTCATCTACTCTGTTTCCTCTGACGTTTCTTTTATGCAGGTAAATAAGAACGATGTTTTTGTTCCTTCTGCAATCACATTTACTGGCAAAAAGATAATCGGTAATAATACTGCTACTATCTATTCTGGAAGATTTAAAATTTATGAAAGTGCAGACGGTTCAACATATTCTTTGAAATATACCTCTACTTCTGACGAACAATCAAAGACCTACAATCCTTCTACCACTGCAATCAAGACAATCAAATGTGAATTATATCAGTCTGGAAATACAACAAAGATGCTTGACGATCAAACAGTATCTGTTGTTACGGACGGTAAAGATGGAGAAGATGGTAAGGAAGGCCCAGCCGCTATTAATGTAATATTAGGAAATAGTCATGAAGGAATCGCTTGTAATTCTTCTGGAGTAACTTTGGAGGAAAAGAACATTGAAATTCCTTTTGATTGTTATTCTGGCTCCACTCGTATCGCAGGAAAAGCTACTGTAGGTACTCCTCTTCCATCTGGTGTAACCATAAAGTCAAACACAGAAGCAACGGCAAGTGCTGGAGGAATGATTGTTCTTAATGTAAAAAAAGGATCTACTTTGTTCTCAGCCAACTCTGGAGATATCACAATCACGTTTACTGCCTCTGGACTCACATCCGTTCATAAATTTCAGCTTTCCAAAATCATTCAAGCCGATGCCGGAGAAAATGCTGTTTCATTCCAGGTATACTGCTCAACTGGAAGTGTCATTTACAAGAATTTAAATGAAGATTTTAATACCGTAACTTTATGTACTCGTTTAATTGATGGTTCTACTGTATTTGACTCCATGACTTCTGAATCTGGAGCTATGCTCACAGATGAATCTGGAAACATTTTAACTTCTGAATCCGGAGAAACTCTTATTGACGACACGAATCCTATTTCTTATCAGTGGTATAAATATGTCGGTAGCGGATATAAAGAACTGACCGGAAAAACAAATTCTTTTCTTACTGTTACTGCGGATATGGTTGATTCCAAAGACTTCTTCAGATGTTCTGTAACATACAAAGGAAAGACTTATTATGGGTTCTGGGAAGTAACTGACCGCACAGACCCAATCACTTGCGAGCCATATTCCACCCTCGGCACTCAGTTAGTGAATGGTGTTGGAGTTGGATGTATTTACGCTAGAGTAGAACAGAATGGCGTAGAAGTTGACCTTTTAAAAAGCGATGTATTTTCTATCACTGCTCCTACTGGCGCAACAAAGGGGGACTTTTTCTATAAAATCGACAAAGCAACCAAAAGCGTTACTCTTATGAAATATAACGGAACGACATGGGAGGCTGCTACGTCTGATGACCTTCCGATTTGCGAGTATAAATGGTACAGAAGGGATTCTTTAGGAAATGCAAAAGATTCGGCAAAACCATACGCTACTGCAAAAGTTATTTACCTAGACAAAGATGTGGTTGATGGCAAAACTACATTCGGTTGTTTCGCTGATTTAGAAATCTAAGGAAAGGAGTATTTATGTCTGAAAAGAAAATAACGACTGTTGATGTCGCATCTGATGTAACTTCGGGTGCGACTCTTTATATCGAAGAAAACGGAACTTTTAGACGAGCCAATGAATCTCAGGTGAAAGAAATTCTCGGCATTAAAAATTTAGAAGAAAAAACCGAAAATTTAGAAAAAAATATGGTCGATAAGTCTGTACTTTATGATGTTCTGCATAATACTCCCCACCTTGAGACAATCGGAGACTATTTCGACCTCAAAAGAACTGGGAAAATTTATCGAACAAGAATCTGGCTATTTTCTAAGAACCCAATCTCATCTGGTACGAAACTTTTAGATAACGCCGGATTAGAGTTTTCCCCTTCCACTGATACTGTTGAAGGAAGAGATGACTACCTTAATGGAGAAAATCCGCTTTTTGAATGGATGAACTGCAATTATAAAAGAAATGACGATGGTTCTCCTTACCCTACTGCTTTGGAAGGCGACGAAAATTATCGTACAACTGGAGCTGTCGATGTAGGAACAATTCAGATGTCTTTTTATTATAACGTAGAGACAAATCTGGATGAAGGATATATGGATTTTACAGTCTCAGATAGCAGACATGCTTTAAGGACGGATGTAATTTTATATCCTTGGACTGAATGTAAAACTGCTGATAATCAAGTACTTCAATGGTGTATTGGAAGCAAGTACTATGCAACCCTCGGAGACGATGGAGTTTTGAGGTCTGTAAAAAATGCCAAGCCAGAACTTTGGATATCTCATAACAAGATGGTGAGTGAATTCCAGAAAAAAGGAAAAGGATATCACGGTGCAGGTGCGGAACATATGGCTTTTCAGTACATTTTTAATATCATCAAAGGAGCAACAAAAAATTCTCAAGATATTTTTATGGGATGCACTAATTATAATTATCAATATTCTGCTTCAATAATTCGTTCTGAGAAAGAGGTTTATTTCCCAGTAACAAATAGTCAAGCAAATAATCTTATAGTCGGTTCATCTGTGTCTGTAGGATATGGACAACTTAATGATGCAAAAACAGGAGTAAATTTAGACAGAGGAGTTACCAACCTTCATAAATACGCAAAAGTAGTTAGGATTCTAAAGATAGAAGCTTTGGACGCTAATAATAAGGCAGTATATTTAGACGTGGATACAGGCTTTGATACTACTCCCGTTGCGTTATCAGATTCTGTTACTGCTAATATCACTTTGTCAACAATGCCGTGGTACTCAGGAGCAACCGATGTTGTTATCGGAAAACACGATGGTTCCCCAGTGTCTAACACTAGCGGCAAGTACCCGTACAGGGTTCAAGGGCGAGAATATCGAAATGGCGCATATGAAATTGCTTCTGATACTGTAATGTTCTTTCAATCCGACTATAGCAAAGACGTATATGTTTGTCCAAAAGGAGTTGCTCGTAGTACCTCTGATTCCGTTATCAAGCAGACATATACAAAAGTAGGCAATATTCCTGCGTCCAAAGATGGAAAAGGTGCTGACTATTGGATTGGAGATATTTCTATTGATGTCTCCACAGGTGCTTGGTATCCTTCAAGCATTGGTTCTAGTAGCTCACAAGGAGTCGGCTCTTTTCTTTACGCTGGAGGGGCCAATACTTCCGGTTCCAGAGAATTTTTAGTCGGCGGTGCTCTCTGGGGTGGGCGTAATGCTGGCTTTCTTGTGTATTGCTGGGACTGGCTCGGCGGGTCGGGCTGGGGTTGCGGCTGCCGCGATTAGTTATCCTGGTCTTTCAGGGGTGAATTTTACAAAGCGAAGACTGTAAAAGAGGGGCATTCCCCTCTTATTTTATTATTTAATATAATTATAGGGACTTATGGTGTCTGTCGGCGGTAATCTCAGGAATGGACGTAATGCTGGCTTTCATGTGAATTGCAGGAACAGGCTCGACAGGACGAACTGGAATTACGGCTGCCGGAATTATCAAAATTCAATTTTATTTTATTGACATCATAATTCGCAGACGAAAAGTCTGTTATGTTTTCATACCTTCGCCGTTGCGCGAAAAATTCTTTTTATAAGACCAACCTGTTCTTCTTTATCCGCAGAAGAATGGGAATCATAGTGTTATGTGGCTATGATTGGGCGTAGTAGAAAATCGAAGAACCGAAAAGCCTTTTAAAGATAATCGTTAAGTTATCAAGGATAATACAAAAGAAACGAGGTCTTAGTACAACGAAACGATACTGTAAAGATATTGATATAAGTGATCGAAAGCTTATAAGCAGAGCTGTATATTCTTGCTTAGAAGGAAAATATAGACGAAACGATGTTTTAGACTTATTTTCCGCCGAAAGCGGACTTACAAGAAACCAAATTTATTGTATTTTCTATAGATACGGCAAAGATAGCCTGAAATGGATTGTAGAAAAAATAATTAATTCTATCCAATTTGAATTATCAAATAGAGATTTAAAATTTCCTCCAATATGGTACAAAACAAAAATTGACCCATCGTCTTTCAAAGAGCGGAAAATTGGAATACAGAATATAAAACAACAAATATATGACTATATTGCAGTTGAAGGATTGCAACCTATTTTGTGTCGAATCGGAGCCAATCAATGCGCTTCAATAAAAGGAAAAGGTTGTATTTACGGAGTTAGAAAAATTCGCAGATGGTTAAGAAATAAATCGCTTAAATATTTTGCGAAAACAGACATTAGAAAGTGTTACGAAAGCATTGACAGAAAAATGCTTATGGATTTTCTCCGTAAAAGAATCAAAAATGACTTGCTGTTATGGCTTATAGAAACCCTAATAAGTACCTTCGATAAGGGATTATCTATCGGTTCATATCTCTCACAATTCTTATGTAACATCTATTTATCTCAGCTATATCACGAAATCAGTCATATGCATCGTTATCGAAAGAAACGGAAAACTGGTGAAAAAGAATATATTTCTTTAGTAAAACACCAGCTATTTTACATGGACGATATCATGCTTATGTCAACAAATTCGAAAGATATCCATAAGGCGGTTAAGCAGCTAATAAAATATGCGAAAGACAAATTAGGATTAGAAATCAAAGTAGATTGGTTTGTCTCAAAAATTGATGTAAAAGATAGCGACACTCAATTTATAGACATGATGGGATATCGCATATATAGATGGCACACAACGATACGGAGAAGAACATTCAAGCGAATCCGTCGCACGTTCTTGAAAGTGAAGAAATTAATTGGTACGCATAAAGCCATTCCTATTCTCTGGGCAAGGCGAGTTATTTCCTATTGGGGTCAAATTATAAACAGCGACAGTAACAAAATTAATAAAAAATATAATATATCTAAAATTGTTAAAATATGCAAAAAGGTGGTGAGCAACTATGGCAAAGGAACTTTTTATGGAAAAGCAACAGCCTGTCCAAGTTATTGCTGATAAAGATTTGCTGTATGTATTTATCTGCTTAAATGGGAAAGAGAAAATCGTCGATTCTCCAGATTCAGGGGATTCTGGTAATACATCTCCTATTTCATATATAGAATACGACTACAATCAATTTGTTGTAAATAGAGATTCTATTAACTTAGACGACCTAATGATAAACCCGGACAAATATCTCGATTATGCGGCGAATCCAGAGCTAGATAATTTGAAGCTCGAAAAAATCGCACAATCTAAAAATGCTTTAGCAGGATACTTATCTTCCCATCCTTTATTTTCTGATGCGAAATATGCGGAAGGAAGATACTACACCGTTACAGAAGAAAAGCAGCGCCAATTAACCTCCAAAATGGCCATGTACAACTTATATTCTCAGCAATCACTTGAATATCCGCTTTTAAAATGGAATGACGTGGGGAATATATGTGAAGATTGGACTGTTGAAGAACTGACAAAACTTGCAATGGAAATTGATGCTTATGTAACTCCTCTGGTCGAGCGACAACAATCATATGAAAAAACTATTCAAAAAGCAAAAACTATTGAAGAAGTAGAAAATATCACGCTCTCATTTGAGTAATTGGAATAAAAGGAGAAACTATGACAAAGACAGGAAAAGTAGAGTTATCAAATTATCAGATTTTAAAAATTGTTTCTTGGTACAATAATAACTTTAAGCCAAGTGATAGCAACAAAGAACTTCCGATGAAGTTGCGCCTTAATTTACAGCGCAATATTTCCGCTTTAATCGACAACGCTCAGTCATTCGAAAAAGTATGTCGCGAAATGTGGGACGATGTTCAGAAAGGCTTTCTTACTAACGAAAAATCCAGAGAAGTTAAAGAAATGAAAAAATATGAATCTGGAGAAGAAAAAGAGATTGTGAGCCGCGTTGTTAAAGAAGAATTCCGAGAGGAATATCAGCAAAAAAATAAAGAGATGAGTGAAAAAATTGAAGAGCTCTCAAAAGAAACTGAGATTTATTCCATTCGTTTGTTTGATCTGGATGAATTTGCAGACTCATTACCGAAAGATACTATTCTTAGTGTTGATGATTTATTTATGCTCACATTCATGGATGAAAACGGAGAAAATATTGTTCAAGATTAGCGTTTAGAAAGAAGGTGGATTAATGAAAGTAAGTGCTTATGGAGATATTACTATTACTATTGTGAACGAGCCATTCTCGATTCATCTGTCGAATGAAGCGCAACAATTTCCAACGGACGAAAACCGAAAAGTTTCAGAAAACTTATCATATTATACCGATGTGAGCGTCATAAAAGGAGAGGTCTCTAATCCGAACTTTACGATTGGAGAGGTTAAATCTGCTAACGGAATTACGGTATCTAAAAACGCAAATAGAATCACATTTTCCGTAAAAGCAGGAGTTATCTTACCTGCTGATTCGGGAAGCTTTGATATTCCGGTAACTCTTGACGGCGAAACATTGATAAAAACATTTTCTTGGAGTTGCCAAAAATCTGGCGCAGCAGCCAAATCCGTTAAAATTACTGCAAGTTCTACTATTTTCAAAAGCTCAGATGGCGGGGAAACTTATTCTCCGGACACTATTACGCTCTCTCCGTCTCTTCAAGGAGGCATATCATTTTCTAAATGGCAATATAGCGTAACTGGCGGCTCAAGTTGGACAGACATAAAGACTGGAACTCACGGATTCACTATCTCCTCTACCTCCTTAATCGTTTCAAAAAATTGTGATTTGTTTACATCCGAAACTACTTCTATCACGCTACGATGCCTTTCATCTAATGAAAAATATTATGACACAATAACGATTCAAAAAATGAGAGACGGAAAAGACGCTGACACTAGCGGAATTGATGGCCGCAATAGAATATCTTTTGGTAGCGGAGAATATCAAAAAGGATTTTTTAAGAATTTCAGCAAAACTGAACAAGGATATGGAGAACATACTTTAACTTCAAAAAAACAGTATTCTAACGTAAATTTAACCGACGGTTTTCTGCTTGGCTGCAGAGATTATAAAGTTGGAGAAAAAGTAACTTTTTCGTATGATATTATGTATACTGAATGGAATTTCCCTACAGGTTCAGACCGTAGCGAATTCTGGATTGGACAGCGTTATACTAATTCTACAGATAGTTCAGCGATTGGGACTTGGCGTGCCGTTACAATGCATAACCTTCCTGTTGTCGGAGAAGGGGGCTGTAAACTCGGTGCTTGGTATCATGTCGAAAAAACAATGACTATCCCAGAACAGGCGGATGAATCGGTTGGTACGACAGCTTCGATTCAATTCTACAATTCAAGCGCAGAAAAAGAAGCTAAAATCACGTTTAGAATGAAAAATGTCAAATTAGAATACGGTGAAAAAGCAACTGATTGGAGTCCCGCTCCAGAAGACAATATTTCTTCGATTAAAACTCTTGAAACGATTGCGCGCAAAAATACTCTCGATATTGAGACGAAAGTGGGAAAAGCCGACTTTTTTAAGGTTATTAATCCAGATACTGGCGAAGATGAGAAACAAACTATTTCAGAGTTTATGTCCACTTCTACTCAGAATATGTACGGCTTCAAGCGGGAAGTTAAACAACAATACGATAGCTTAGAACTGGGTGGCGTGAACTTATTTGTTCAAAACACAACAATTCAAGGTAAGTATTTAAGTTCAGAAAACGTAGAAATAAAAGATTCTGCATGGGGATATTCCGACTACATTGATTTAAGTGGGATGGATTACTACATCGCGTCTGGCTTTACAAATTTAGGAGCTGCCCCAGCAACTTGTTTTTACAATTCCGATAAAGTCTTTCTTTCGGGGGTAAAATCAGAAATTCAGGATAGTCAAGAATCAAAGAGAAAAATGCTTCAGATACCGGACAGCGCGGCTTTTATGCGTTTTTCATTTTTGCTGGCAGACATTGAAACACTGAAAATTGAGAAGGGGACAAAATCTACTTCCTACTCTCCTTCTCCCGAAGATGTTGCTCATAACATTAAAACCGTAGAAGAACAGACAGCAACAAAATTTTCATGGCTTGTAAAGAGTGGAACAAGTGAGTCCAATTTTGAACTTACAGATAGGATAATCAGTCTAATATCAAAAAATATTAATTTAAATGGTATCGTTACTTTTATGAATACTGCGAAAGGTGAAGTATATAAGAACTTGTATGCTTCTACAGGTTATGCAGATTTTGAAAGTATTAAATCTACTGATGAGGCTATTTGTTATGCAAAATTTGACAGCAATTCTGTGGCAATAGATAGTTCTACATATTGGCAAGGTAGTAATTCTCTTAAAATTTCTGGAACGGCGAAAGATCGTGTTAGGGTTTATTTGGGGAACAAAGAAAATAATTATGGATGTATAAAGGTAGAACAAGGAAAAACTTATCAGATAACAGCATATGTCAAATCTGATTCTGAGCAAAATGTATCTTTTGGTATTGACTGGATTACACATGGAACAAAAATAGATGCCGCAACAGGTACTTGTTATATTGAGTCGTATTTGTTTAATCCTCAAAAACCTTCTTTTCCTAAAGGATGCACCACAATCACTCCAAATACATCATGGCAAAGAGCAATTACTACATTTACTGTAACAGACAAAACAAATAGTTATTATTATATTAGTATTGTTCCTACGATATATAATCAATTAAGTAAAAATGCTAATTTCTGGGTCGATGGAATTATGGTCGAAGAAGTTGAGTCTTTGAATTCCGAGCCAAATGAATTTACTAATTCGGCAAAAGCTACAATTATTGACGGTAATTCTATTCTTACTGATTCTATTACGGCAGATAAATTAACGGCAAACTCTATTACGGCTGAAAAGATTATGGCTGATGCATTGAAATCTAAGAATTATGTAGTTGGTGAATCTGGTAGTTTCTTAAATCTTGCGGATGGTAGTTTTGATAGTAAATATTTAAAATGGGATAATGCAGGAAAAGTTATTGCAAATGATATAACAGTAGTTGGCGGATCAATTAATGTTAATGATAAATTTATTGTTAATAATGATGGAATCGCAACATTACAAGGAGCTACTGTTGTGGGCAATATTACGGCTGAATCGGGCAAAATTGGGAAATTTAATCTTGACAATTTGGCTTTAGTTACTGGAGATACTGATGTAACTTGTGCAGGTTTAGGCGGTAGTTCTCAGGCTTTTTGGGCAGGTTCTTTAACTATGGATGATGCACCGTTTAGAGTTGGATATGATGGTAGTTTCTATTCTTCTAAAGGTAAAATCGCAGGATGGGAAATTACTTCTGACAGCTTTTATAAAGACACCGATGATTATACTGTCTATGTTTGCCCAGGAACAAACAACAATAAAGATTTTTTAACTGTTCATGATAAAAACAAATCTTCTGGAGATGAATGGCCATTTTATGTTCATGCAGATGGATGGATGCATTGTGTCTATGGAGATATTGGTGGCTGGAATATTGGGAAGAATAGCATAAATTCGTCTTATTCAAACACAGAGACAACAGAGTATTATGTATCCGATTCATTTTACTCTTTGTCTATATTATCAGACTCTTCTAAAATCATTTCAGAATTTAATGAGAAAAAATATTCCGATTCTTCAAAACAAAAAATCTTATCAAGTGAATCTGATTCTTTGACGATAAGCGGAGATTCTATTCAAGGAACATCTAGATATATATTATACGGAGAAGAAACCGATAAAAGTGGCTATAGTTTTTTATTAAGTGCTTATAATGGACTGGAAATACTAGATGAGGTATCCGAAGAAGGTATTTCATATACGGGAAATCATATTCTTTTCACAAGATATAACGAAACCGTTGCAGAAATAACCGAAGACAAAATCAACTCCTGCCATGCAGGAGAAGTGTGTCATTATTATGGAAATGGTTATGGAGACTGCGGTACAAATAATAACAAGTATTACGATTTATCTGCTTTTACAACCGGCGGAGGGAAAACATTTGGCTCATTCCATACTAAAATGAGCAATGAAAAGATTAAAATAAACAGAACAGGAGTTTATTGTTTTCAAGTAAGATTTTCTGTGAATTCTGGAGTAAATGGGTCTGCGGATAAGCGAGTCGAGTTTGTCCCGTTCGTTAATAATACTAGACTGCCAAGATATGCTGCTTCATTTTCATCTAGAGGAAATTTTTCTATAACAAATTTTCAAACGTACATACTGTCTTTAAATAAAGGAGATGTTGTTGCATTTGATATATCTCCTATAGAAAAAGTATCTGTTAGAGTGCAAATTGCGGATATATTTGTTCATGTTTTGGATTATGTAAATAAATACGCCGATGAATACAATTAAAAAAGACCCAACTTATAAGGGTCTTTTATTCTTTATTTTACTTTTACAATTATCTTAGACCTCTTCCCTGTGATAGTTCTCACTGCGATGATAGCTCTTCCTCGTTTTAACCCTTTTATTTTCCCATTTTTCATTATTTTTACCACTTTAGGATTTGAGGATTTCCAAATTAATATATCTTGAGCATTAACTGGTTTACGAATATATTTAAGTTTAATAGTTTTTCTTTTTTTAATAGTAATACTTTTTTTATAAAACTTAATTTTAGTTGTGTATGTCTTTTGCTTCTTTTGAGGTTTAGGAGCTTCTTGAGAAAGCAATTCTTTATTAAGTATTTTCCCACAGCTACACCTATATATAATATATTTTTTATTTCCTTCTGATATTACTTTAGGTGCGACGCTTGCCTTATGAGGAATCATTGGAATATTTTCACTTTCCACAATTTGATTGCAGATATTACATTTTATCACTTTTTCTCCAGAAGCCGTGCAAGTTGCTGGTTTTATTATCTCCCAACCATTTTTATATATAACATGTTTTCCATCAGAACAGTTGTTGTTTGCAATTATTCTTAGATTTATAGAGCTAGATTTAACGGCAATTTTAATATCGTCGCTTTTAATTGTAATCCCTGTAATGGTTATCCCTTTTCTCCCCTCTTCTACACATGGATTTAATTCACCTTGAAAATATCCGTTCTCGCCATATTTTAATGCATACAAAAGTCTCTGACCTTTAACGTAGACAGAAGTTATGTTAGATATATCGCTATTACTTAAACCATTAAATTTAATCATCAAAATAGGCGATTCTCCCACTCGATAAACTGCTTTGTCAAGTTTTACTTCCTGAACTGTAACCTCCTTTGGTTCAGCCGGTTTATCTACTTCAATAACTTCCGCTCTTGCAGGAGCCGCTGTCATACCAAGAATAATAACGCATAACATAACCAACAGTCTTTTAATTCTTTTCATACTCTTCTCCTTTCTCGCCTTATGACGAATAAAAAACATTTATTTATATTATAAATGTAAAAGAAGATATTGGCAAGAAGAAAACGAAAGAAGGTGATTCAAACGCATAATATTAAAATCTTTATTAAATACCTTATACTCTTTCTGCTTGGCGGTTATACATATTACGGGATTGAAATTCTTTGGCGTGGGTATTCTCACTATAGCATGATTATCTGCGGTGGTATCTGTTTTATCTACGCAGGACTACAGAATGAGCAAGTTGAATGGGATTATCCGTTTTGGAAACAAGTATTAAGAGTTGAAGCGTTTATATTAAGTGCTGAGTTTATTACAGGGTGCATTGTTAATCTTTGGCTTGGATTAGATGTATGGGATTATAGCGGTTTACCGGGAAATATTTTGGGTCAGACTTGTCCGCAGTTTGCTCTATTGTTTTTGCCGTTGAGTGCGATTGCTATTATTATTGATGATTTTGTTAGATGGAAATGGTTTGGCGAAGAAAAGCCGAGATATAAATGGAGGTGATGTAGATTGAAAAATATAAACAATGAAAAAGATAATATATATGGAGATAATTACTTGTTTGGCTAGACAAGTTGCACTGGAGGTCAAATCGGTAGTTTGCAAATTTCACACAATGATACCGATGGGAAAGATAAAGAAACTAAATAATGATTTTATGACTCTACTTTTTGGTGGGGTCTTTTTTAATTGCGTAAAGGATGGTGATACCTATGGTTTTACAAACGGTTTCGCAAATTAATATTCGACAAGCGGCTTCCAAAACTGCTTCTGTCGTATGCACTGCTCCTGCAAATACAAATGTTGAGGTTGTCGGAGCTAAAATTATCTGGAAAGATAACATTCCTTTCGTAAAGATTTCTTACAAAGGAAAACGCGGCTTTACTAACGGCAGATATCTCAGAGGATTGGTTTTAAAAGTAAAAAATCGTGACAGCGCAAAATATCCAAAATTGGTTGTCATTGCATCCGGACGAGCCTCACGAAGAATCAAAATTCCGCAACAAAAGAAGTTCGGAGCGTTTTGCCAAAAGCACGGTTGTTCTATGGCGGCTGCTTCTATCGCTTTACAGTTTAGAGGAATTACAAAATCCCCATATGAAGTATATTCATACGCAAAAAAACACTTGGGCGGATATACTGGCAGTAAGCTTACTATTTTCGGGATTGAAAAGGCTGTTAATAAAATTGCAGGAAAGAAAATTGCTACTTGGAAAGGTTGTCCGGCAGATGCAAATAAGCGGATTAGAAATAATATTCAGAAGGCGATTCATGACGGACATATCGTATTACTTGAGCAAAAAAATCCAATTCATACAAATGTGATTATTGGGCGAAGCGTTGACGGTAAATATGTTGTTGCGACAAATGGTACGACAAAAAAAGTTACTATGAACTGGCTTATTAAAACGGTATTACATGGTAAAGCTGGCAGAAAAAATCAGGCTAACTGGTGGAAAGGAACGGCTCACGGAGCTGGATATGTGATTGTGAAAAGAGCATAAATATAAAGATATTGTTATTTATTCGGGAGAGTTTACTACTCTCTTTTTTATTGCTTGTAAATTAGTTAGGAGGTATTACACATGAACAAATTAAAGAATTTTTTAGAACAGATTAATGTAAAAGATATTAAGGCTAGTACATATGTTAGTGCTGTTGTTCTTATTTTTACGATGGTGAATTACGTGTTAAATATTATGGGAAAACCTGTAATCAACATCAATGAAAATGAAATTGCCGCATGGGTTACTGCTATTGTTGGTGTTGCCGGAATTATCTACTCTTGGTACAAAAACCAGAGCATTACAAAGCCAGCACAAGTTGCAGATGACGTTATGCAAATTTTAAAGGACGGTAAAATCACTCTTGCGGAATTGGAAGATTTTGTCGCTAAATATTCCGAACAAGATACTGACGACGAAGAAGATGAAGAATACGACGATTCTGAAGACTATGTATACGACGAAATTGAGGATGATGATTTAGATGGCGAAAATTACTAAGAACTGCTTAGATTTAGTAAAAGAATTCGAAGGTTGCTATTTAAGGGCTTATAAAGACGAAGTGGGTGTGTGGACAATAGGTTACGGCATTACCAATTCTGATAAGTCAATTACAAAGACAACTATTAAATCCGGCTTAACAATTAGCAAAGCTACCGCTGAATCATGGCTAGAAAAGTCTTTAACACAAAAATACCTTCCCCTCGTCATGAAATATAATGACAAATATAAGTGGAATCAGAACGAAATTGATGCGCTTGTCAGCTTTTGCTACAACATTGGAAGCATCAAAGGCTTAACAGCTAACGGAACTCGCTCTCGTTCTACCATTGCAAGTAAAATGATGGAATATAATAAAGCTGGCGGACGAGTATATAGAGGGCTTACACGCCGCAGAACAGCCGAGAAAAAGCTTTTTACAACTCCTGTTAAAGTTATTAAGAAAAAAGAAACAAAGGCTACTACAGCCGTACAGAAAGACTACACAAAAGAAAGAGTTGATGGTGTGAAATATTTTGGGATTTTAAAGAATACAGCAGTTAAATCATTTACGGAGTTTTTGCATAATAGAGGATTTGGCGCAGGAAAACCAAATCTATCTAAGATTGCTTCCGCAAATGCCGACAGCGCAGAAGTTAAAGCCGCTCTGCTTACTCTTGCGAAAAAAGGATTACTCGTGAAACCTGATGGACTTAATAAATGGGAGCAAAAGAAATAATCTAAAAGAGGTGATCTGCTCATGCTCGAAGCATTTACGCAATTAACTTCTATGGATTACATAGCTATTCTTAGTGGTATTGTTGTCTTTATTGCGGCAGCTACCACTTTGAAGGCTGGAATAGATAAGTTCTTTACCACCTTTGAGATTACTCCTCCGTGGGAAAAATCTAAAAAAGAAGAAAAAGAATACAGAAAAGATGTTCGTAATCAATTGACTGACCTTAAGCAGCAAGAATCCGATTTTGAAAAAACGCAGCTTAACTATCGCTCAAAAAACGAAAAAACAACAAAAGAAATTTTAGAATCAATTAGTATTTTGTCCGAAGATATTAAAAGTTTGAGAAAACAAATTGAAGATATGGAGCTGGAACGCAAAATTAAAAAATACAGATGGGATTTAAATAATTTTGCTACTCAGCTCTCTCGAGATGTGCGTTATGGAAAAGACCAATTCGATATTATTTTCCAAGAACACGAAGAATATGAATCTTTGTTAAGAGAACATAATATGACGAACGGTCAAACAACAATTGCTATGGACATTATTCGAAAATATTACAAGAAGTTATATTTCGATGGCAACAACCAAAATTAAAGGGTATCTATCTGATACCCTATTTTTTGCTTTAAAGATTAAGTTTTTATAAATATTTTCTTTCTAAATTCTTAAGAATAAAAAAATAACGACCATATATTAATATATTGCTCTCAATACACTAATATATAGCCGTTATCCGCAAACTTTTTAAACTCATCCGTACAAGAATCCCCTTTCTCGATTACTTTGATTGATTCTTTGATTTACTGAATATTCCCGAAACCCTTCAGAGCCTTTATTTATGCGGTTTATACAATGCAGTTGACGGGACTTGAACCCGTACCCAGTCAGCCCGGACTAGATCCTTAGTCTAGCGCGTATGCCAATTCCGCCACAACTGCTTATCAGTAATTATCTCTCTCACTGACAAAATTTATTATATCACAGTGTTTTTTTAATTGCAAGTACTTTTTTAAATTTTTTAAATTTTTTCGTTTTTTTTAATTTTAAGAAAAATAATGCTTTTTATAGAAAAAACAAGCGTCCCTATATCATGGTATAGTGTATATATTTTCTCATATCACCTCATTTACACTTTTTGTCTTAGAGCGTGTTTGAAAAACACGCTTCAGCTTAACAATAAAGAGTAACAAAAAGAGAGAGGTTCCAAAGTATAAAGCATCTTACTGGAACATCCCCCTTTTTGGGTTTTGCCTGTTTTTAATTTGAGAAATAACTACTCTGTCGTGTAATCATTTAAATACTGAATATCTGTCGTAAGGTAAAGCCCTTCTTCTGTAATATAGGCGGAATCTCCATTTTTCAATGTTACTTTTCCTTTAATTGGTACTTTATCGCCTACATATACAGATTTAACTACATTATCTGCAGAAAAATCAGCCCACGCGCGGAGTCGTACTCCTGTTGAACTAATATATGTGATTGCTACATAACCACCTAGCTTTTCATAGGATGTAAGTTCTTCTGTATAATTTTCACTTGCCTTTAGATACATGCCATTTCTCAAATGATAGTACGTCTTACCTTCATAGCTTCCCTTTTTACTTGCCCAGAGAATCTGTCCGTTCTTCAAAGATACCGCACCTTTTTTCTTCTTCTCTCCCGGCAGCTTTGATGTATAAATTCCTTTTTCAGGCACATCTTTTATCATAATGTATCCTGACTGAAATGTTTTGTCTGTGTCCAGATACTCTTTATGAATATCCTGTGTACTACTCTCGGCTTCTTTTTGAACAGCGTTTCCCTGATATTCTCGTCCTTTCAAAAAATGCTTAAATCCAAAAATAAATAGAAGTACACAAATTACCAGCGCAAGAGAAAAACCCATAGATAGAAAAGACTTTTTAGTGGATTCCATATCCTGATTATTTTCTTGTTTTTTCAT